GCTACTTGGGTGGGCCCAGAAAGGGTACTGAATGCCCTTGTTGCCTAATTGGATAAGGTACCGATTTCCGAAGTCGATGATGCAGGTTCGATTCCTGCCGAGGGCGCTGCGGAAGAGTAGAATGGCTTACACGTACGGCTCATACCCGTATAACAATAGGGTTCGATTCCCTGTTTCCGCTACCAAATGACCCTCCCTCGACCTAGAAGAAAAATAGATGTGGACGGAGTTACGTATCCGTACACACTCAAATTCCCAAAGAATCGGTTCAAAGGACAGTCTCCTGCTGGATGCCGAATCACCATACAGGCCCCAAGAAACGCCTATATATCGGTGGTCTTGGTGTCCAAGTACTGGCAGCAAGACCATGAGGAAGGTTGGATGTTGCCTCCACACAAGGCTGCAGTAAAACCGTCTGATGTACGAGAGATCTTGATCTCAATTCTTAAAACTGGGAAGGCGGCTGCACCTCCTGATTGGTGGATTGAGGAGTGTTTGATTGTAGGTAATCTTGACCCTGTAGCCTAGTGGAAAGGCACAGCCAAAAACGAAGACTGTACTCGAAAGAGGGATCGACGATAATCACGTGCACACGTCAACAGGGCGTCGCTCGGGTTGACCTCTACACGGAAGATATCTGAACCATGGTTGCAGATTGCCCCGAATGGCATGGAGACCCCAGGTCGCTAGGAAAGCGCGTTTCCAAGAAGGTTCTTAGGTCGGTCGACATGGGTTCGAATCCCATCAGGGTCGCTGCCACAAATACTCGTGACGGAAGTAGGTCGCCAGCTCAAGCATGTATTGCCTGGAAGCCTGATCGAGCTCACGATCGTCTAGCTGGAGACATAGGGCGTCAAGACGGTCCTTGTTGGCGGTCAGATAACCGTCAGAGGTCAACAGATCCCATAGTGGATTTTCATGGAGCGTGTTGATCACGTTCTGTCGTCGCCCCAACATCAGATACCAAGGATGCAGGTACTCTGCAAACCAGTTGCACTCATTGACATTCAGATCTTCGGATGTCCGAAGTCGACTGATGATTTGAGACAGCCTGGCGAGCTCTGAAGCTCGTTCCAGAGTCCATTGCAGATTCTCATGATCGTAGGAAAACATGGTGTAAGTTACACCAAAACGGTGGTATCCCAAGGCGGGACCGGTCTCTCATAAGGACTAGGGCTGAGGTTCGATGTCCTCTTACCACCACTCGGGAGTCGTCTAAAGGCAGGACATGTGGCTTTGACCCACAGAATGACTTGGGTTCGAATCCCTCCTCCCGAACCACATTCCGGAATCGTCTAAAGAAGGACAACCTCGCTTTGAACGAGGAAAATGGGGGTGCGAGTCCCTCGTCCGGAGCTATCGGTGTCTACAGATTCATGAAAGACGCTCAAGGCCATGATTGGTATGTCGAACAGACTGACCATCCGTTCCTAACTGGGTGGAAATGTGCTCGCTGTAAACGCAGAACCATTACCAACGATGGTTGGATCCCTGCTGACGAGCCTAAGTTGCCCGAACCTTGTGCGACTGACGGTGTAACTACCCCTAAGGACTAAAGAGTTCGCAACTCGGGCCGTATCATGCGGCACATCAAAGCGATCTCTAGGAGAAAAACAAAATGGCAAATGAAAACCTGGGCCCTGCAGAGCGCATCATCAACACGCTTTTGGCCTATTCCGATCATGCTGTACACAATAGGCCAGGAATCGTCCAGCCGGACCCTACTTCCGTCACCAAGGTGAAGTGGTCTCCAGTTACCTACAAGGAAGAGGCCGGCCAGAAGGTCGTCTACCGCAAGGAAAAGGCGGGCAAGAAGACGAACCTGATTCGTCTTGGCACCTTGAGTGCCGACGGTAAGGTGTTGGACGGTCGTACGATTGTCGGTCGCTACATGAAGCCAGGCCTATTCCCTGAGGTGGCTGAGTGGATGTACCGCCAGATCGCCGAAGTATGGCGGCTCGACAACGAGTTTGCAGCTCGTTGGGCTAGCTACGCCTACGGTGAAGATCACCGTGACTTGAAGGTAGCTTTGGCGGCATTCATGTTGGTTCAGACCCGTAAGGGCGATCCGGTCTTGGATGCTGGTAAGGTGGCGTTCTACGATGAGGACTTCCGAGACATCGGTGAGGCGATGGTACTTTGCGACGGGAAGAAGTTCCTGGACGTCAAGATGATCTTGCGCCTTCTGGATTTCTTGGAGTTGGACGAGGTCGCGGCCGTCAACCGTGAGTTGGGTTTCGGCCAGAGCCAGCGCAACGCCTTCTTGGGTCGTCTCCCCCGAGTGATCGAGAAGTGGTTGCGTTACCGTGAGGTCAACCAGCAACTGCTCAAGGGTCTGATCAAGAAGGGTTTCCGGACCTCGCTCATTCGTTTGGCACGAGCGATCGGGTACAAGCCGACAACGGAGAAGTTCTTCCAATTGCTTCGTTGGAAGCAGGACCAGGCGAAGGACGGTCACCGTACGATCGCCATCGGTAAGGCCGTCAAGGCAGCTGAGTCGTGGGCAGGTCTCACTGAGGAACAGATTTGCGAACGGATCGTGGCCCAAAAGCCCGATTTCAAGCGAATCGTCGGTATGTTGCCAGATCAGATTGGTCTCACCCGAGCTGTATTGGCGGCCTCGATCGAATCGGGATCCCTTTCCGACAAGGACCTAATCATCTACAGCGAGACCCTTGAATCGCACGGTTTGCTCAAGGTTCCTGACATTCAGGGGCGTTGGCAGGCGGCCCTCAGGAAGGCGGAAGACCAGCGGGCGGCTAACGTCGCTTTGCGGGTCAAGTCCAAGGAAGTCAAGGAAGCCTTGCAGGAGGCGGCGGATACGGCAGTCCAAAAGGCTGTCGAGGAAGTGGCCAAGGACCTGGAAGTCTACGTCATTGTCGACATCTCTGGTTCGATGGATGAGGCGATCGAGAAGGCTAAGCGATATATCTCTCAGATGGTTCCAGCTTTCCCGCTGGATAATCTTCACGTTTCGGTGTTCAACACAGCGGGACGTGAAGTAAGAATCCCTCACGCTTCAGCAGCAGGTGTCACCAACGCCTTCTCAGGTATCAAGGCAGGTGGTGGTACGGATTACGGTGCTGGTGTACTTGCTCTCAAGAAGTACAGGCCTGTTGCAGGTAGGGATGTCCTATTCATCTTCGTTGGTGATGAGGGTGCCCCCCAATTCAGCCGAGCTGTTCAGGAATCTGACCTCAATCCGGTCGCATTCGGTCTCATCCCCACTCCTTCCCGTCAATACGGTCAAGGTACTGCGGTCAAGGAAACGGCTGTTCGTTTGAATATCCCGTGCTTCGAGATCGATGAGAAGACGTTCACCGACCCGTACGCTGTGCCTCGCGTGCTTCGTAACCTGATCGCTGCTACGCCGGTAACGGCCGCAGCAACCAGGGCGCAGGTCAAGCCTCGTCTGTCCCTTGTGGACACCATCTTGGCGACCGACCTGCTACAGAAGCCTGCTTGGGCAGCCTGAAAAGAGCCTGGAGGAGACTAAACCTCTCCTCCAGGTGACCGTTAGATAGTATCATGTCCTGGAGAGACTTGCTTGAGGTAGAACAATCCAAGGTATTCCCTTGGACAGGTGGCCGCACCCTTTTGGGCGCGGATTACACTGAATACCGCCTCGAAGGCAAGACTCCCCAGGAACATGGTTGGTATGTTTTCAACGCTAAGGGTCAGAAATTGACCCTCAGGTCTGAGTCTGACCCAGACCCTGAGATGCTGCTCCACAAGGAATGCGGTTATCTTGTGGGAAATAGATTCGTTGCGGACAATCTGGTCAGGGCGATCAACCTACGGGATATCGCGGCACAACACCCAGAAGTGTTCTTGATCGAAGCAGGTGTCGATCGATTTTCACGGATTGCAGTGGGCCGAGTCTTTGATGACGGACCACTGATTTTCATGAACCAGGAAATGCCGCTGGGACCTGAACAACAGGTTCTTGATGCCTTCCTGGATGAGAAAGACTCCTTGGACCACATTCTTGGCGTCACACCGGCCCTAGATGCCGCTTTCCGGATGGAGACCCTGCAGAGGGTTGAAGCGGAAAGAAGGCGGGTAGAAGCCGAACGTGTCAGACAGGAGGCTGAAGAGGCACGGCAGCGCGAGGAAAACCGCCGCCGTCTTGTTGAGCAACTTGGCGATAGTGCCGGCCGTAGGGCGATGGCACGAGTAGACTTCCAACAGGCCGCTCGGGCAGCCCTGTCGGTAGGCGGCGCCCAGCTTCTTGACACTCGTCAAGCACCTCACCGGAACGAGATGGTGATTCGATTCAGACTAGATGGTCAGCGTTTTGAATGTGTGTGCCACCAACATACACTGCAGATCATTGACGCCGGTATCTGTTTGACGGCCCATTACGATGACGAAGCCTTTGAAGAAGGCACCAAAGGAGATACTTGGCTCACGCTGGAGACTCTCCCTGGTGTAATTCGGGAAGCACAGCGTGAAAGGAAACTGGTGGTTTTTAGACATGTCGATTGAAACAGGAGTGGTGTTGGCGAAGGATGAGAGTGTTATTTACTGGCACCTACCTCCTGGACGGTCGGTTGGTTATCTGCCTGACAGCAGAGACTTGTGGGAGGTGTTGCTGAACAACCATCAAAACCTATATGGTTTTGCCCACAGTCATCCTGGATCAGGACCAGTCGCCCCTTCTCACGAAGATCTGACTACTTTTTCGGCCGTTGAGAGAGGGTTGGGTCGCCGATTGGTGTGGCCCATCACCTCATCAGACCATGTGGCGTTCTTTACCTGGAAAGGCCCAGGCTTGTACGACTACGCTCATGGCGGTCAATTCGAAGATGGTGAGGAAGATTGGGAGATTCCCGATTGGCTCATCAAGCTACGCGAACTTTCAAACTTGATTGCTGTCTCCATCGAGAGTCAGCAAGGACTCTAAATAACGGAGATTATGATGGAAACTAACCAAGCGAAACTGATCATCTCGTACAATGCCCAGCTGGGCGAGTTGCCGGATCCGGTCAACTATGACGCAGGTCTTGCGTCCATTCAGACGTGGGCCACTGAGGCAGTGCATTCTGGCATCCCAGGTATCACGGCTGATCCGACCGCCAACTTCACCGATTTCGTAGTGGACCGCTATCCGGCCACTGACGACATCCCGTACAACCGTCTCATGCTGCGTCCAAAGGTTCCGTTCGGAGCCTGAATTGACGTTTGATGAACAGGAGCGTGCATTAGTGTTGCTTGATCAACGCATTGCACGTCTCCGTCGTCAGGTGTCTTTTCATGAATCCAGGGGAGAGATTTCCCAGGATCTGACATGGATCCGTAAAGACCGATGGCTCAAGGTTAAGTTGAGAGAAGCTGAAGAACAGTACTACGCTTGTGCTCAAACACCCTTAACCTGACCGCACTAAAACCGTATAGAGACAACATGAAGATCGTCACCATCGTGGGTGTGGGAGCCCTGGGTTCCCACGTTGTCATGTTGCTTCGAAACGTCGAGGCGACGCTTCGCATCATCGACTACGATCGGGTGGAGCAAAAGAACGTCAGTTCGCAGTTCCACTCGAAGACGCATGTGGGCAAGAGTAAGACCCAATCGATCCAACAGACGATGAATTTCCTCTTTGGCACCAAGATTGAGACGATCCCCCACAAGCTGACATCGGAAAACGATACTCAGTTGCTGGGCCGATCGGACCTGATCATCGATTGCCTGGACAACGGTCAGGCGAGGCGGATCGTGCAAGCCTTCGCTCGCAAGACCAAAACTCCATGCCTGCATGGGGCCCTGGCGGCCAATGGCGGCTTCGGCCGAGTCGTTTGGGACGCCGGCTTCGAAATCGATGATGAGGGGGCTGGTGGGGCGGCCACGTGTGAAGATGGAGAACACCTTCCCTTCATCAGCATCACGGCCAGCTTCTTGGCCCACTCGGCACGACTGTTTCTCAGCAATGGGAAGCAGACGGGTTACCAAATCAACCCACAGGGAGTGTTCGCCGTCTGATTTTCGCTTGACGGCTCACGCCTTCTCGGTGTACATACACATTGTCACGATCCTTTCGGGGGATCACAGAGGGTAGGTTCCCTCATCCAAATTTTGGTTTTGGAAAAAACACCGCTCTGCTCCTCGTCCCAGCAATGGGACACTAGGCAGGTCATACAAGCCTGGGTTCGATTCCCAGATCCCCCACTAGGTTACAGTCACCAGCATCAACCATACACGCAATGCACGGGTTCGATTCCCGTTACTCCCTTCGGGGAATATCGTCTAGTGGCAGGACATTTTCCTATCAAGAAAAACAGCAAAACTGGTTGACGCACTCGATTGTAACTGAATATGCCGCTTGGACGTGGGTCCAATTTCCCTGTTAAGGAAACCAATCCCCCGCTCTCTATCTCGACCCTGAAAGGGGTTCCAAAGTAGAGCTTACAAGCTTCGCCAGGTTCGACTCCTGGAAGCGGCGCCAAGGGTACCCACCCTGGAAAGCATACACGCAAAATTAGCTCACTTGGTAGAGCGTTGGTCCTAAAAACCGAAAGTAACAGGTTCGATTCCTGTATCTTGCATCAACAATCTGCTTTCCGCCTCGGGTGCCCTTAATCCTTTTCCTCTTGGTGTAGACGATACGATGGCCTACACTCTAAAAGACCTGCTGGACAATCCTGACCTGTTCAAGGACTTCTTCCAGCCCAAGAAATGCAGCCGTTGCGGTCAGCCTGCTGAGGGCGAACAACTGTTGACCTCCGACCCGTTGCCCTGCGAGAATTGCAGGTATCAGGCATTGGGTGAGGAGATTGAAAATCATCCTATCGGAGCAGCTTATCGATGTCCACCGAATACACCAACAAGCTGAAAGCTTGGGAACAAGACCAGGTAGCCAACCACGGACTTGTTGATGTGAAGTTCTGTGTTGGAGACGTTCCCGAGGGAACGACAGTGGAGGAGCTTGCCAAGCAAGCCTACTTGCTGTTGACCGACCAGGTGGAATCGGTCGACGTTACCGATCACCTTCTCTGACCAATGTCCAAACGTCTCTACGCCCCTGAGATCACAACCGTGCCGGTGACGCCGGCCAGGGAGATCTCATGCATCATAAGCGTAGGAAACCGAAGACATCTAGGGCAGGCTGTTTGATGTGCAAACCGCATAAGGCCAATTACCGCAAAGATCGGCTAGCTAGCCAAACTTGGCAAGAACGTAAGGCACGTCTTTCTGAGGCGGAGCAGCGTCGAGATGCCGGTGTAAGGTAGCGGGTGGAAGAAGAGCTGCCAGAGAACATCGTTCCGGAAGAGGTGTTGGGTAAGACTTACCAATACATCAATCTGTTCGCCATGTTGGAGGACATTCAACGCCTTCGACGGAAAACAGGCTGGATTGTCGTGGTGTCCAATGACGCCAAGAATCTGATCTTCAGTATGGGGGTGTCGAAGACATTCACCCTGTTTTGCTATGAACAAGCCCATTTGAAGCACGTCGATTGGCCCAAGACTTACCTGAAGATCAAAGGCATCAAGAACTGCTTCACTAGGATTTCAGATCGCACCAAATTGGTGGACGCTCTGAACGCCATTCCTAAAGATTTGGAGCCAGGAACCCCCCGCTCTGCATGGGAACATTTGCTCGATGACGTCTGAGGCGATGGTGGAATTCGACGATATTTTTGAGATGTTGGAGACGGTCAGGCAGTACAGCCTACGCCCCAAGGAGACACTCATTTCCCTGAATTCGGTCAATGGTTCGGTGATGGGATACTGTACTGCTCACCTGGAACATACGTCGATCGAATGGACCATCTCTACCAAGGTTGCCAAAAGCTCTGCTAGGGCGAGGGGTACCAAGGAAGGGGTGCGGATCGCCGAGCTATTGGCTAATGCGGTTGGTCGCAAACAGTTGCTTCAAGAGCTCAGGGCTGGCGAGCTGGAATATGGGATAGCCCGTACGCCCGAACCACCTGCTCCTCCAAAACCCCGGCAAGTCACCATCCCAGGCCTGTGAATCCTATTATGGACTCATGTATTGGGATCCCATGAAAGACAACACCTCAGCCACTGATTATGTTGAAGCCGGCCTCTCCACCGAGGTAGTTCCACCCGATTTTCCGTGCCCCCGTTGTGGTAAGGAAATGGGGGACAATCGCACATATGAACAGCGGATGGCTGGGATGGTGGTGAAGATTTGTTCGGTCCGTGCATGTAATACAGAGGCAGATTGGACCTCTGGGACACCCGTCGTGATGGGGGCTGCTGCGGCTCCTAATTGAGTTATTGACCTTCCTAAGTAGTGCCCAACAGAACTCTTGGCCCCTGGGAAAAACACCGACATACCTACAACTGCGAATGTGCCACCTACCCTCCTAGTTCAGGCTTGGGAGGCACCTGGTACTTCCGCCCTGACGACGAAGGTAACGAAGTCGTCTACGCCCTGTCTGAAGAAGACAAGGAGACGGCCGATCATAAGGCCGAGGAAGAGGGTTACGTGATTCCGGTGTAGAGGGGGTATGGCTCTCGTCAATACCAGTGACCTAGTGGCGACCTTACAGCAAGAGCTTGAGGAGAAGCTGCGTAAAGCAAATCTCCTCAAGAAAGCTGAGGAGGAAGCCGTATCCAGGATCCAGGATCTCCGTACCTGGCTCGATGAATTGGCTCCCGAGTTGACTGAGTGTATCCAACAGCATCGAGATCTGTTTTATGGTCTTGATTTGGCCCAAACTATTACTGGGGGAGAGCCTGTACTGTTAATCACAGGACCTAAGAGTAGAGTTTCGATTCGCTTCGAACCTGTCGGTCAGGGTGTTGTGCAGCGTAGACTAGCTTACTGTATTTCGTCTCTAGGTTGGGTTAGTTACGGTGGGCCAGAAACTCTTGAAACTCATTCTAGGGAAGCCCTGAGGGCCTCAGTTTTGGGCGCTCTCCACACCTATCTGGGTATAGACAATGGACGCCAATAAGCTCAAAGTGCTGCAGGACCTCTCTTACGAGATTCGTCCCGCTTGCGGTCTGTGTGTTCACGGGCTGTTCCCTCAGAACGATTGGGGGACGTGCCAGAAGCATCAGTACGATCACCTCAAGCACACGGGAGAACCTAGACAGCTCAGTATCTTTCGATACGGTTCCTGTAAGGAATATGAGTTTCACAAGCCGTTGGAACCGTTGATCGGAACGTTCAATCAATTCGTGTCCTAGATACCGTAACGGTCAGACATACTAACGCCCCCAAAGCATTGTGGTGATGCACCGCCCTTGTAAGACGGATAGGTCAGTTCGATTCTGACTGGGGGCTCCACGAGTGGGTTCGATCCCCGCTCGCTCGACTCAAAACAGGAGACCCTATGCCCAAGCTATTTCGTTCCCTGATTTCGCTCAGCCTTCTTGTCGCTCTCCTTGCCTCCTTGTTCTCTTGCTCTCCAGTCCAAGCAGCCACAACTCCTAACCCTTTTGCATGGTGTTGGAAGTACACGTCGCAAGATGGCTTCGAATCCAACACTGCAGAGGATTGGTGGACATGGGGGAACAGCAACACAGGAGTGGCGGAGATCAAAACTGTCAGTACAGGGACAGCTCATTCTGGAACTGGGGCGGCCCTCATGTCTTTTTCTACCACTGAGCCGAATGACAGCTACTTGGTGGCGGACCGGTACATCACTAGGAACGATCTGGTCAAATCCAAGACCATGAAGGCCGGTTGCACCGTTCCAAAGCCGACAGATTCAACGCCATTGCGTTTCTGCTCGGCCTCCATCTGGGTCAAACCTTCCGCTCGTAACGGGGCCAATGGATCGTTCCAATTGCTGTCTCCCGACTACTTCTATCTTGCTGTGTCGGACTTCAACTTCCCAGCATCTTCTACGGGCCAATGGCAGCAGGTTACAATTACCAGCACTACAGCCTGTCAGGACGCCATGATCGTTAGAGTAGGTCTCAACCGTACATCTAGCTCGATAGCGTCTGTCATGGATGACGTCGAGATTGTCTGGGCCTACTAACACAATGTGGGTAAAGGTTTCGCGGGTTCGAGTCCTGCCACCCACCCTACGAGCAACCCCCAATGAAGGGGCCTCGAAGGCTCTGGAGTAAGCTCCCAGGGCCGGCTTTCAGATAGTCAGGAAGTGAGTCTGGAGACCTCTCAACCAGGGACATACCGTCGTCGATGCACTCCACAAGGTCCGTTGGTTGACCTGATGATTCTGAAAGTTTTGCGAGTATAGCCTAGTGGTCAGGCACTGCGTTCCCAACGCAATTAGGCGGGTTCGATCCCCGCTACTCGCTCCAACCTGGCTGGCGTCCAGGTAGTGCGCAAGCACCGGCTAGAGTAGGCCGAATAAGTCTCCGATGCCAAGGAGACAGCTCGTTTTTGGTGTACGTGAGTAACATCATGGTCTGTCGACACAGCGCTGACGATACTAGTTGTAGCTCTCATCCCAGGTATGTTGAGCCATATCGTGCCCCTACTCCCGTCACTCCTGACGCCTCGAATTACTCGATTGAAGAAGCCGAGAGGGTTGGACAGCATCTGGTCCTAAAGGTCAAATACCCAAACTGTCGCAGTTGTGCCTACGAAGGGCTGAAAGTCATGGTGTTCCTCAATGTGACTGAACTACAAGTCATCCATTGGCGAAACATCGATCCCCACTTCAGAGACCCTAAGCTGAAGGTCACTAAGCACCATGCCCCTAGCCCTGCTGCAAGATTCCCAGGCACTGCTGATGGGTGGGCTGACGCCCTGGCTTACGCTAGAAGTAAGGTTCGGTAGACCGTCAGGTTATTTTCCCTGTCTCAAGGCTAGGCACCCTAGCCTTGAGGAATTGACGCCAGTGGGTGAACTTTCCTAAACGGGTTCCAGAGCGCTCGTAGTAGCCCCAGTCGTCGTCAGGCTTGAGCATCAGGAATAAGGTCCAGCAGTCCTTGCTCCAACTATCGACTCGATGGACCGTTTGGTGGTTCATCGAGTAGGTGGTGCCGGCTCGGCGGGTGATCAACATCCCAGGACGCTCTTCTACGTAGTGTCCTGATAAGACCCAGGACCTCATGTAGTGCCATCGATGACGGTGGAAGTAGTCCTTGGATTCAGGCTCCTCAAAATGCTGCAAATAGAGTATTTTTGGAACGAGCTTGAACTGAGTCAGCATGCCTATTTCAGGACTGTCTGCCCTTGGCACCACTCTAGTACGGCTTGGGAAAGTGCGGCACAACCACCTACAGGTGTGATCTACTATTTGATTCCACATCTTCATGCCATTGTAGCATGAAACAGGTCAGATCAGTCGGCCAACTTGGGGAGGGATGCTAGTTGGAACCAGAATTGTTCCAAGCTGGTTATCAGTTGGGTTAGGAAGTCAATCCCCAATCCTTTGCGCACGTAGGCGTTGCAGTGGCTGGCATAGGCCGACACCACATCGTCTTGGGACATCGAGTTGGTGAGGATGATGACGGGGATGGTCTTCAGGGTAGGGTCCCGTTTGATCTCTCTCAGCACCTCCAAACCACTCTTCTTGGGGAGGTTCAGGTCCAACAGGATCAGACTGGGTTGATTCTCAGCCTGATACAGCAGCTGTAGCCCCGCATCTCCACTAGAAGCGGATTCGACCACGATACGGTCCGATACGATTTCGACCGCTTCCATCAGAAGTTCGATATCCTGAGGACTATCTTCTATGATCAAAATATGAAATTCAGGCATCGGCCCTAGGTATGGTAAAGAAGAACGTGGCTCCATGATTGGGCTCAGAGGTGGTCCAGATGGCGCCTCGGTGCCGCTCTACAATTCGTTTGACGATCGCTAGCCCGATACCGGTTCCTGGGTACTGCTCTTCCGTGTAGAGCCTCTGGAACACTCCGAAGATACGATCTTTGTGTTCCATATCAAACCCCAAACCGTTGTCGGACACCGACACTCGGAGGAAAATGTCGTCATGAGGCGTGACTGCTACTGTGATGATTGGGGGGCTATCCGGATTCCTGTACTTGATTGAATTGGAGAACAGGTTCTGAAACACCTGAGCGATCATGCTGCGGTCACCGCTTACGAACGGTAACCCCTCTGGGATGATGAAGACGGCCCCCGACTCCTCAATACTTCGGCCCACTGAGCGCCTTGCTTCCTCGATCGCTGTTTCCAACTGGAAGACGGCTTTTGGAGTCGTTCGGCCAGCCCTTGAGAAAGCCAACAGGTCGTCGATCTTGCGTTCCATTCGCACCGTACTGTCAATCACTTCTTCAAGGAAATGTTTACCCTTCTCATCCAAAGACTCATAGCAACGCTTCTTCAGAAGGGTGGCGTAACCTGCCATGACGGTCAAAGGTTCCCTCAAGTCATGACTTGCGATATAGGCGAACTGATCCAGGTCGTCGCTATTTCGATGCAGGTCTACTTCAATCTGTTTTTGATCCGTTATATCTTGTAGTTGGGCCAATAGAGCAGCCGCCTTTCCGTTCTGACGGATTGCAGATATACTGACACGAACCCAAACCATTGGGTTGTCTTTACGCAAATATTGAAATTCGTGTTGCCAGTTCTGCAAATAGTTGTCGCTGTCGAACTTCTGTAACAATTCCTCCAAGGGAAGAGGATCCCCTGATATCAATTCGTGGTGCCGCTTCTGAAGCAACCCTTCTTTGGTTTCTCCCAGTAATTCCCACGCTGGTTCATTAGCGGTCAGGATCCCCCCGTCTAAACCTATCACGATCTGTGGAACACAAGAATCGTCGAAGGCAGCTTTCAAATGGTCCACCGCATTCACGGGTGATGCCCTGTGTCGGCCTTCCCTCCATTGGAGGCCTCGTAGGAAGCCACTGCTGTGGCGATAGCTCCAATTAGGGTCAACACTCCCAGCAATAGCTTGGTCTTGTTGGTCATGCGGGTTTGATGCAACGACACCGCGCTCATTCGTTGAGTCTCGTCATCGTGTTTCAACCCGTCTCTGACCGACTTCAGTCCTTGCTCGTTTTGGGTGAGCCGGTGATCGATCAGATCCACCTGAGAACGCATTGAGGCACGGGTAGGGTGCCCTTTCAGCAGCTCCTGTTCCAAGGTGCGAACAATATCCTCCATGTGGCCGACCCGTGTGTCCTGCTGGGTCAGCTTGCCAGAGATCGCTTGTAGCTCGGTGAACAGACTCTTGGACAGGTCCGCAATGGCGGTGGTGGTCTCCATCGTTGTCGAGCGGATCGCCCCATGTTCGCCACTCTTGTGGGCCGAGGCGAGGTTGGCTTGAGCTCGTTCCAGCTTGTGGATACTGGAGGCATTGTCGATCGGCATGCGAACGGTCCTCCGATGTTTCTCGATTGCGAACACGATTCGACGAAAAAGCTCCTCCTCGTCGGTGTAGGACTTGAGGATGTAGTCGGCTGCCCCCAGCTTGATCATGTTGACCGCCAGGTCACGGTCCTTGTTGTTGGTCATCACGATGATCGGCACATCGGGGAAGCGACTAATCAGCTTCTCAAAAGTTTCTTTCCCAGCGGAATCAGGTAATTGAAGGTCCAACAGAACGCAGTCGATATTGCCCGCATCCAGGTACTTGACGGCTGTGGCAAGATTGCTAGCCTCCCGAAACTTTGCCTCGGACATAAATTTGTCCTCAAGCAAGTAACGGAGCAATTGGCGGTCGGTGGCACTGTCTTCTACGATAAGAATCCGCATGGCAATCTAGGTGGTGAAACAAAGAAGAAATCACCCCTTGAAAGGTCGGAAATCCTTTGATACGATGATTGGTTAGTACGGTCCCTTGGTTGGAAAGGCATACACGGCCTACTTAAAATAGGCTGCCCGAAAGGGCGTACCGGTTCGAATCCGGTAGGGACTACCAAGAAAATGAACGCTCTGATTATTTGCCCTACCTGTAAAGGAACCAGTTATGTCAGGGTTCTCAGTACCCCGCACTGGACCATATGCTCTAGATGCACAGGTAATGGCAGAATCCTCGTTAAAGTCCGTTAGAACTCAAGATTACGGACCGTGACCTAAGCTGGAAGGTGTCCGGCGCCCGTCTTATATGCAGGTGGTTAGAGGCTCGATCCCTCCACGGTCTACAAAGTCTAGGACTCTCAACGGGCCTGTAATTCAATCGGTGAGAATTCCGAGCTCATAACTCGGCGGTTGTCGGTTCGAACCCGACCGGGCCCACGAATCGGTGTAGGATCAAAGATGCCAATTGCAGTCACAGGATACGCTCTGAGAGACGCTCTCAAACAATGGGAACTTCGCCTGGCGGCGGCCAACAAGTCGTTCAATGGATCTCTCTACCGTTTTAAGGGTGAGGAGAACAAGAAATCCCCACACGATGTGGCGCTAGACATCAGTACTGCCGAGCGGGCGATCGTAGAGTTGCAGGTTGCCCAGATGCAATACAACCTCTTGGTTGGGGTGAATGTTCAGGGTGAGAGCATGACCTTAGCTGAGGCGATCAAGCATGTCGGATCGGCTGGCAAGATTGAAAAAATGTGGAAGGCCGCTGTTACTGGTAAGGAGAAATCCAAGTACAGCTATGAGGACCCCACCGTTAGGGATAACAATCCTAACCAAGAACGAGCTGTGGAAGTATTGAGCTCGGAAGAGCTGTTGGCCGTGACAGGGCTAGCAAGCCGGCGAGCGGGAGCGTTGCGTTCCGTAATTGCTACGGCAAATGCCACGTCCCAGATGGTAGACTTAGATCCAACACTCTTGATTGAGTGAGGGATCGAGCAGGCGGGGCAACCCGTCTGGAGAAAGAGCACGTAAAAAGACATTGACGAAAGTCAGTGAGTCGCCTAACTATCCCCTTCGCACCAATATAGGCTTTCGATACTTGTCGACCATTAAGGTAGCAGCAGATGGCCGGTACCGGTAGCGACGCGGAATTGTTACCTTCCTTGCTCCTGTTTGCTCTTTCTCGAATGTACTGGTGGTGGAATGGCGCCACATCTCGCTAACCCGAGGTGAGCAGGTTCGAATCCTGTCTGGTGCACACATTGACCCCTGTCAGCCCACGGACAAATGAACTTTTTCATCTATCCCGCCCTTAAGGTACCCCAACTGGTGACCGTTAGGGTGTATGAAGCTGACAACAGCAAAAGTCTTGGACCGACGAAAGTCGGTTTAGGTGGTGGAGGACGGTAGGGGAACCTATCGCCCCAACTGGTTCTAGAAGTCCCCGTTAGAAGCCGGGCAGAAGGATTCAAACAACTAGGCTAGGTACTTGGGTCGATACTCAGGTTGCCCCTTTCAATATGGGCTAGTTTGGATAATTCTGAGGTGTGTGGTACACGTTGAAAACCAGTGTTACAGAACCTGGAGCCCCATGCGGGGGTTCCAGGGTATTGCTGAGATGGTGGAATTGGCAGTCACGGTAGTATCAAAAACTACAGCCCTCAAAGGGTGTGCGGGTTCGAATCCCGCTCTCAGCACTGGCCGTACCTTCGGCCTGGGAATCTTCGGATTCGCCAACGATAGGAGCAAGGTGGTTCCGCAAGGGACAGCTCTGATGTAGTATAATTGCCACACTAGCTTTAACGTTTCGCTGCATAGCTAGTGTGGTGCCGTTGGTCGGAGCAGAGGCAGAGGGCAACCAAAGCCGTAGAAGCGTTGATGGCCAACGGACCCTATGTGGGTGACGGGTTTCGACTTGGTGACGAAGGAGTAGATCGATTGTGCAATGGGAGTCTGTCCCATTAAAAACAGGCCGTTATAACTGCGAACGACAACGCACTCGCTGCTGCTGCCTGAAAGGGTAGCCGCTCCCTTGACGGGAGCACGTAGCCATTACCTCGGTAGATTGTCTTGGTACCCGAGGAGTGAAACCAAAACGAAGTCTCCCATGTCAACGAGTCCTAAGCTACGGCCTGGATATACGAGACATTCGAGATAAGGCTGGCCTACCAGGATTGCCTAACCACTGGGTGGTGAGATTGTAGAATGGCTGGTTGACGGACGAGATTCCGTCAAAGCCCTGAGGTAGAAGCCTACGGCTCCTTAGGGTCCACTAGTTGGAATGCTTAGTAGGCTACGCACATGAACAAGATCTCTCTGTAGAAATCGAGGACCGCGGTTCAACTCCGCGCACCTACACTAAGTGACTTCAGAACTCTCGATGAAGTCACGAGGCAGAAGGTACCTTCTGCCCTGCTATCACGTCCCCGACGGAAAGCGGTGGCGTGAACCTAGGTAGCTCTATGGTTGCGGTAAGGTTTGAGAGACGGGCCCTACTCCGACTCCAGATGAGACCTTTAGCGGCAATCTTTCCAAAATGACGGCATCTATCTCAAAATGGGATGGGATGCCGTTTCACTTTCAGGTGTAGAGAACCATCATGGCAAAGCTAAACGATCTTAATCTATTGGACGTCGGCCACACCATTCAGTTGGCTGGCTCTGTCTGGATTGGTAATGGCAAGGTGTACCTGGCCCTGTTCCCTGAGGACCATGGGAGAATCTTTTCTGGCCAGCACCGAGTCTTCTTCAGTCAAAAGGAATGGGATGACGTGAGCTTCAACGGCACTGATGAGCTGGAAGTCCATACCCTGAACATGGGCTCGTCCGAATGGGAGACTTTCCTCCGCCAGACCGACCTGTTGGAGACCGAGATCCTTTCCAAGGCTTCCGACGGAACCTTAGCCAAGATCATTACTAGGAAGAGCCAGCGAAATATCGAGTCTTCGATTGCTTGGAAGGTCTTTGCTAGGGACGGCTACACTTGCCGTTATTGCGGTAAAGGCGGGAAGGAAGGCATCCCCCTGACGGTTGACCACTTGGTCCTTTGGGAGGTGGGAGGTCCTAGTATCGAGGCCAATCTCTTGTCGGCCTGCCGTAAATGCAACAAGACCCGTGGCAATCTTCCGTACGATAAATGGTTGGAAAGCCATCACTACCTGAAGGTGTCGGCCAATCTGACGCCTGCCCAGAAGGAAGCCAATCAGGCTATTTTGCCTACTTTGGCCAACATCCCCCTGAATCAGAATCAGCGTAGTCGGTAAACCAATTGTGGGTCTACTACGGTAGTAGGCCCACAATTTGGATGCAAATCAGGATCCAATGGGTTATATTTGAGCCCAAAGAGGACGTAAAGTGAAGTAGGTACAGATGTTCACGCAGACGCTTATACTCAACCAGCACTACAGGCCGCACGAAATCGTTGACTGGAAAGACGCAGTGACCCGCATGTTTGCAGGAAAACTGGAAGTCATTGTCCAGTACGATGAGGTGATCGCTCATATCGATCGTCAGACCCTGAGTACCTTCAAAGAGCTGCGTACAGCTTTGCGCCAGGTGATTGGGACCGACATGGAGTCCTTCGATATGAAGGTTCCGGCGGTGGCGGTTCTGCGTCGCAAGTTGAACAAGGTTAAGAGTGGGATCAAGTTCTCAAAGATCAACGTGTGTCTTCGAGACGATTTCACCTGCCAATACTGCGGGACCAAGCTCCCGATGTCTCAGCTCAACTACGATCACGTTCTCCCTCGTTCAAAAGGTGGAAAGACCGATTGGCCGAATATCGTGATGGCTTGCTACCCGTGTAATGATCGGAAGGGTAATCTGCTGCTCGCAGACAGCGGAATGCACCTCCTGAAAGTGCCGGTCAAGCCCGCTGTGCTGCCGATGAACGAGCCCTACATTGATGCGCGGAAAGCTCCGCCTGAGTGGGATCCGTACATCACCAAAGCCAAAGTGGCTTGATCAGGTAGCGTGCCCGTTCGTAACATAGCCGTGCCACTCATCACGGCTATGTTCGTCGGTCGCCAGGTTGATGCTGGGTGTGATGGTGACGTCCGCCATAGAGGTGCCGGATAGCTGCCAACGAGCCAAAGGCTCGGCAGTGTCCGGCACTCCTCTGTCTTTGAACCAAACCAGAACACTATGTACTCCAATGTCGGAGTTTCCGTTCTTACGGTAGCAGCTAGGACAGAGGAATAGGATCCCCTGGGCTTCGCCAAAAGACCGATCGCAATAGAAACCGGTCGGAGTATGGGTCACGAACACCGCATCCAATTCACTTAGAGGGGTCATTTATCCTCACAATGTTGAGCCATCTTCGGAACATGGCTGCCGTGGTTTTATCGGTGAATCCAGCATCGCACCATTTGCACTGGATCATCCGGTAACCCCCTTTGGGGTATTCCATGAGACGTTTTCCATCCCCATTGCAGGCTTTACAGGGGATGAGGGTGTCCCGATCTTCCAATGCTTTGGTGATACGGAGAATCAGCTTGCTCTTCGATTCTGTCCGTCGGGTTCCCACATAAGAGTGGGTGTAAAAAAGATGTTGCGATCCTTTTCGCAATGGTGTATATGACCATTAGATGGACCGCGCCCTAGGGCTTGGGTTCTTCGTGTAGGCAGTCCGCACCTTCGGGTTTGGGAAGGCCGATAGCAACCGACTCTGGAATACCCTCGATTTGAGGCTTAGGCCTACATCAAAAGGTGATTCCTCGACTGTTTACGAAGAACTTCTGACCCTGGAATGTTTCCGGGCTCTGCTGATCTTCGATTTTGGGTATCATCCCAGTAACGGAGCATTTCCCGTGGAAATTCAAGCGCGACTAACCAACCAAAAATACGATCATTCCAAGGACAACCAAACCCATTTGGTGGTGTCCATCACTGCCCCTGCATCCGATTGGGCGACCAAGAGGCCCTCTATCTGCGTGTTGCCGGTCATTGACCTCTCAGGCTCGATGTCAGGAGCTAAGCTCGAATACGCTAAGAAGAGTCTGCTTAAGCTGATCGATCAGCTCCAGCCTGGGGATATTGTTGGCCTGATAGGCTTTGAAAGCAGCATCCACAAACTGATGAAACCTCAACAGGTGACAGCCGAGGTGAAAACCCAGTTCAAGAACCTGGTGAGTAAACTCAGACCCATGGGTAGCACTAACCTGACTGACGGATTTCTTGAGGCGCTCAAGATGGTGGAGGGGTTGGATCTGAGCCCCAAGTACATCAAGCGAATCATCCTGTTTACGGACGGGGAGCCGAATGTGGGGGTTACAGACAAGTCTCAAATCCTCAAATTGCTGAAAAGCAGCCTAGGCTCCACCACCGTTAGCGCCTTCGGATATGGGTCGACGGGGACGGTGAACGGTTCCTGCGATCAGGACTTCTTGACCAACTTTGCCCAAGAAGGAAGTGGTAACTACGCCTACGTGCAGGATCCTGACGACGCCTTGACGGCTTTCGGACGAGAGCTGGGCGGCCTATTGAGCACCTACGCTCAGAACATCCTGGTTGAGATCAATCCTTTGGCGGGACATCCCGTCGAAAAGGCTGTGACGGATGTGGTGGTTACCAAGAACGTATTGGGAGAGGCAGAGTTCCAGTTTCCTGACATCTTGGCAGAAGAGACCAGACACTTCGTCTTTGATGTCAAACTCAAGCAGGGGAAGGCTGGACCCAGAGCGGTCAACATCTTCGATGTCAAGACCACCTATCAGGTCATTACCTCAGAAGGTCAGAGGGAAACCAAGTCGATTGAGGCCAAGGTGAAGGCCCAGTTTGTCTCGGCGGAGGATGCTCAGAAGGAGCCCAACAAGGAGTTGGATGCCATTGTGGCTTTGGCTCAAGTGGTGCGGGCTCAGCTGGAGGCCGAGGAACAAGCCAAGAAGGGGCAGTTCGAGGCGGCGGCCCAGATTATGGCCAATACGGCAAATTTGGTTCAGAATCGTGGTCATCACAACACTGCTAGGGTGGCGGCGTCAGTCCAGCACAAGGTGTCGTCAAAGGGCTTGTACGATACTAGTGGTGGTTATCTGAGCAGCATGAAGGTCGGGGGTACGAGGGCGTTCGGAGCCTCCAGTATGGATGCTGAGGCGTTGCAGGATCTCAGTTTTTGCGATGTCAGTCTAGGGAATGCCTCGATGACCCAGACGGTATCGAACTTCGTGGAGGCCCCTGAGGTGGCGGTTGCGGCTGTTCCTTTGGACGTCGCTGCCCGATTGTGGTCTCAAGTACCTGCTGTGGTGGAGATCACCAAAACACCCTCGATCATCATTCCTGAGACTCCTCAATTGATCCCTGTTGACGCAGTGATCGCTATGGGGGATCCGGACCAAATTCCCCCAACAGTGAAGTAAACCTTCTACTTGTGGCCGTGCCCTGATGTGAAGGTCACCAACATCTCTCAGGGCACGCTCCACTTACGAGATCTGAAGTTTACCCCCGCCTCTCAAACTGAGGGCCGGAGGGGAGAAGAACGCTATCTTGGGGCAGGACACAGCGTGTACTTGCCCAACACCTCAGAAGTGTTGCGAAGCGTCCTGTCGGGAGACATCAAGGCCTTCTTGGCAGCAGGTAAGCTGAAGCTTGAAGACTCCCAACTGATCAACAACGGGGCGTCGGTCGTCTTGAATCACGGATTCGGATTTCCGCCTTCAGTGTATGTGTTGAAAAAAGTGAGTTCCAACTGGGTGGATGCTACGGGAACGGTGGATATCGTCCACAATGAGACTTTCACCCAGACCTCCATTACGAATGTCTCAGGGGCGGCTCTGACTTTTTACATACGCCTGCTGACTTGAGGGTGTAGGTGACAAGAGACCCTTATTGAGCTATCCTCGATGGCCGTAAAGGCACTCATGTCTCTCAAGTACGCCGCTATCAAGGTCGCTGAAGGTCAATACGTTCTACCAAAGGTTTCTGGTATGTTGGTGGAAGCCAACGCCTTCTTGTCTGAGAGCCTCTACCAGGACTCTGAGGAAGGCTTGTGGGATCAGCTTCGAGTGGCAGCGTCCTATGAGGGTGTGACGGGTGTGTATGCCCTCCCAGACTGTCATTTCGGTTACGGAATCCCCGTCGGTTGCGCGGTGGTGACCGACAACACAATCATCCAGGCTGGTTCTGGGTACGACATTTCGTGTGGGGTGGTCTACATGAAGGTCGACCTGCAGGCCAGTTCCCTGAAGAGCTGGTATCAGCGAGAACGGTTGATTCGTGAGATTGAGAAGCGGGTCGCCATGGGCAAGGGTCAGGGCGCTTCGACCAAGTTTGGGGCCAAGAAGACTGAAGAGATCCTTCGTTACGGTGCCAAGGCGCTGGGGATCCGGTCGGATCTTTGCGAACGTCAGTACATCGAGATTCCAGAGGACATCGATCTGAACAAGATCGAGAGGGCCTACGAGAAAGCATCTCCCCAGCTGGGTAGTGTTGGAGGGGGCAACCACTTCATTGAGGTCCAGGTTGATCGGGATTCTGGGGAAGTCTACGTGATGATTCACTGTGGCTCCCGTGGGTACGGGTGGCAGACTGCCAACCATTTCTTCTACGAGGGGGCGAAGGTCCGAGGACTTCCGTCCAACCGTCGTGAAGACTCCTGGCTTCGACTCGATGAGCCTCTAGGCAAGGAGTATTGGGCGTACCACAACTCTGCGGCCAACTACGCTATCGCCAATCGACACTTGATTGTTCAGGGCGTCCAGGAGGCTCTGCAAGAGGTTTTCGCGGCCGACTCGGAGGTCTACTACGAGATCAGTCACAACCTCGTTCAAGAGGAAACCTTGGTCTTGCCGGACGGTACGACCAAGCGAGGTTACGTCCATCGCAAAGGGGCGACCCGTGCTTTTCCAGCAGGCCATCCCGACCTGGTTGGAACGTCTTGGGAAACGACTGGACACCCTTGTCTGATTCCTGGCAGCATGATGACTGGGGCGGTTATCCTTTTTCCAAATGCTGGCGCTCACAAGTCCGCTTGTTCGGTCAACCACGGCTCTGGCCGGAAGATGGCCCGAGGAGAGGCGAAGCGAAAGCTTGAGCACAAGCAAGAGCGCATCGATCATGAGATGAAGACGGTGAAGCGAACCTTCAACGGTGTAACGATCGAAGGAATCGTCGGCAATCACAAGCACACACCTTTGGATGAGTGCGGCGAGGTTTACAAAGATTTGGACGAGGTTGTGGCTGTCTTAGAGCAGGCAGACATAGCTACCGTTCACAAACGGCTGTACCCTGTGTGTAACTTGAAAGGCGTCGACTAATTTGCTTATGAGCACCCTCATGCATGGAAAACGATGCGTGCATGAGGGTGCCCTCGAAAGTATGCTCCAGTTGTAAACAGACTAAACCTACAGGCGCTTTTTACCCGCGAGGAGAGGAGGCTAAGGGTCGATTTAGGTCCAGATGCAAATCCTGTGAAGCAGAAAAAAGAGCCGCGGATGCCCCTCAACGGAAGGAGTACCGAGAGAAGAATAAGTCCAAGGCGGCTGCTGCACATGCTTTGTACTATCAGACACATAAGGCTCAAATCATCGCGTACAATCAGGACTTTTACCAAAATCTGCGACAAACTCGCCCTGAATTGGAAATCCTGTGGAGATTGAGAGCGAGGGCCAAGAAGGAAGCCTTACCTTTCGATCTAGTGGTTGAAGACATCCAAATACCTTCGATTTGCCCCGTCCTTGGAATCCCTTTGGTGATATCTCCTCGTCGCGGCCGACAGGGACCATTGCCGGATAGTCCAAGTGTAGATCGTATTGATCCACATGGTGGGTATACACGAGGTAACATCAGAGTTATCTCTTACCGTGCTAATACCTTGAAATCGAATGCCACAGTGGAGGAGATGGAACTAGTTTTAGCAGATTTGCGTAGATTGACGGGCATTCAGCTGGACTTTGCCTGTAAATTACCTGATGCTAGGCAAGACTTCGGTGTAGGTCAGGGTGATGCCAACCAAAGGTGAGATGGAACCGTTGTCGCTTCTGTGTCTCGTCTGCAAGAAGTTGTACCCCACGCCTCTCAAAGAGTTTGCCACTGGTACGGTCATTTGTGGAAACGTGAGCACCCCACACAAGTTCACGATCCCAAACAACACTCGCTACTACAGGCTGATCGATGAGCTTGATTCGACGTTGGAACCGACCGGCGTAGTTAGAGGTCTGATTCAGGTTCGAACCGAGCCTTATCTAGTGCGCTACGCCCTAGCTCAAAGTTCTGTCACTGCTTTCCATGTAGACACCCTTGAAACTAGGCAGGTTGCTCGCGGCCATTATGCCGGCAAGGGTCAGATGTTGGGCTGGGATGGGTCAGTGAACGGCGATCTGGGCGCGGAAGTTCTCCGATGGCTTCACACTATTGGCAACGAGAAGCTCACAAATTGACTGCCTAGGTAGAACGTTCAGAAAGATCAATTTCGGTGGTGTAGAGTGATTAATGCTCAATGAACGTGAGATGCGGGCAGTGGGTGCGGCGTTGAAGACCTTGGCCGTCTACGAAAGAGAAGACGTGGTTGGTGTCTTCATGAAGCAAGGGGCTTTCCGCTACCTCACATCAGCGGAGATCGTAACCCTCTCGAAGAAGCTGGAAGCAGCGGTCCCACCACCTGAACCTGAAGACGCACCCACAGACCCTGGACCTGAAGACGAACCCGTAGATTCATGAATCGCCTACCCACTCGCGGCTGGGGCCCTTGGCGTTACGATTGGTACTCTGTATGCTCCAAGCACCGCCACCATGACCCCGATTGCCGTCTGTGTGACTGCGGTAGTTGGGTCAACAATTGGTGGCACCTGGCAGGCAGCCTCGTCTACAAGGTGGCACCCAACTTATGGCGTTGGTGGGCCAATCGCCCATTCATGAAAGAACGCTGGCTCAAGAAGAGTTTCCGGAGGTTTCATTGGTAGGGTGGTCTCGTCGAAATGCTGAAGCTCGTGAACGCCGAGCATGTTGGTTCAATTCTCTGACGCCTGAACAACGTCAAGATGAGCGGGACTATCAAGCCTATGTGGGGAAGATTTGGGTGCCTTCCGTCATCCTCACGACCGCGCTCCTGATCGGCTTCATCGTGCTTGTAGGACCGCATCTAGACCCCAACCTATTGGGATTCACAGCTCTGGTCAGTTGGCCTCTTTCGATGGCGGCCCCTTTTCTGTTGTGGATCAAACCCAAATCCAAGTGGCTGAAATCAAGGACGCTCGGTGTAAAGCACCCGCATGGCTAGACTGTCTTCAGAGGTTCTTTCGAGCGGCCGACAACTGATTGTAGAGTCAGACTTGGAAGGATTCCAAGAATGGATGGAGCGTTACGCTCCTACCGTAAATCAAACTGTCGCTTTGGAAGCGATTGGCAAAGCTCTCAGAGCACAGGATGTCTCGAAAGCGTTGGCGATGTTCAATGCAGCGTTCAACGACTATGACGCTAGCGTTGAACGGGCTGGACAGTTGATTCGCATCGTGGTGCCTGTATTCATGTTCTTGGGCGGATTGGGCGGGGTCCTTTATCTGCTCAAGTTGTTGTTCAGATGAGGTCTCGTCCTGCTCTGCAGAATATCCCGATCCGCACTGAACTAGGAAGAAGGCTACGAGCAGTCTTCGGACGAGAGAATACAATCTTGATTAACGCGGATTACACTAAGTTCGAGTCTTCCGAAGCCCTAGAGTTCATTCAAAACATGAAGAAATCTTATGAGCAGCCACGTTGAATCGATTGAGATCATCTCAAGCACCAACTTCCGAGTCTCTATTGCTGCACTGGAAGCTTTAGAGTCTCAGGTTGAGTATCCAGAGATTCATCCGTTCGAACGCTATACCGAGTGGGGTAAGGTTAGGGGTAAGTTCATATACCCTCGTCGGATCCCTTGGGGTGGGTCAGGCAGCGGTAACTTAGAGGCTCTTTGGGAGGAAATCCTCCCTATTTTTGAAGGGACGGCCGACTTGGTGGTGACGTGGGAATCAGGCATGGGTTTGGACGGTCTTCGAGTCAGAGACGGTAAAGTCACTCACCATAAGGTCATCCAGATTTTGGGCGATGAGGTAGATGCTTGAGGTAGTTGGCAGGACGGTGGACGGCAAGACTGTTGTAGCTGGAGTCTACCGTTTCTACGAAACTACTGGAGTCCCTCTTGAGGTGACGTTCTCATTTCTTGAGGAGCGTGAAGTCATTCCTGATTGGACTGCCTTCGCCCTCGAAGCTGTAGAAGCCGGAATGAAGACAGAGCGCATCCTTTCGATGTTGGATCCGGCCATCGCGGACTCGTACGGACCGAATATGCGAGATGAAGTTCTGAAGCGGCTACAACACTTGACCAGACCGGTGTAAGTCCGACGTATGTCAGAAATATACATCAGTGTCGACATCGAGACCGATGGTCCGATTCCTGGCCCTCACTCGATGCTGAGTTTGGGCGCGGTAGCTTTCTTGCCGTCAGGTAAGGAAATAGACGCTTTCTCTGTCAACCTGGAACTACTTGAAGGTTCGGCAGGCCACCCAGATACGATGAAATGGTGGGGGTCCCAACCAACTGCCGTATGGGAAGCCTGCCGTAAAGACCCTCAGGCTCCGGAGCACGCCTTGAATCTGTTCCGAGAGTGGGTCAGTAAAGTATCGGTAGGACAGAACAGCTCACCTGTTTGTGTTGCCTATCCGGCCGGCTTTGATTACCTTTTCCTCTACTGGTATTTGATTCGTTTCGGCGGCTACAGTCCATTCAGCTTCTCGTGCTTGGATGTTAAATCCTACGCGATGGCGATCTTGGGGACTCCTTACCGCCAAACTACGAAGCGTAACATGCCGAAGTCTTGGTTCAAAGGGTTGCCACCACATACACATGTGGCTATTGATGACGCTCGGGAACAAGGTTTGCTGTTCATCAATATGTTGGGCCGTTCCGATCTGAACTCCTGATGCCGACAATCGAAGAAATAACCGCCTGGTCCAACACTCAGTTGTTGGCGGAACTAAAGGCTGTGTTGCCGAAAGATTGGGAATTGTCGTACGGATGGAATCCCAAAGAAGGCTATTGGCATCTAGAAATAGGTCGCTTGGAGGCGGGGCGTCTGATTATTGAGTCAGAAGAGCACCATCTTGATGGGCGTCTAATCCTGCTGAATGCCTACGGCCGTTTCTGGCCAGGACATAAACCTACCGAGGGTTCTATGTGGGGGCATAGGGGTGAATTGACTCGTGAGTTGGTCACTCAGAGGGCCAATCTGCCTAACCTGGCTGATCCAGAAGACCTAGATCCTACCGAAATATCTCTCATGATACCTAAGAAAGAACTGTGAAATGCCGATCAAATATGGAACCGCTGCACGTAAAGCTTTGTTGAATGGTGTGAACGCTCTTGCCGATACGGTTTCGGTAACATTGGGACCGCGTGGGCGTAATGTGGCCTTGCAGAAGACGTTTGGCGACCCCTTGATTACCAAAGATGGCGTGTCGGTAGCAAAGGAGATCGAGCTATCTGACCCTTGGGAGAATATGGGGGCCCGTCTGTTGATGGAGGTTTCGTCCAAGACCAGTGATGATGCGGGCGACGGCACCACAACCGCGACTGTTTTGGCACAGTATTTGTCCCAAAAAGGCGTGGCATTGGTGGAGGCTGGTATGGCCCCCATCAGTTTGAAACGCGGCATGGATAAGGCTTTGGAGATTGTAGTTGAAGAGGTGATCGGCCTGTCGACTCCGATCAAAGATCAGTCGGCTGTGGAGAATGTGGCCACCATCTCAGCCAACGGTGATCGTCAACTAGGCAAGATAGTGTCTGATGCGGTTGCTAAGGTTGGTCGAGACGGTATCGTCAACATCGAGGAGGGTAAGGGGACCCGTATCGAGATCGAGACTGTGGAAGGTCTGCAGTTTGATCGAGGGTGGCTCCGCCCAGAATTCTCCGAGAACGGTGATGATATCGTTTACGAAGAACCTGTGATTTTCATCACTGACTACGAAGTGTCGGCTTGTCGTCCGCTGCTGCCCCTGTTGGAAGCAGTGATGGAAGCAGGCAAGGCATTGGTGATCATTGCCCCGGACTTCAAGGGAGAGGCAGTTCCACTGTTCCTTCAAAACTTCAAGCAAGGCCGTCTCAAGAGCGTCTTGGTCCGTGCTCCAGGCTTTGGTGCCACAATGGCTCCTATCTTGGAGGACATTGCTGCCCTGACCGGTGCTACCTTCATTTCAAAGGACCTGGGTATGACCTTTGAAGAAACCTTCAAAGAGGGAGACCCTTTGGCTTACACAGGTTCAGCCGCTAGAATTCAGGTGTCGGCCAAGAACACCACCATCATTGATGGTACGGGGGATGAGGAGACGGTCAATCAACGTATTGACATGTTGCGAGGGCAGATCGATCGCTCTGGGTCGGAGTACGACACAGACAAGCTCCGTGAACGGTTGGGCAAGCTCCAGGGAGGTATCTGTGTCATCAAGGTGGGGGCCTCTACCGAGGTGGAGATGAAGGAACTGAAGGCTCGAATGGAGGATGCCCTCTATGCTACCAGAGCCTCGATTGATGAAGGTGTGGTGGCAGGAGGTGGAACCACCCTTTTGAGGGCCGCTGCCATTGTTGAGGATGGCCTTGCCAACGACGTATATTTGCCCGAAGCGCTGCCCATCAATGATGAGGAATGGGCCGGTTTCCGTCTTGTCTTGCAGGCGTGTGAAAGACCCTTGTTCAAGATTGTCGAAAATGCAGGAGCTTCTGGCGAAGTTTGGATCGATAGGGTGAAAAATGCCGAACAATTTGTTGGCTGTGACGCCAGCACCTTGACTTTGGTCAATATGTTGGAAGCGGGGATCCTGGACCCCACTAAAGTGGTTCGTAGCACGCTCATCAATGCGGTCTCGGTGAGTAGCACGTTACTCACCACAGAAGCTCTGATCCGTAAGCCAGACGGGTCAGAAAAGACCCTCTAAGATTGTACTTGTCGGATCTGGAAGAGGTGGACAACCGCCTTTTCCAGATCTGGGGTCAAAGACCCACAGCATTGAGGGCCGCCCTTTTGCCGGATGTCGCTAGGGCGATCGTTGGGTTGTATCGAAAACAAGTATCGGTAACGCTGGGGACCACTAAAGAGATCCCGTACGTATTTCTCAAAGGGTCAGGATTGGCAGTTCAAATCCTAGCTAGTGATTGGGCCAAGATTGAACCTTACATCAAGGATGGTACCTTGGATCCATTGTTGTTCCCCATGACTCCCAATGGGTACAATGACCCAAATGTTTCCTATTCTTTGACCCTTCTCAGCCCCAACGATCCATACTATGTCCATGTGTTGGGTGTCCTGACACCACTATTTCCGGAGTAAACAGATGAGTATCGATCACAAAGGAACAGCCCCAGGACTCATTCCTGAAACCCCCAAAGAACCGGTCCACTTCATGCGTTGCAAAGAAGAGACATGTGATTCGATGGAAGCCACGGAAATTCGTATTGAGGGGCAGGTACACACAGGCCAGAGGGTTTATCGTTGTACCAAATGTGGCAGACCCTCTTCGGTTCAGGTCGGCGGATACCTCAATATTTGAGCCATGGACCCACAAGTCTTGGATCGATTTGAAGAGCATCTCCGAACTGAGATGCCTACTCTGAAGGTTCGGTTCAAGAACGAATCCTTGTTCTTCAGAGTCCTTCGTGCTTTGATGGTGTTTAGCCCAAAGTATCGTTATTGGTGCACTGTTGTTGGCACCACCGTGTATTTTACGACACGTGAATGGTATCTGAGCAACCCAGAACTTTCGATTAGGGACCTGGCTCACGCCTACACCAGGATCTACGATACTAATCGGAATCGATGGTTCAAGATTTCGTATCTGTTCCCCCAGATTCTAGCAGTACTACCTTTGGCTCTGTACGGTTGGGTGTCCAGAGATCACGTTATGACTTTGGCCATCCCTGTGTTGGGGTACTTGGCTGCTTGTCTAATCTTCAAGCTGTCTGACAAGCTGGCGGGATTCGTCCTGGGCTTCGTCCTCATGTCATTTTTTGCTATAGGGTGTGCACAAACAGGATGGTGGTCGGCACTCATACTCGCATCAGCCGTAATGGCAGCTCCTTGGCCCGCCCCTTGGAGGGTCGGTTGGGAACTCCGGGGTTACGGTATGGAGGTGGCGATCAGACAATGGATCCAAAAAACTCATGATGTGGAATGGATCTTTCCTGAGCTGTTCGTTGGACCAGCCTTCTACTACATGAGCTGGAACCGTTCCTACGTAGCGAAGAACTTGGAAGCCACTCGACAACAAGCTGAGGCGGGGGTGTTGCAACAGGTCGCTCCGTACTCCACGGTGTACGAGTTTCTCAGCAACAACATGCTGGTTGATCGTGTCTGAAAAACACGATGGGATGCGTTGTTTACGGTGTAGGGGTACTCTGAAGCCGACAGGTAAAGAGTCCTACAGATTTGAATGCACGGACTGCAAGCAACACTACTTTGCAGTCATGCAGTTAGTTCCAGTAGAGACTCCTAAAGACACGGCTCTTTTGGAGGCGTCAGTTGTTGAGCGAGGTTCGGGAACAGGATAAGGGCGTTGCCTACCTCAAAAGGGTAGTGGCGAACGAATGTAAGATACCCCTGCTGTTGGTAGGCCCTGAAGGAGTAGGTAAACGCTTCTCAGTGATGGCTGCCATCAAAGAAGACTTCTCTGGCGGGGACCCTGGCGACAACCAGTGTCTGCAAGTGGATCGTGGAACCCATCCGGACCTCATTATCTTGACCCCAGATTTGGGGAAAGACATTGGGGTGGATGAGATGCGCGAAGCATTGACGGAAGCTACCCTCCACCCTTCAGTTGCGCGACGTCGTTACATAGTTGTCGACGGTGCTGATCGGTTGTCCGAGGGGGCGGCCAACGCCATACTGAAGGTTTTGGAAGAACCTCCAAAAAATACGAGGTTCTTGCTGATCTCTAATTCTTTGGAAAAAGTGATCCCAACGATAATCTCTCGATGTGGGGTAGTCCGGTACAATCGACTGAGTGAACCATTTATTAGCGCCGCATTGAGCCAGCTGACGGACGATTCAACCAAGGCGACTGTCTACACTCGCCTTTCAGAGGGCTCCGTTGGCCGCGCAGTGCAGTACTTAGGATCGAATCGGATAATTTTTCGTAATCGTGTAATGGCTCTTCTCAAAACAGCCGTGACGGGTGACCTGTCTACTCTGTTCTCAGCCATTGACGAGTTGGCAACCGAGAAGAAATCGGCCGAATTGATCCTCGCTTTTCAGTTTCTAGAACGTATCGTTACCGACCTTTACCTAATATCTTACGCCCCCGAACGTATAGCCAACATGGATCTTCACGAGGAATTGACACTGTTGAGGGAAAGACTAGGACCGATTCGTTTGGCTGCCTTGCGTCGAGAAATCAATGTAGTGCAAGAGCGCCTGCCGAGTAAACCCAATCTGGCGTACCAGATCAAGAATTGCTTCTGCGTGGCTATCTCGGAGCGTTGATATGGCTGGAAAAGGCTTAAGCCCCCTCTATGTATTTTGTGGTGATGAGGAAGTGCTGCTGAATCGGGCGGTAACTGCGCACAAGGAAGCTCTCAAAGGCAGAGAACCCAGCTTCCTTGAAGGTGGCGAGACCAAGGAATCCCAAATAGTTTCCTTGCGCGAGACTCAACCCATGTTCGGAGTGGGCCGACACATCGTGATTGATGAGGCGGATGAGGTCAAACTGGAGGGCTTATTGAAGACCTCGATTGAAGAGGACGGTTCTTCCCTGTCGGTAGTGACAGCAGTTATCCACAAGGCGAAATTACCCGCATCTTGGACGGCGGTAGCTAAACTGGCGACCGTCTCGTCTCACATGAAGTTGCCTCCATGGGACATCAAGGGGTATCGAAAACGAATCGTAGATGAAGCTCAGAGACTCTTGTTGAATCTGGATGAAGAAGCCATCGATGCTTTGATCAATTTCTTGGGAGACAACCTGTTTGGGATCTACAATGAACTAGGTAAGCTCCGATATCTGGTGAAAGACGGATTCGTAACCAAGAAGCATGTTGTGCAAATAGTGGCTCCAGACAAGCCGTTGGAGCCATTCCAGGTAGCAGACCACGTCATCAGCAGGAATTCCAAAGCTGCGATGCGCGATCTATCCTTCCTGTACGAGAAGATGGGTGACGACGCCAACATCCCCCTTGTGGCCGCCCTGTTGAAGCGTGTGGAACAAGTGTTGGTCACTAGGCAGATGTTGGAACGGGGGGATTCTGCGTCCATCATAGCCATTCGATTCGACATGAAAGAACGGCGTTGTCAGGAATACTTGATCCCGCTGGCTCGCAAGTACTCCCTGGCAAAGTTGAGAAAGCATTTCAACCAACTATGTAGATTAGATTCACAGATGAGAGGGCCCATCAGATCCAAGAGGACTCTGGTTGAGACCACCGTGCTTTCCATTGTAAAGGATCAGTGACCGATGACGCTACTCACCCCACGAGCCACCTACGCTCCATTCGAATACCAGAAAGCATACACGTATTGGGAGCTTCAACAACAGTCCCATTGGTTACACACTGAGGTGTCGATGGCCTCGGATATCAATGACTGGAAGATGAACCTGTCCGATGGCGAACGCCATGCGGTTGGACACATCCTGAAAGGCTTCACTCAGTCTGAAGTGTTCATCCAAGAGTACTGGAGTCAGATGGTCGGCAAGTGGTTCAAGAAGCCAGAAATACAGATGATGGCGGCCACTTTCGCCAGCTTCGAGTCGATTCATGCGGTCTCATACGCCTACTTGAACCAATCTTTGGGTCTGGAGGACTTCGAGGCCTTTCTTTACGAGCCCACCGCGAAGGCGAAAATAGATCGCCTGATTGAGACCAAGGGTAAGACCAAGGAAGAAATAGCCAGATCATTGGCCATCTTCTCGGCCTTCAATGAAGGTGTTAATCTGTTCTCTAGCTTCGCCATCTTGCTGAACTTCAGCCGCTTCAACAAGATGAAGGGGTTAGGTCAGATCATCGCCTTCTCGATCAAGGACGAGAGTCTCCACTCTGACGCCGGCTGCTGGCTGTTCCGGACTCTAGTTTCAGAGTACCCAGGCATCCTTACCGACAAGCTGAAGGAGGAGATCTACGAAGCCGCCAAGATTACCGTCGATCTGGAAGACGATTTTATCGAGAAAGCCTTCGAGGATACTCAGTTGGAAGGGTTGGACGTGAAAGACATGAAGAACTTCATCCGTTTCCGGACCAACACCAAACTCAATGATTTGGGGTTGGCGAAGCGTTGGAAGAACCTGGACAAGGAAGCTTTGGAGCGGATGGCTTGGTTCGATGTCATGAGTGCAGGCGTGGCGCATACGGACTTCTTTGCTCAACGGACGACCGACTACGCCAAAGGCTCTATGGATTTCTCTAAGATTTGGGACACATGATGGAAAATACTTTCGAACAACTGAAGGCTGATGGGGAAGCTCCTGAGTGGATGGGTGATGAGGGTTTCCGCACTTTGAAAGGGGGCTATTTGCTTCCAGAGGAAACCCCCAAGACCATGTACCGTCGTGTAGCTAAAGCGGCTGCCAGCTACTACCAAGACGCAGATAAGTGGGAGGGCAAGTTCTTTGAAGCAATGTGGCGTAATTGGCTTTGCCCTGCTTCTCCGGTGCTGAGCAATATGGGTACTACCAGAGGGTTACCGATTTCGTGTAACTCGATCCATATCGACGACAGTGTTTCGAGCATCTTCCAGAAGAACCACGAACTAGCAATGCTGTCCAAGAACGGCGCTGGGGTGGGGATCTATTTGGGCGACATCCGGGGCCGTGGTGCTTCGATCAACGGGAACGGCAAGTCTGAGGGGGTGATCCCTTGGGCTAAGGTCTACGACACCACCACGTTGAGCGTCAACCAAGGTAGTACACGTCGTGGTGCCTCGGCTGTGTACCTCCCCATCGAACACGGCGACATCGACGAATTCCTCAATATCCGTCGCCCTGTCGGGGATATGAACCGCAGATGCCTCAACCTCAACCACGGAATCTGTATCACAGACGACTGGATGAAGTCGATGTTGGCAGGAGACGGGACCAAACGGAACCTTTGGGTAGAAATACTCAAGGCTCGCGTGGAGACAGGCGAGCCTTACATGTTCTTCACCGACAACGTTAATCGGCAGAACCCGAAGTGCTACACGGACAACGGCCTCAGCGTAAAGACCTCAAACATCTGCACTGAAATATTCCTTCACACGGATCCAGATCACAGCTTTGTCTGCTGCCTGTCCAGCCTGAATTTGGTCAAGTGGGGGGAGTGGAAAGATAGTGATGTGGTGGCCACCACGGTCCGCTTCCTTGACGCTGTGATTGAGGAATACGTTCGGAAATCGGACGGGGTGAAAGGTCTGGAGCCGTCCAGAGCTAGTGCCTTGAAAGGGCGGGCTTTGGGTATCGGTGTTCTGGGCTGGCATACCTTGCTTCAGGAAATGTCCTACCCCTTCGATAGTTATGGCAGCATGACCCTGAACGCGGAAATATTCCGCACCATCAAGACCCAGGCTGAAGCTGAGACCAAAATATTGGCCGAGGAATTGGGCGAGCCGGAGTGGTGTCGGGGTCATGGCCGGAGAAACACTCACTTGATGGCTGTTGCTCCGACTGTCTCCAATTCCACCATCTCTGGGGGACACTCGGCAGGTGTGGAGCCTCTTTCTGCCAACATCTACTTCCAGAAATCTGCCAAGGGGACTTTCATTCGAAAGAACGGTGTCCTGGAACGACTTTTGGAAACCAAGGGCAAGAACGACGCCGAGACTTGGAAGTCCATTAACGAAGCCTCTGGCAGCGTTCAGCACTTGGACTGTTTGACTGACCAGGAGAAATCCGTCTTCCTGACCGCTAGGGAGATCAACCAACACGCAATCGTCAAGCAGGCTGCTCAGCGACAGAAATGGGTAGACCAGGGACAGTCCATCAACTTGTTCTTCGGCTCCAACTCAGATCCGAAGTACCTGCATGAGGTTCATGTGGCGGCCTGGGAAAGCGGCATGAAGTCGTTGTATTACCTACGCACTGACGGGGTGATCAAGGGTGATTTGGCTTCACGGTCGAAAGACGAATGCGTTGCTTGTGAAGGATGATCCAATGAGCCCCAATGCTATGGGCCACATCCTTGAAGGTGTGGTGGAATTGAACCCTATGACGGAACGCCTGCAGGTTATCTCTGTAGGAGTTGACGGTAAAGCTCACACGACTGACCTTCAGGAGCTACTTGAACAATACGTTGGGCAAGAGGTTCGACTGACACTGGCTTCGTTTGAGACACTGGCCGAATTGGCCAAGATGGTTGAGGACGCTGGAGGGGGCCAGGTATTCGGTATCACGCCCGAACAACTACCCACTGTGCCCTTCAATATCGTACGTAAATAGCCCTGCTTCGGTGTAAGACTGTTGGTGGATACCAACAGTAAACTAGGCCGCTTGGGCGAGCTAACGAAAAAACTCGCCCAAGCTCGAATCGACTACATCAACGGAACCCCCACAGTATCGGATGAAGTATTCGATGCTTGGCGGGATGAGGCTGTAGAACTCTCCAAGGAGTTCGCCGAAACCAGTAAGGAAGTCTTCGGTATCGGAGCTCCGGTATCGGATTCCTCAGAATGGCCAAAAGTCCGCCATTCTACCTTGATGGGTTCCCTAGATAAGGTCCAGATCCCAGAGCAGTTGACCGAGTGGGTGGCGAAGCTGTCCCGTACTTCTCTTGAGGGGTATCTGATCACAGAGAAGCTCGACGGGATCTCGATCAATCTTCGTTACGAAAAAGGCCTGTTGGTCCAGGCCTCGACCAGAGGAGACGGGGTAACGGGGGAAAACATCACTCCGAACGTCTTGCGGATGAAGGGTCTGCCAACGGCGCTACCAACTGATCTGAACGCCACTTTTAGAGGCGAGATCATCATGTTCAAGGCGGACTTCCTTGAACACTTCCCAGGTCACGCCAACCCCCGGAACATGGCCTCAGGGGTTTCCAAGCGCTCTGACGGTAAGGGTTGTGAGCACCTAACGGTGGTCACTTACCAGATCCAAGAAGGCTACGATTCCAAGACAGAATACGAGCAATTCCTACATATGGCTCAATTGGGCTTCACTATACCCAACTTCTCGGTTGTGCTTGATGCGGCTGCCATCAATGCGGAATGGGCCCGCTATCAGGCAGGGTTCAGAGACTCTTTGGATTACGAGATTGATGGTTTGGTTGTCCGTTTGAACGACCTGCCCTACCAGTATTCGCTAGGGGAGACGAACGGTTGCCCTCAGGGGGCTGTGGCTTACAAATTCACTCCCATTGCCAAGGAGACCACGATTCGGGACATCATTTGGCAGGTTGGCAGCATTGGGCGTATCACCCCTGTGGCGGTCTTCGATACCGTCAATCTCATTGGAGCTGAGACCTCCAGAGCAAGTCTGTACAACTTGAAGTACATTGAAGACTTGGGGGTCGACATTGGCTCCAAGGTCTTGGTCATTCGAGCCAATGATGTGATCCCTCGTGTTCATCAAATCGTAGCTTCTACGGGAACGGTCGCCAAACCCCCGACCCAATGTCCTGTATGCTCTGACCCAACGGCCAGAGATGGTGAGTACATCATCTGTTCCAATGTGTCCGGCTGTCCGGCCCAAGTGGTTGGTCGCATCAAACAATGGGTGGCAGAGCTGGGGATCCTTGAATGGGGTGAATCTGTGATCCAGAAATTGGTAGACGCCGGCCATGTCTCTAGCGTGGCGGACCTCTACAGGCTTAAACAAGAGCAAGTGGCCGCCTTGGACCGGATGGGTGACAAGTCGGCTGCCAATGTCCTAAAGACGCTCTGGGGAGCGGCAGAGATGCCGTTGGAGAAGCTGTTGGGCGGGCTCAGCATCCCCTTGTGTGCCACGTCTACCATCCGCCTTTTGGTAGACGCCGGCTTGGACTCGGTGGACAAGATTGCCAAAGCTTCGATAGACCAACTCCAGATCATTCCAGGTATGGGTCCGAAGCGGGCAGAAGCATTGGCCCTTTGGATGAGGCACCATCGGACTCTTGTCGACGACATTCTGTCTACGGGGGTCAAGATTGCCGCTAGAGCTCAAGGAGCCCTGACAGGCAAGTCGGTGTGCTTCACGGGCAAGTCCACAAGAAAACGAGCTGAGCTTGAGCAGATGGCGGAAGCTGCTGGCGGTATGGTCAAGAATTCGGTCGGCAAGGGTCTGACCTATCTGGTTCTGGCCGACCCAGCCTCCACTTCCTCGAAGGCTGAGGCGGCCAGAAAGAACGGAACTACGTGTATCTCGGAAGAGGCCTTTGTGTCTATGTGTGGAGTGTGAAAAGGAACCTATGTACGCTTGTAAAATAATTGCAGATTCCCTGTGCAGTATTGAGAACATTCGCCTCACAACGTTCGAAATAACCTTCCCAAGAATGGTGTTGGCGGAGTTTAACACTCATCGAGTGTTCTCCAGGAACTCGGCCTCTAGTCGAGCCATCCCGATTGAGAAGCAACTAGCAAAGGTTCTGAACGATCCCTTCATTCCTATCCATTGGGGGAAGAATCAAAGCGGCATGCAGGCCATGGAGGAGCTGTCTCCAGAGGAGCAGGCTTTGGCCGTAGAGGAATGGCTCCTAGCCCGAGACAGTGCCGTCAAGCATGTCGGAATGCTGCTCAAAATAGGCGTCCACAAGCAAATCACGAACCGCTTGTTGGAGCCGTTCATGTGGCACACTGTCGTTTGCACCGCGACTGAATGGGACAATTACTTCCATCTCCGGCACAATCTCATGGCTCAGCCGGAGATCGATCGAATCGCCGGCATGATGGAAGATGACTACCAAGGAAGCACTCCCAAGGTGTTGGGTCCTGGTGAGTGGCATCTGCCGTACATTCGCCCTGAGGAGTTCGGAGAACTAACACTTAATCAACTGGTCAAGCTGTCTACTGCCCGTTGTGCTAGGGTCAGCTATCTGACCCAAGATGGGATCCGAGACCCAGAGGCGGACTACACGCTGTACAACCGCCTCTTGTCTGGGGGTCACATGAGTCCGTTCGAGCACTCGGCCCGCCCGATGACGGGAGATGAAAAGTGGGACTACACACGGCAGTGTGAGATTGGCAAAGGGAAGGTCCCGTTCCTTGGCAACTTCCGAGGGTGGGTCCAACACCGGAAGGAAATCCCTGGTGAGTGGGACATGCAGAAGCCTGGGGCGGTATGAACGACATCCTGGTTGGACGAGTGTATTCGATTGTTTACACTCAGGATGGGTACTATATCCTCAACTTTGATGCTGAGGGGCATCGAAACGTCAAAGTCAAGGGAAACCTGTATGGGCTGTTGCAGGTCAAACCAGGGATATCGATCAAGTTGTTGGGTAAGTGGCAGTTCGCCCAGAAGTACGGGAAAGAATTCCTGATTCAGACTTGGGAGCCGTGGGCCAGTTCACCTAAAGAGGTGGTCGAATTCCTGAACGTGTGTGTGAAGGAGTTCTCTGACTTGACCTTGGTGGATGCCCTGGTCAATGCTCACGGGCTAGACACCTTCGAACAGTTGACCAAACTGCCAGATGTTGTCCTAGGTACTAAATATCCGAAAGTCTCAAAGGAGGCTTTGGCAAAGGCGGTATTGAGCTGGGGCACCGTCATAGCTACCAGAGACTTGTCGGTACTGTTACGGGAAGGCGGGTTGGGGGCGATGGAGGTACAGGCTGCCTTGATCCGCTTTGGATCGGAAGCCCCACAGATCATTGCGGACAATCCCTACCGACTGATGGAGATCTTGGGGTTCTCTTTCTCCAAGATCGATCGTCTGGCTATTCATCTGGGTTGCAAGCACAACGATCCTAGACGCATACAGGGGATGGTGCTTTGGGCCCTTCAGGAAGCATCCAAACAGGGACACCTCTATCTTCGGAGAGGGGAGTTGGGGCAGCACATCTCCGAACTGGCTCAGAAGGACAACCTCATCCTGTCTCTGGCCGAGCCCGCCAAAGCTTATGACGCGGCAGTGGTTCAGTTGGTCAAGCAGAAGTCGGCCATGCTGGATGTGGAGTCTGGGCTATACTTGCCTCAACTATTCGACTTTGAACGGAAGAGCGCTGCCTACATTGCCTCCCGACTGAACCCCTCTCCCGTCCTGCAGGTCGACACTACTACCTTCATCCAGGAATACGAACGGTCCCATAAGCTTCGGCTCTCGGACGCCCAGAGGACGGCAGTTGAGCTGTTGACCCAGAATCGGGCCCTGGCCATTACAGGCCTGCCTGGTACGGGTAAAACAACCGTCCTTCGAGCCCTTGTGAGGCTATTGGAGGACGCCAAGATCAGCTTTAGACTCATGGCCCCTACCGGCATCGCAGCCAAGCGCCTAGCGTCGGTTACGGGGCATGAGGCCCATACGGTTCATCGAGCGCTCCGGTTCGACGGGATCAATTGGGGGCATAATGAGAACAACCATTTCATCACAGAAGCGGTCATTTTGGATGAAGCCAGTATGGTGGACCAGGAGCTGCTGTACCGCCTACTTAGTGCCCTCCGATCGGATACGAGGATCATTCTCGTAGGGGACGATGCACAGCTCCCCTCGGTTGGTCCAGGGAACGTTCTCCGCGAACTGATCGATTGCAAGGCAATGCCGCACGTCAGATTGACTGAGATCTTCCGTCAGGCGGCCCAGGGCGAGATCGTGATCAATTCCCACAAGATCAACTCTGGGAAGATGCCCGAACTATCGATTCAGGACAAGGAATCTGAATTTCGGTTCGTCCGCATCAGTGATGAAGCCAAGATCGCTGCCCTCATTGTGGAAATGGCAGTGAAACTGAAATCCCGAGATGCCAATTTCCAAGTTCTGTCCCCCAAATATGATGGCGTGGTGGGGGTGGACAATCTCAACGAGTTGTTGCGGGATGCTCTCAATCCTGAGGGTCCGAAGGAGTGGTCCAACGGCAAGCAGCGCTTTCGGGAGGGGGATCGCCTCATGGTGGTTCAGAATGACTACAAGCTGAAGGTCTACAACGGTGATGTGGGCAAGCTTCGCCACGTCTACCGAGACTCTCTGTTGGTGAAGATCCACGGCTTGGGGGCGCAGATGGAGGAGGACATCAACTTCCCTGAGGCGACGGCCGGAATCAAGCTTCGATTGGCCTATGCGATTACAGCCCACAAGAGTCAGGGGTCGGAATTCGACACCATCATCATGCCGATCGTCAAAACCCAAGGCCGAATGCTTCAACGCAATCTGCTCTATACTGCCGTCACTAGAGCCAAGAAACGAGTGTGGTTGATTGGGGAGGAAACCGCAGTCCAGAAGGCGATCGAGAACAACAAGGTTGTGCGGCGCAACACCATTCTTTCCAAAGCCATCTCCAACAACCTGGTGGCTGTCAGTGTACCTGTCGGAGAAAACCAATGAAACAAGCACGTATCGAGGAGATTTACGATCAACTAGGCACACTAGTGGTTGAGCTGGCGAGAGACCCCGTGGCGATGGGTCCAGCTTACTTGCAGGATCTGATCTCCAAAACCAGAGGGATGCTCAACACCACCAGTCTCATGGTGCATGAGGTGCATCGTCAAAAGTCCGCCATCGAGACCGAGCTTGATGCGGCTGAGGCGGCCTATTCGATCAGCTCGGACAGCCTGTTGGCAGATGATGCCAGGGTGACACGACTCCCCAACATTGAGGATCGTAGGGCTATGATCAACCTGATTCTTCGAGAAGAGCGTGCAAAGATCGTCAAGCTGAAGAACCAAGTCAAAGAGTTGGGGTTCGTCGATAAGGCGGTTCGTCATCGACACAAAGAATTGGAGAACACCGTAAGTGCGATTCGTATGCAGAAAGGCCTGATCGATGCGGAACTCAGAACTGGCTCTTTCTACGGAGATGAGACCGAAACCTCGCGCAAGTCACAATACAGAACTCCTCAAGGTGGGACACATTCCACAATGCCTAACGGGTTCACTATTGATGATGACGAGTTGACCAACCTGTTAGAGGTAACTTCAGCGGCGGTCAACGAACAGGCGACTACTGATGAAGAAGAGGACGTTCAGCCAGTGTTGGAGACCGCGACTCCTAAGCCACAACCAGTAGTGGTGTCTGCTGATCCAGAGCCCAACTCAGACGAAGCAGCCATCGCCAAATTCCTTGAAGGCGAAGATTATTCGTCCCTTTTCGATAATCTCTAAATCAACCGGTGTAGTAGCCAATATAGAGCTCACACTCCTACCCAACAATCTAATTTGTAGGTAGTGCGGGCCCTTACTAACAGCAGTAGGAGCAAGAAACGTTATGGAAATAGATCTCGAAAGCTACGATGACGATGTGGGGCTTGGTGCGGAAGACAAGAAGCACGCCCGTTCGAATCAACTAGATTGGTTCAAAGGGGAGAAGGGGCGCACCTACCGTGTTTCCCTCGTGTACTTCAATCCGTTGGAAGCTGCCGTCGTTCGAGCAGTCAAGAAGAAGAATCCGGCCGCTACGAAGGAAGAAATAGTTGCTGCTGTCCAAGCGCAATTTGCCAAAAAGGCAGAGGCGCTGGGCAAATCGGTAGATCAACTAACCGAGTCGGACAAGCTGGACCTCACCAATGTGCGCTTCAAGAAAATAGAGGCACACTACAAGGAGGGAGTCGGCTATGTCGTCTCTCGCCTGGGTAAGGACGGTTCCGAGGCGGATCAGGTGTGGAAGAGCTTGGGCGACGTGAAGACCTACTTCACCACTTGCCTGATCGTCTACCCCACCACTCGTGAAGGCGAGCCGATCAAGGAGCAACTGGCCACCAATTGGACTGTCGTTCCCTGGCGCTTCAGCAACAAGGTGTTTCGTCGCCTACATGAGGTAGCAGAGAGCTTGCGGTCGAATGACCTCAACATCTGCATGCAAGACCTCAGTCTGAAGTGCACCAATACGGAGTATCAGAACTTCGATATTGACGGGGCAGGCAAGGCCATTTGGCGTAACGAGAAGATCCAATCCAGGGTTCTGGAGAAGGCCTTCCCGATCTACGAAAAACTGGTGCCCTTCCGTGAACTCAGCACGGCCGACCTGAAGCTCAAACTCGGGATCTCTGATGGGGGTGGCGTCGACACCTCCATGGACGGAGATTTCGGGAATTTGATGGATCAGGTTTGATCAGGGAGGGGGTCCGACCCCCGCATGATCACTCTAGGTCTTGACCCGTCGTTGACCGGATTCGGCTGGGCAGTTCATAACTCTGATGTTGTGGGGCCCGGCCGAGTCTTGGCCAAAGGTCAGTTCATCACTGACGCCAACGCTCTGTTCATAGAACGTTACGTGGCGATTCGGGATGAATTGATCAGTCTGATACTTCGATACCCAATTGAAGCTGTTGGGGTAGAGTCCCCGCCATTTGGTGAGTCGTTTTCAGAAGGGTTGTACGGCCTATTCCTGTACGTCAATGAAGCCCTTTATCTGTGTCGGAAGGATGTAGTCTACTTCGATCCCTTGTCCCTAAAGATGTTGGCCAAACAGGACCCAAAGGTCCGTCGCGGCACAATGGACAAGTCGGACATGCTGGAGGCTGCCAGAGCCGACACTCAATTCAAAAAGTGGAACCACAATGAAGCGGATGCATACCTGCTGGCCAGGTCAGCTGCCCGCTTCTGGAAGCTGGAATCCAAGATCATCACAGAAGAAGATCTGACCCCATCAGAGAAGCACTCATTCGCAAGAGTGCACACCTACCAAAAGGGTGCGAAAGCGGGTCGGACAGTCAAGGCAGGACTGATCTTCCGAGAAGACGACAGGTTCTTCCGGTTCTCCAACATACCAATCACCCCTGAAGAAGAGGAACTAATCAAATGGCTGTTCGAAAGAAACCACCAGAAGGTCCTGAAGGTCAAGATACTAAAGTAACGCCAAAAGCCAGCTCCAAGGCTAGCGAGGACTCGGCAAAGAATGCCGCCGCTGCTAGAGCGGCCGTACTCAAAGTTACTGGCAAGAAAATAGTAGGCGAGGACAGAGGGAGTCGCCCGTTCGTGAGTTCGGGATCGTTCCTTCTCGACCACCTGATTGGTGGCACCATGGCGGAAGATGGGAAATCGCCCATTTGCCCTGGATACCCCCGTCGTTGCTACACTGAGTTGTTTGGGGCGGAAGCCTCAGGCAAGACGACTGCGGCTTTGGAAGCAGTAGCAGAGGTCCAACGTCAGGGCGGCCTGGCGATGTTCCTGGACTTCGAAAAGGCCCTCTCACAGAAGTACGCTCGTTCAATCGGGGTATCGTTCGATCCCGACAAGCTGCTGTTGTTCCAACCTGACACCATGGAAGAGGGTTGGAAGATGATTCTGATCGGACTCCAGGCCAAGGTAGACCTGATCGTCGCTGACTCGGTGGCGGCGATGGTTCCGAAAGAAGAGCTGGAAAAGGGCTTCGACGATCCGGCGAGGATTGGTGCTCAGGCAAGAGCTCTGAGCCAAGTCCTGCCCAAGATTGCAACGTGGCTGAACGACCCCAACGTGTCCAAGAATCCGAAGGGCACCGCTCTCGTGTTCATCAACCAGAATCGTGCCGTCATCAGTACGACCGCCAAGGCATCTGGTGACCACAATACGGCGGGCGGCAAAGCCTTCAAGTACTTTGCCCACCTTCGTATCCAATTCACCAAGATTCGAAGTGAGGTGAAGGAGGTGACCGACCGTCACACTGGTAAGAAGAAGCGCTCACCTTTCGGTCAACACACCCAAGCCAAAATCATCAAGACCCGCCTCGATAGCACGGCCGGCCACACCACAGACCTGTTCATCAGGTACGGTCAAGGCATCGACAACTACTACAGCCTGATTGAGTCTGGAGTAGCCAATAGGATCATCAAGAAGAGCGGTTCCACTCTATCGTACGGAGAACATGAGGAACGTTCCAAGGAGAAGTTCCGCGACTATCTGTGCAAGAACCACGGTATCTTTGAGGAAATCAAGCGCAAAGTCTTGGTAGCTGTCAAGGATGACGAGCCTGTCGACGACATCTCTGATGAGGAGTCGATGATCAGCACTGTGGAAGACGCTCTGGGCGGGAACGACTTGAGCGACGACTCCGTATCGGACACCCCTGTGGTGGAAGAAGTGATCGAAAGCGATTCTGACGACAGTCAGGACGACGAAGCTGCCGAATGATTGAAATAGAAGTCACCGATTTCCAATCTATTCGTCACACGTCTGTGGCGATCGATCGATTCTCGGCCATCGTGGGTCGTTCGAATATTGGGAAAAGTGCGCTTGTGAGGGCTGTTCAAATGGCTCTCACAGGTGCCGTCGGAACTGACTTCGTCCGTCACGGATCGTCCTGCGATAGGGCGATCCGTGGCACCAAGAAATGTAAATGCTTTTCCCGAGTTCGCATCAAGACCTCTGCTCTTGAATTGACTTGGGAAAAGGGTGATGCCGTCAACCGGTACATTGTTGTCCAAGGGAGCTCCTCTCAGATCTACGAAGGTCTGGAACGCGGCACCCCTCCGTTCCTTGACGGTATGTTCGATCAGGTAAAGGTAGGAGAAGGTAAAGAACTGATTCAGATCCCCGATCAGTTCGAGCCAATCTTTCTGCTCAACAAAGCCGGCACGGTGGTGGCTGATGTTCTGAGCGACGTGGCTCAATTGGAGAAGGTCAATGTCGCGATGGCGATGGCGGTCAAAGACCGAAAAGAAGACGTCGCCACTCGTAAGGTGCGTGCCCAAGACGTTGAGACTCTGGAAAAGATTGGAGACATCTACATCGGTCTAGATGGGGTGGTCTCTACTGCTAATGGCCTACGAGAGCGTCTGGCTAACGTGAAGAAGTCCCAGGAATCTATCGAACGTCTCAGCTCCTTCATGACAAAGGCCGTGAGCCTGACCCAAGCAATCGGTACGTTGACGACTGCAGTTGCACCCTCCCTGCCTGATCACGAAGCATTGAGGGAGACTTCTGACAAGCACTCGGACTTGGACGGTTTCTACTCTAGAGTGTCGGAGATTGCTCCCAAAATACGCAACCTGACCGGAATCTCCAAGATCGAGCTGCCTGACGACACCCGTATCAGGCAGACCTACCAGCAGCTGTTGGAGATCAAGACGTTGCAGGCCAGACTGCACGGCTTGGAGGTTACTCTGGATGGTTGGGCTGGTTGGGGTGCTGTGCCGAACGCTGAAGACCCCGCACTCTTTGAAGCGAAGTTGAACGCCTTACGGAAGGTAAATTCCTTCATCAGCAAAGTGCTGAACACCGAAGCGAGCTTTCTGTCCGTCCAGAAGGACTTGGCATCCGCCGTCAAGCTTGAGGAAAGCATCGTTCTGGATCTGGAAGCTTTGGGCGTCTGTCCGACGTGCACACAACCAATTAGCGGGCAACACCTACACAAGGAGGCCTCGTGAGGTTCATCTTTAGAACGGATGTTCACGCTGCCGACAAGGGCCCCGCCTCTTGGAAAGGGGACTACCCTGCCGAGATTCGAAGCAATCTGGTCCAAATAGGCCAGATGGCCAAGGATCATGGGGCCATTGCAGTCTTGGACGGAGGGGACTTCTTTCATGTGAAGGACCCTTTGCGGAACTCTCACGCTTTGGTCAAAGACGTGATGTCGATCCACAATGATTACCATTGTCCTGTCTATTGCGTAGAGGGCAATCACGACATTGTAGGTAACAATCTGACCACCATCCTCAAACAGCCGTTGGGGGTCCTGTTCGAGTCAGGGGTGTTCAAGGAGCTCCGAGAAGAGGTCTTCATAGACGGATTGGAGCAGGTTAGAGTGGTAGGGTTCCCCTACAGCTCGGAACGCACCCTGAGGGAGATACAAGCCTTCAGAAAGCAGCCTGGCGATACCGCCATGATTGCGATCATCCATGCCTTGGCGGGTGAGAACCCTCCCCCAAATGTCGAAGACTTCTTTGGGGAGCCGGTGTTCCGCTACGACAGTATGTTGGTCGAGGGTGGGTTCGATGTCCTGTGTTTTGGGCATTGGCATCGAGACCAGGGAATCGTTCAGCTAGAGGGACGGTACTTCGTCAATCAAGGGGCTGTTTCCCGAGGGGCGTTGGTCAAAGAAAACCTGGAACGAACGCCGAAAGTAGCTTTGATAGAGGTAGATCAAGGCCAAATCAGCGTCAAAGCCCTTCCCCTGACGGTATTGCCTGCGGAGGAAGTATTTGATGTCGAGCGCAAAGAACGTCTGGAGAAGGAATCTCTGGCGATCGACCAGTTCGTCATTCAACTAGAGAACGATGCGATTGCGGCCAATGAAGAGGGCCAACCTCAGAATGTCGATAGCAGTTTACAGGCTTTGGACTCCTTTGCTCCTGAAGTGATAACCAGAGCCAAATTCTACCTAGATAAGGCCAGAGCCTGATGTACCTATCCTATAGTGGTTTCAAGAAATACGACAGTTGCACATTTGACTACTGGAACGGCTACATCGCCAAGACCACGGTCGAGGGTCCTGATGATCGTCTAGGGTCGATTTACGGCTCTGTGGTGGGACAGCTGTTTGAGCAGTTCTACGTGGAACAGCTCTGGCGCCAGCCGGAGGTGCAGAAAATAATGCTTTCCCGAGTGGAGTCTCAGATCAACGAATGCATTGCCAAAGAGACCTCCAAGGGCGGCGTGTTGTTGTGGAAGGGTGACGGGCCCAACCAGAATCAATATGGCATGTACCTCAACAAGGAAGAGCTGATAGCAGATGTTAGGGATGCGATCCCTAGAGGTCTTCGCATCATCCGGTACCACCGACTGTTAGGCCCCAGGGCGGAAGCCGAGACCAAGTTGGATTTCAAAGCTCCTAATGGGGACATTTGGGGAGGACGTTCGGACTTCATCATTCAGCGGACCGCCCCCAACAACGATTTGTTGATTGTTGACGGGAAAGGTTCCAAACATCGGGACAAGTACGTCGATCCTCGCCAACTCCAGTGGTATGCTATGTTGTATCAGCTTCAGACTGGACAGTTGCCAGACAAGCTGGCCTTCTTGTTCTGGCGCTACGAGCCTGTGGAGAGCATCGATTGGGTCAGTACCTCGGAAGGGGAGATCAAGTCTCTTTTCACACAGGTCAAGGATACGATCGAGGAGATCAAGGCAAAAGAGAGAGTCGTACTACCAACGGCGCCCTTCTCCAAAGCTAGGGAGACTTTCACCCCGAACCCAAAGCCTGAGAATTGCAGGTTTTGTCCTTACGCTGTCGAAGCTATCTGCCCCAAGGGTTTCAAGGTACAGCAGGATATTCAGGCTCAACAGAAAAAGAGGAAACACAAATGAACTCACTAGAGCAAATAAGCGAAAAAGTCGAAGAACTAAGCAAGCGGTACAAGGCCGCCAACACCAAAAAGTCAACTCTCAGCGGTCTTCTTCAAGCCAAGAAGGAAGAGTTGGTGTCTCTGAAGAGGGAAATAGAGGAAGCGGGCTATGACCCAAAACGCCTCAAGGAAGACCGTGATCGTTTGCAGGCCGATGTGACGGCCATGATCGAAGATTTCGACAAGAAGCTCTGCGAAGTAGAACAGGCTCTAGCAGCCTTCAGTACCACCTGACCCTGAAAGACACACCCCAAAATGAAGATCAAAACCACAGTAGAGGCCTTGAGCAAGGCCTTAGAGATTGCCAATATCGTCAAGCCAAAACTACGCGGGAGTGCCGACACCGCCTTCTTGATTGCCACCAACGGTGGTAAGGTGTACGTCCATTCTCACGATGGTGTGAGGTACATCCGTTCTGAGCTGGCTGTGGAATCGATTGAGGGGGAGGGCGGCTTCACCTTCCCTAGTGACAAGATTGGCTCCTTGAAGTACGTGGCTGGCTGGATCGAACTGGAGTCGGGTCAGGACGAGAAACGCCATTGGCTCAAGTACACGACAGAAGGTGGGGCCAAGGTTGATCTGTCGACCTACGATCCAACCAACTTCACCACTCTGGTCCGTAAGTTCAGCGAGGCCACAGAAGAGAGGACCTTTCACACGGCCATCCTTCGAGACGCTTTGAAGAGTATTGCTGCTTTCACACCCTCTGAGGCGGTCAAGACAGATGAACATCTCAACACCCTCCAGATTTTCGATACCAGCCGTCCCGAGTGGGAGAAGGGGGACGGTATCATGTTTGGTGCAGATGGTACCCGTGCGGCCTACTACTCTTGTGAAGCCCTGAAGGGTAAGGGGTTGGGGGTCCACATTGAAAATCTGAACTACCTCAACAACTTCCTGGGTAAGTGTGGTTCAGAGGTCAAGGTTCGCTTTGGCGAAGGTTCCAACTTCTTGATCGAGTTGATCCCTGACGAGAATGGGGCTCTCACCGAGGGCGCTGTGATCGGTTGGGCCAGCCATGTCAAGGAGCATAGCCGTTTCCAGTACTACGCCACCAGCCAGGATAAGTCGGTCCTGATGGTGTCGAAGGAGTTGATCCTCAAGTCTCTCAAGCATATGCGAGCGGTTTTGTCGACCGATCAGGATAAGATCCGTCTGATCTACAAGGACGGATTCCTACACTTCAAGGCAATTGATGGCTCGGACGACATCACCAGCGCTCCTGTTGGGGTCGACAGTCTGAAGCTTGAGGATGGGTCGGATTCTATCCCGTCGTTCGAATTCAACGTCAATGTGGATCACTTCATCAGCCTGTTTGAATCGGCGAAGGGGTATGCTGTCGAGCTTAGGACGGCGCTCGTACCGGCGAGTAAGACTCGCCCCAAAGAGGCTGCCTTCTTCCGTACTTTCGACCGCTTCAACCTGAATGCTGACGGTGAAGTGGTTATTTCCCCAGAAGGTTCCTACGAATGCCTAGTGACACGCTTCATGCCTTCGAAGCAAGGGTAAAGAGCGTCGAAGCCTCTGCAACTCGTCTGACGGTCCTACGAGATAGGGCCGCGGACGAGTTGCGGGCCAAGAAAGCGGAAGTACTCCACCTGGATCAGGAAATAGAAATCCTGTCCAAGGTGGTGGAGCTCTTCCGCGCACTTTTGGATCAATTGGTTGAGAAGCAGGTACGATCTGTGGAAAAGATTGCAACTGAAGGGTTGCAGACCATTTTCACTGATCAGATTCTGAGCCTTGAATCTGAGGTTGGCCCAAAGCACAACAAAATCTCGGTCGACTTCTTCATTCGGAGAGGGTTGAAGGGCAGCCATCGTTCCCATAGAGGTAAACCGCTCGAAGCCTTCGGTGGCGGACCTTCTACCGTCGTATCGTTGATCTTGAGGGTCTTGGCTATCAAGCGTCTGAAGCTGTGGCCGGTCCTGATCTTGGATGAATCGCTGGGAGCAGTATCAGATGAGTATGTTGACTACACCAGTCAGTTCCTGAGAGGCGTGGCCGAGAAGTTGGGGTTCGACCTATTGCTGGTCACCCACAAGCCCGCCTACAAGGAACATGCACATAATGTCTACCGTTGCTCAGAAGTCTTCGAGGAAGACGGTGTAACACCATTTTTGATAGTGAAGAAGGTGCCCTCTTGAAGACTCCCGAGGAAATACTAGCCAAAGCTAGGGGCTTGCTGTGCGCCGAACTGGACCGTAGGGTCCTGGAGGCTAGCCAGAGATTACCGCATCTCTGCGTCCACAACCACAGGCAACCTGTCGAACCACGTCCCGAGGAACATAGGGTGGGGCTACCTATCATTGTTACCCCCAACACTATTGGCCTCTGTATGCTCAATTCTGAGAACCCTGAGGAATGGCAAGGGACCATCTGTGAAGACCCTATCGATGCTAAGCGATGCCCCTTCTTCACTGCTTTGCAAACCAAAGAGTCCCTCTTCAGAGAGTTCGTGTCCCAAACCTCCAATCCGGAATGGTTGGAACTGAATATGCCTGGCGTGCACGAGCTGTTGTGGGCGGCAGGCATCAGTCAAACACTTGCTATCCCTTGGTGGAAGCGGGTGTTGTTGTGGTTTAAGAGGATTCGAATTGAACCCGTCATCACAGTACCCGACTTGACCCCTCTACTTTCGGCACCCAAGAATGAAAATCTCGGTTCTTGAACGAATCTTGATTGCTGAACGGCTTCGAAAGGAAGCCACTCCAATCGCCAATAAACGACCCATGGACAAGTCGAGAGGTCCGTGGGTCGTTTCCAATACGAAGGGGCGATTGCTCCAGACCTTTCTGCGCACTGATCCTCTTCAGTCAGAGCCCTTCGTCCTACAAGGGTTTTTCGAATGTCCTATAGACGAAGAAAACCCCGTAGTGGCTGGCTTATTTGAGACTGTGGGTACTCTATCTAAGAGTCTAGGCTGGGATAATCGGTGCGTCAATCTGTCGGATGCCGTGCGGAAAATGACCTCATTTCAGCTAGAAGCCCGTTATCTGTTGCTCCCGTATTCCGACTTACCTAGAATCTGCGGCGCCGAATTGTCAGAAGATGAAGTGGATCGGCTAACTCTTTCTAGGGGGTATGTGGCCGAATCGGAGGGCATCCTAATCCTAGTTACTGATGCTTTGGCGGAGGGTCAAGCCATACTGAGCACCTCCCCTGGATTGGTGGGGCACTACATGAGGTCTAGGGAATTCCTGTCAATCATGTTGTGTCAGGCGGATCGTTCCCTTATCCTAATAGGTCATGACTCGGTGGCTTGATACTCTGGTAGAGTTTGCGGCCACTGGAGTGACGGAACAGGTAGCCGAAGCCTTATACGCCCGAGGTGTGACCGACACCCAGATTTCCAGCTATCAGATAGGGTATCTAAATAGGCGTCTTCCGCCCATGGAGGGGGCGGCCGACTTCTTAGAGTGGTGTTGGCAAGGGAGACGTCTGAACGACATGTTGGTATTCCCGATGACCAATGCCTTGGGGCAGGTGAAGGGGGTACAGTTTAGACACCTGGATCGAGCCGCCAAAGGATATACCGACTATTTGTTGGACCATGATGAGCCGGTACTGTTCGGGCTCGCTCAGGCGATGCCTCATGTGTGGCAAAGCCAGTCAATCTGGATTGTCGAAGGTGCGTTTGACCTTTTTCCCATCCAAAGGGTCTATCCTAACATCATCCCCACGATGACCGCCGCTGTCAGCACAGCCTTGTTGCGGTTCCTCAAACGCAACGTCCGAAACGTTTGGTTGGGGTACGACATGGACCCTACAGGGTGGAAAGGGGCCAAAGAACTTGCCCAACATGACGCCCCCGACTTTCGGGTGCACATCCCCAAGTTCCCCCGCTTGAAGTTTTTTGATGGTCGCGAGGCTAAAGACCCATCTGACCTTTGGGAAATCCTCGGAGACGATAAATTCGGTGTATACCTAAAGAATCTGGGAACTTGACCCAGCTAAGGAAATAGAGACAATGGCCAAAATATACAGTGAAGCTGAAGACGTTGCCAAAATAGCTGCGGGCCTGATCCCCAACTACCACCCTGAATTGGCGGATGCTCGGATCAGCTACGTGTTCGTTGACAAGGCCTCCAATAAAGGTGGTCGCCCTCTTTACGGCAAGGTCAAGAAGTTCAGCGGTTACTTTGAGTGGGCCCTCGAACGAGACTTCGTAATCGAGGTGGCGGCCGACCTGTGGCAGGAACTATCGGAGTCTCAAAGGACCGCTCTGGTGGACCACCTTCTTGAGCATCTGACTGGTGAGGAAGACGAGAAGACCGGCACCATGAATTGGTCCACAAGAGAGCCAGACGTTCAAGAGTTCTCTTCAATCCTATCTCGCCACGGTGCTTGGCATCAGGGTCTGGCAGGATTCGTCTCTATCGCCCAGAAACTAGACCTGGGGAGTTTGGTGGAGACTGAGGAAGAGAATCTGGCAGAGGACTTGCTGCAAACGACCGAGGTTTGATATGTGGGACAAGCGGTACCGCCCAGTACGTTTTTCCGACGTATTGGGCCAGGAAAGTGCTGCCCTAGTTCTCAAGGCGCGGTTGGTCAAAGGTACGGCTCTCGACACGAGCTACATCTTTAGCGGCGGGCACGGGCAAGGAAAAACGACCCTTGCCCGTATCCTCGCCCGAGCGATGCTTTGCCAGGATCTCCAATCGGATGGGGAGCCGTGCAATGTCTGCAACAACTGCAAAGAGGTTTTCGCAGACACCAGCCAAGCATTTACGGAGACGGACGCGGCTTCAAACGGCACAATCGATCACATGAGGAAGATCGTCAAAGACCTTCCTTTCGCCATCCAAGGTGCAGAAAAACGTATCTACCTGTTCGATGAAATGCACCGGATGAGCGCCGCTTCCCAAGATGTGTTGCTAAAACCCATCGAGGAAGCCAAATTTGTCGGCATTTTTTGCACAACTGAGGCAGAAAAGATCAGAGGTCCGATCCGATCTAGGTGTGAGGAATATAAGATTCGCTCCATCCCTCGTGAGGATCTGCTCACTAGGATGTGTTGGATTCTGACCCAAGAAGGGGTGGGGTTTGAGGAAGATGCTGTACTGACGGTGATTGACGCATCGCACAGCCATGTGCGCGACATCATCAATACCTTGGAGATGATTGCCCAACTGGGTGAAATAACCAGCGCCTCAGTGAGAGAGTATCTCAATTTGTCGGTGGTTTCGAAATATTATGAGATCTTACTCTCGTTAGGAACTCCCTCTACAGCTATTCAACTCGTAGAGATGACTTGCGATCAGGTTGGACCTGAGGCAGTATACGAAGGTTTGGCAGAGGCAGCCATGACCAGCTATCGCATGGCTAACAACATGTACGTGGATTATACTTACGTCGACAAACCGTTAGCCCAGAAGCTGCAACTCCAATATGGGGATAGCCTGTTGCAGCTGGCCGAGCACTTCCTAGGTACCTCGAAGGCGACCCGCCTCCGTTTACTATGTGATGTAATGTCATGTGTGTCTGGAACGCCACCAGCCAAAGATACGTCGACCAAAACAGTCTTGGTGCAGGTTCAGGCATCTCCAGCACAGGAAACGGCCTCCACAGTCGCTCCAACCGCAGCTCCTGTCGCAAAGGTGGAAGTTGTTCTGCCCACCCCTCCGGTTGCAGAGACGAAACGCCCTTCTAGCCCACCCCCCTCAGATCGGAAGGTGGGTAACTTGGGTTCTGACGATGCGCGGGCTCTTACGTCTTTGGATGACAAGGCGGTACGGAAGGATATGCCTCGTGGGACGCACGACGCCGATACACGAGTCCTTTTCAAGGACACCCCTAAGGGTCGTGCCGACTTGATAACCGCAGAAGAGTGGCGCATCAGCTTTGAACAACGTCTGAAAATACTGGGCGTAGGGGCGGCTTGATGGGGTCGTGGGTCGTATTGGAGCTCACCTCTAGGGGTGATCAGGAAGATCCTGAGATTATCAAATCGGCGATCCTCCGTTCGTTGAAGAGAGCCGAGGTGTTTGTTCCAGCGGCTGTCACTCAAATAGCAGATGCGCGGTCCGTCCACATACTGATGGAAGGGTATGTGTTCGTTCGGCTTGACAGAGCTCCTCAGGAATACTTTCGCCTAGAGAACACTAAATACATCCAGTCAGTCCTTGCTCTGCCTGGTATGACGGGTCGAGCTAGGAAATTGTCCACAGTGGAAGATTCCGCTATAGACAAAATGAAAGAGCAAATACGACTCCTGGTAGATCAGGGGATCGGTATTGGGGATAGGGTCCGCATCACTTCCGGCCCCTATAAAAACATGGGGGCCAAAGTCATCGAGGAGATTCCCGAGGAAGGGAAGGTACAGGTCTGGATCGATCTGCGATCCAAACAGAGTTTGGTGACGCTTCCTAGGAGCTTCCTTGTCGTTGAAGAGAGAGCCCCGTTATCGAATGAGAATAGTCGTCTAACGGCACTCCGTGATTGGGCGATGGCAGCCTATCCTATAGTACGATGGACCGCCCCTTTTGATGATTTGGTCCAGACGTATCGAACCTATGCTCATGTGGAAATCTGGTATCGCAAGCTAACTGCGATCTCCGATCTACAGCTATTTCTGAAAGATACCCCCGCTTTCTCAAAGATGTTGTCGCAAATCCGCGAGAAAACAGAGCACTTGAAGAAGATGCGGGATTGGGAATCTAGGGGCCGACTTCTGTACAGTTATGTGGCGTTCAACAATGATCGTTACAGTGATATTGTATTCAACAGTCTGCAGTCCAAGCTAGACAAGTTGACCAAGATAGACGGGATCCTGAAAAGGATTCGCAATCTTTGGGATGATGTTGACAGTATTTCTAGGGCTTTGGCACATAAGCAGGAAAAAGATATGGTCGAAAATGTGATCGTGGATGGGCACAATCTGGCGTGCCGTTGTGCCTACGCACCTGGATTGTCCAATCTTACGGACAGTAAGGGACGTCCGACAGGGGCTATGGTAGGATTTCTTCGTAGTCTAGGGTCCCTCAAGAAGAGGTACCCTGATGCTGCTCTCTACGTAACTTGGGACGGCAGCTCGAAGCGTCGCAAGTCACGTTTTTCTGAGTACAAGGCGCAAAGGAACTCCAATCCTCCAGATCTGACCGTCCTGAAGAAGATCCTCCCATTGTTGGGTGTCCGACAGGCTTGGAACAAGGAAGAGGAGGCGGACGATGTGATCGCCACCCTGACTAGGCGTGAACTTGCTCGGCAGAAGAACGTCATGTTCTCTACCGATAAAGATTTGTTGCAACTCGTCAATGACGATACTTCGCTTTTGATTCCGCCGGTCGGCTCGCGCAACGAGATCTTGTTCGACCCTACCACCGTTCTAGAAACTATCGGAGTCGCGCCGTCCAAGATGGTTCAACTCCGAGCCTTTTACGGGGACGACTCTGACAATATCCCGGGCGTCCCGCGTGTACCCAAGAAAGTCCTGAAAGCGCTTATCCAAGCTCATGGGTCTGTGGATGCCGTCTATCGGTCAGGCCTCACTGGTTTGACTAAAGGTCAGTATGAGAGGTTGCGCAGCTTCGAACCGCAAATTAGAATAAATGTGGAACTCATGTCTCTGGTGGATGTCGATATCGAATCGATCCCCACAGATATGGACCCCAACGTGGCGCAGGCCATTCTGGCGGACTACGATATCCAGCCCGAGCTGCTGAATACCTTCTTCAGGAGACCTGAGTAAAATGAGTAATGGTTACGTTATCTCCATCGACCCTTCAGAGCTGGCCAATCGTTTCTCATCTGAGGACCCCAGGTTCGACAATGAGGACGAGAAAATAGATGAAGATCTCGTAACCAATGTAAGCGCGGATGTGTTGTCCGATTACTTGTCGGATGGGGACTATGAGAGTCGGATCTCCCCTCTGCTGGACTGCATCCCAGAACGAGAAGCGGACCTGATCTACCTCTATTTCATTCAAAAGAAGCGTCAAGCAGATATTGCCGCCATCTTTGGGGTCACTCAGGCGGCTATCAGTTATCGTTTGGACCGAGGTATCAAGCGTCTCAAATTCCTGCTCTCGATCCCAACCGTGTCAAAAGAGGACCTTGAGACCAACCTGGCGACCATCTTCCCCCAGAAGATCGATATCGATATCCTGATCGGTATGTGGGTGTCCACATGCCAATCAGAGGTAGCGTCCAAACTAGGTCTCACTCAAGGGCGGGTCCGCCATCGCTTCTTCAAGGCGGTCAAGACTTTGCAAGAGACAGCCGACAAGGACGAACAGTATCGCCCATACGAGAAAATATTCAGCGCCATCGCTCAGAATTTCAACATACGTAGGGAAGTGTCGTTACCTCAATGGAAGGATCGGGGCGGCGACGAATGTACTTGAGGCCTAGAGGTCGATCTACACTAAGGATTGTAGCCTAAGACCTCTAGAAATAAGCCTTTTTTACTTATAGGGAGGCAATTGGTGGAGGAGTCTACCTTGCCGTTCCCCCCTTCCAGGATTCAAACCCAAGATATAAAGTTCAGTGTCCTGGTAAATTCCAGAACGTGGAGCTGGACTACGCGAATGGATGTGTCGGGCCTAGAGCCTACATTCCAAATCGTTGATATCTTTACGCCTTATGGGTTTTTGAGAGATTCGATCCCACTCCCTGGGGATGTGGTGCAGTCGATGGCAGACTCGATCCAGACTCTGAAGGAGAGCTACAAGCCCACCATCTTGCTGGGCCCGCCCACCTCACTCACTTTTGATGTGGATGAGGGTCGAGGGTTTTCTCTCGCTCAGACCAGTACAGTGACCAATTCTGGAGTTTTCGGGTCCTTGCTCGATGCTTCGTTGTCATCTTCCGCTCCTTATGTGGACGTTTCCCCTGCTGTGGTGGGGGGTTTGGCGCCCAACCAGTACGGTAATTTCGATGTTGCGGTGGACTCCACCTCATTGCTGACCAGTGGCAGCCCATATCACGCCACCATCACCGTCCAGGACCCTAGAGCCACAAATACTGTCCAGACGCTTCCTGTCACGATCAATGTTCGGCCAAAGGCCGTCATTGGGACCTCCACGGCATTGGTCATTTTCACGGCAGCCCGCCCGTTGAGTGGTCCTTTTCCGCCAATCTCCGACATGTCCTTTATGGTGACCAACACCGGACCTTCTGGATCAGTCTTGGATTTCCAGATTGCTCGGTTGACGGGGCTATCCCAGAATTGGTTGTCTGGGTTCACTCCTAGCAGTGGGACCTTGGGTGCCGCCCAGAATCAGAACATCACTGTCTCGGTCGCCCCTGTGGAGGGGTTGTATCTGGGGACCTACGAGGAAACCCTTAGGATCAGTGGTTACAGTGCAAACGATTACACGGATGTTCTCATTAGACTTGTGATTACGTGAGGTATTGATGGCTGACTTCAAACTATCCAACATTCAGAGCACTGCTTCAGGTATGGACGCATTCTTTGAGTCCGAACCAACCATTATCTCCCCTTTTGGCCAAAAGGCAGCTGCTGTCAAGCCGGCCAGGATTCGTGTCGCTTCTTTGGATCAGCTCAAGGGCTTCACGAGGACAGCTTCGAACGAACTGGTTCATTTGTCGACCAATGACCTTTGGTCTATCCGCAAAGAAGGCGAAGACTTCTACATTGAGCGTCAGTTTGACAACACCTCTCCAGTAAAAGGTTGATTTGTGTCCAATCGAGATCTCATCAAGCGAGTTATGACGAAGGCAGCCGCTGTACAGAAAACAGCCGCCTTTCCTCCGTCTGACCCCACTCCCCCGGAAGAGGGTGGGGAGATAGATGGTGGGGGTGGCGGCAGCCTGACAGCAAAGCGAAATATCCCTAAAGACCACCCCTTTGATCCCAAGGCTTTGAAGCCAATGGCTCAAACGCTCTGGGCCTCAAGTGTTGCGCTGGGACACGCTCTGACAGCTTACAAGCACCTGAGTCGCCTGAAGTCCGCCACCGTCAGTCCTGACGGCATGTTGGGTGGTCGTGGGTACGTGATGGGGGTTCCGGATATTCGTAAGAAGCTGTACGCCGCTTGTGAAGCTTTGAGTGCTATCACTGATACACTTCACGATGAGATCACAGCTCCACATTGGCGCCCTCGTCTAGCAATGCTGGATGAAAACGATGCCGAGGACATCGAACGCTACGTCGAAAAATCGGAAGGAATTCTCGAAGACCCTACCGCTGAGTCTGAAGAGGAAGAGGAAGAGATCGACGCTGAGAATGACGGCGGTGAGGATCAGGACGAATCAGAGGAAGCTGAGGCGTCAAGCCTACCTGGAGGCTCTGGTAGTGAGGTCGATCAGGCTAAGCCGATGACTCGCTCGAAGGAAGCCAGTTACAACCATCAAAGCAATTCCTCAGTGTCTCCAACTGAATTGGGAGGCCCTAGGGTAGAACACTTGGATCGAGAAGATCAACCTGAGCCAGAGATGGCGTACGATGGTTGGGGTCATCCTTCTATGATCGAACGACAGCCTTACGACCAGGGGGCGGGCTACATTCCTAGTCGATACTCTGGATCATCTATGCCTGGTGCTGTCACGGAACCAACCCCCACAGACGCCTATGATTTTGGTCTTGGTTATGGGGCCAAAGGAGAGGGTGCAGGTGGGTACGGTAACCCCTCTGGCGAGGGTTACGGCAATAAGGGGGTTTACGGTCCTACCTCTGGTTTGCCAGGCACTCCTGCCGGCTCCTCGGGAGACACCACTCCAGAGTTCGATGCCGCAGTCAGCGATCACCATGCGGCTGGAGAGCTGCCCAATGATGGGGATAGGCCGGTCGCTCGTTCAGATTACTATCGAGGGGACGACACGTTTGCTCAATCAGAGATGCCGGGGGAACCTACTCCTGCAGGTCAGATGTCTCCCAGCATGATGAACACAGACTATACGTACGAGGACTTGGAAACTCCTTATGTGCGATACGACTACAGCACTCACACTTACCGGCCAGATCCAATACACAATAGGCCCGAAAAAACAGACAGGACGAACTGATGGCTGATCTTGGCGACTTGACCAACTTTATGAAAGAGGGCAGCTCCGGCGTCTCAGATTTGGATTGGCTGGATGTCGATGAGGCTGAGTATCGTGCTCAGGATCGCCTGCCAAAGCAGAATCTGGATATCGCTCCAGATCTGATTGCCTTGTGGAACCATCAGGACGAGTCTCCTTCAAGATTGGTACCCAACAAGGGGGAACCAAAGACGATGGGCGATCTGTCGTCTATCCACGGAAAACTCCGTTCTGTCCCAGAAGATTTGATTCGTACTGCTCGTTTGGCGATTATGCAGTCAACGGACCCCCAGAAGATCAGTCATGCCTTATCTTCTAGGTACGACTCTACCGTCTTGGGTCTAGCCAAAACCGCTCTGGCGACCGTCATGGCTGAGCGTGGTCTACTTGGTAAGCTGTACATCAGCGCGGCCGACTTCCCTGATTGTGCTAAAGGGGGTAAAACTGCTTCAGAGTTCGTCCGCCGTTTCGCCCTAGACGCTCCGTTCGTTCTTGCCAAGCAGGCTTGCGGTGATTGTGTACACCGCTCTGTGCAGGCTGACGGTAGCAGTGTGTGTGGTGTGTTTCACAAGGACCTTCAGATTGAGGTTCCATACACTGAAGCGTTGGCCAGTACGATTGAGAAACAACAAGCGGCAAGGGGAAGATCGGTCCAGGCTTCTACGGGAAGCACCCCCAAGGAACGTATTCGTCAAGCCTTTTTGGGTGAGATGTCGACCATTCCAGTAGCCTTTACGGGCCGACCACAAGCTCCACAAGCTCCTATCCCTCAAGGCAACACTTCTGAGCAATTGATTGCAGTCGCGAGCCTGACCAAGAAGCGGGATGTTGAAGCTCAGCAAAAGATCGCAGCTTCCAAGGCCCGCCCAATCATTGCTCTTTTGAGCCGTGAAATGCTCAAGGGTCATAGTGAGCCAGAGCTGGTTCATGCGTTGAGGCTCGCTTTCGACCTGACGTTGCTTGAGGAAACCAAGTCCGAGTGGGTGCCGTTGTTCAAGCAAGCAGGCCTCTATGGGGCTGTTTACTCCAATCAGACCTCGTTCGATGATTGTCGAGAGGGGGCGGACTTTATCAACAAGCACGGATCGAAGGTTCGAGCCATTGTGGCGGGTGACAAGTGCCAGACCTGTATCTTCAACAAGGTGGGCCGCTGCATGATGTACGGCCGCGCATTGGTGGCTTCTGCTGAAGCAGTCTTGACCCCCACCACGGTTGCAGCGGTGTTGGATGAGCACCGCATTGCAGGAAAGTTGCCGCACGATGCTGCCAAGTGTTCGTGGGGTCCGACTCCAGTTGAGGCTCTCAAGGCCATCCACAAGGCCGCTTCTGCCCCGTTGGCGTCCAGCGGCTCAGCGGTCCGTAGTTCGATTGAGAAGGCTTTCTATGGGCAATCCAGGGCTGCCAGCACCAATGAGTTGACCAAACGAGAGATCCTAAAGTCGGCTTCCAAGTACATGAACGAAGGCCTTTACGGCCAAGACCTGCTCAATCTGCTGAAGAGCCGTTTTGACGTACGGGACCTTCAAGCAACAGCGGGTGAGCTCAAAGTGGTGTTGGCCGAACAGGGTCTACAGGGTATCAAGTACATCGATCCCACCGTCTATGACGACTATGGGAAGGGTTGTGCCACTGCCTCAACAGCCCACCGTTCTAGGGCGGCAGTACAGTACCTGAAGGTAGGGGACAAGTGCGCTTCCTGTGTGCATCAAACTCGTCCTGGCTTCTGCTCAGTCATCAACAAGCAATTGGTAGTTGAACCCCCTTATATCGACAAAATGGCCGAACAACGAGCCATTTTGGCCTCTGGCGCCTCAACTGTCGTGTCGTACGAAAGCCTCATGAACAACGGCTTGAGCGTGATGCAAGAGTATCAGCTCCAGCACGATGATGGGAGCTTTGACCTCCAACCCGAACTAAAGACAGCTAGCCAGAATATCGAGTTTGGGAGCCATCAGAAAGTTCGACTGTGATCTCCGCACGTCGGATTGTGGTTCGCTTCAAGCAAGCGGACCAAGCTCCTGGCGCTCGTCAAAAGGCGTGGAAAAACACCACGCCTATCAACAAGCCCAAGGGGATAGGTACGGCTATCACGAAAGATTACGGGACATCCAAGGATGAGGGGGATGACATTGTGGAGCCGGATCGGCGAGATCTTCGCCCTGAGGATGTGTTCACCCCTACTCCAGACCAGACGGGGGTACTGAACTTGGTTCAATCGGGCAAGGACCTGTCCAAGGCTATCTCCAATCAGATCCCGAAAGACAAGGGTTACGATGTAGTACGTAACTTGTCCCAATACTTGATTCGTACTGAGGGGAATGGCGCGAAAGGAACGGCGGAAGGTAAGAAGTGATGTCAGATGAAAATGAAAATTCAGATACGGCGAAAATAGGTCCTTTGGCGATGGTGGTGCCGATGCACGCTGCTACCGGCCCTATCAAACGAGGACCTGGTCGGCCGAAGAAAATCAATCCCAAGCCGACCGTAGATGACCTGGCCTACCACGCTGAAATACAGCGATTGAAGGCGGAGTACATTGAATCAGACTCAGTAGCCAAAGCAGTCAAGACACGCCAAGATCCTCTTGAGACGTTGCAGAAGATCAAAGAGGAAATCGCCAATGAGGCGGCTTCCCTCTACTGTGATCGGGTGGAGGCTGCCAAATACGGCAAAGATACGACCCAAATATCTAGTCGACGGATTGGTGCCCTCAAAGATGTGGCCTCGATCGAACTAGAGATGCGGAAGTTGGGACACAACTTCATCGATTTCAACAGTGAACGGATGCAAAAAGTCTTCGCGTTTTTCATCGACACAATTCGGAACGCGGCTACCGAGACCCTGACTACCGAACAAGTGGATATGCTTTTCAACCGCCTTGAGACCGAATTGGATGGCTGGACAGAAAAAGCCCAGAATCTATGAGGTAGCGAGTGCCTGCAGAGAAGAAACGGGACGGACTATCTAGTCTAGTCCGAAGCTCCAATCAGAAAGTCAAAGCGGCTCAAGCGGCTGTCACCAATTCAGGTGCAGCTTCGGGTCCCAAGATTTTCAGCATATTGGAATACATCGAACAGCCCTGGGGGCTGAACATGACGCTGTATCCAGCACAGCGGTTCCTTGTCAAGCTCTACTACAATCTTGAGCTAGACACCCATATTCCTGAGGATCCGAATCGGCGAATCCAGGTTACCGATATGCTCAAGACCAAGGTCTTGTACGAGCTGTCGGAACGGGATTACCTGTCCTTCCTCCACAATGAGGGGCGTTGCAATATTGGTGTGCAGGATCACGATCGACGGGAACTGGTACTGTCGATCGGACGCCGTGGCGGCAAAACGACTTTATCTGGCATTTTCGCCTCTTACGAGGTGTACCGCCTCCTCAATCTCTACAACCCTCAGGAGTACTACGGTCTACCGAACGGAAACCGTATCCAGATCATCTCGGTGGCGACCGACAAGGATCAGGCAGGTCTGTTGTTCAACGAAGTGGCCTCACACATTGTCAAATGTGAGTACTTCAAACCTCATACAGCTTCTAACACCCAGACCTTTCTCAACTTCCGTACCCCCTACGACATCGAGAAATTCGGTACAGATGTGCGGAATGGGGACGGTAAGTACCAATCGCTGAACGGTAAAGCCACCATCCGTGTCACATTCAAGGGTGCGAACGGCAAGGGGCTCCGTGGTGCGGGTAACGTCGTCATCATCCTGGACGAGGTGGCGCACTTTCTTGAGAAGGGTGGTATGTCGGCTGAGGATGTGTACGGCGCTGTTGTGCCGTCATCGGCCGCCTACTCGAAGAAAGATCCTGTATCTCGCCGTCCTCTCATCGACCCTGTAACGGGCAAGGAAGCGCCGGTAGAGAGCCGTATCATCCTCATTTCCTCGCCTTTGGGCCGTTCTGGCTTGTTTTACAACAAGTTCGATCTGGCGATGCGGGGCGGACCTGGTTCGGAAAACATCCTTGCCATCCAAGCCCCCACCTGGGAAATCAACCCGACCGTTCCTAGCAGCTACTACAAGGAAAAGTACCACGCCGATCCTGTGACGTTCGTGACCGAACACGGAGCTCAGTTCAGTGACCAGGTTCGTGGTTGGGTGGAACGTGAAACGGATTTGATGGCTTGCGTCAAGCCAGAGCTTCGCCCAAAGGTGATGGGTGTGCCTCGATCCCCCCATCAGATGGGAATCGACGTTGGACTTGTGAATGACGGGACCGCTATTGCGATCACTCATGTGGAAGGGACCAAGATCGTCCTTGATTACCACGAAATATGGTACGCAGGTCAGAATTGGCGTGACGTCAATCCACACCTAGACCTCAGTCAGGCTACCGACTACGCCAAGCAGTTGAGTAACGTTGAACGTATCGATTTTGACGCCATTGGGGAATGGATTCGGGCCTTGTGCAGGAAATTCCACATCACTGCAGGAATTTTTGACCGTTGGAACGGCATCCCTCTAGAACAGAATCTACACAAGCATGGCTTGAAGCAGTTCACCTCTGAATTCTACACCAGAGATCAGACCAGCAAGATGTATCAGGTGGCCAAAATGTTCATGTTCGATGAGAATCTCGAACTGTACGACTGGCCTATCCCAGAACGAGTCAGGGACGGGAGCAAACACTCCCCCTTGATTGCCGAGCTGTTGACCCTCCAAGCTGAACAAATCAGCAAGAACATCGTATCGGTTCAAGCACCCAAAAAAGCCGGCGCTCATGACGATATGAGCGATGCTTTGATACGCTCCATCTGGTTGAGCTCAGAGGTTTTGATGAACCAAAAACACACCACTCATGGGAGTGTCTATCGCCCGATTGTTGCTTCCAGCCCAAGCGTTCAAAGCTACCAGATGACTCGTATGATGAAACACGGTATGGGCGATCGTAGCTTGATTGGACGTCGTTCTGTCCGAAGGAGAGGGTGAATTGGAAGAGCCCCGTCCTCTACAGCTTGTGTTCTCCAATCGGGTGATTCGCCAATTTGCGGACCATTTGTTGGGGGCAGACTTGATCATCAATCCAGAAGATTTCATGCTTCTGAGGTTGGTGTTCCGAAAAGGTGGCGGTAGCTGGGAGAAGCTATTTAGAGGGGACATCCAGCAGCTTACGTTTCTCGAACGCATCATATCTAAGTGGGGGCAATCCCCTGATAGAAAACGTGAACCAAAGGATGAATGATGCCTCCTGAGCAATACCGCACACGTGATTGTGTGATCCTTGTGAAAGGAGATTGTTACACTGTCACTGTAGATCAGTTGATGGCTGCCAAAGGTTGGCAAGGTGGTCAGGGAGTTCAATGGGTAGCGGCCGCTAGAGATGAATTTCGCGTCACTTATTCGGACGGCCTGTATGCGGGATTCCTGCTTTGGGGATCTGATGAATCGTCAGATCAATTTACCGCCATCACCAAGAATCAGCCTGCCTATCAATTCGCCACCATTGGGGCAGGTGGCTGGGTCATCATGACGACTGCTTTTGAGAGGTACACCTATGCTTCTAGGCAAGCAGGGCCGTTGGTCCCCATAACGTATCAATCTAGCGACCGGCTTGTGTTCTCACTTCGAGGGTATTTCACCACAGAAGATGAGTGGACACTGACTGGAGACCCTAGGGGAGCCAACGAGTATTTCATAGCTTTTGTGATCCAACCTCCTACATCTGTGACTTCTCAGTACATGACCATACAGGTGAGCATATGACTGAGATCTTCCGAACTCGGGATTGCGTGGTGTTTTTCAAGGGGGACGCCTACACGGTCGCCATCTCTCCTCAAATGAAACAAGGTGGTTGGGCCGGGGGTCAAGCGGTGATGTGGCAAGACTCACCCCTCGATGAATTCAGAGTGACCTACTCGGACGGTCTATATGGGGGCTTCTTCCTTTGGGGATCCAACGAATCTTCAGATCAGTACGTATCATTCTTCAAGAATCAGATTGAATATGGGTTTGGGGTCCTCTGTCTTGGAGGCTGGTTGATCAGCACCCTTACGTATGAGCGGTACACCTATGCCTCTAGAATTTCAGGCCCTTTGGTGCCCATTCAGTATGTGGAAGGGCAACGCCTCAGATTCTCACTTCGAGGGTATTTCACCACAGAAGATGAATGGACCCTCTCAGGAGACCCTAGAGCTCCAAATGGTTATTACATTGGATCCGTCACACAATCCCCCAAATCACTGAATGATTCCTACCTCGGAGTGCAAACATCTATATGACCGAAATTGCACGTTTCCGTGATTGTGTGGTCTTCTTCAAGGGTGACACCACTACTGTTGCAATCTCCGATGCGATGTTGTCCGGGGGTTGGGCTGGAGGTCAGGGAGTCCAATGGGTTGGGGCGAGTGTGGACGATCGTGTGGTAACTTATTCGAGCGGCCTGTACGGCGGGTTTTTGCTGGAGGGTTCTGAAGAGGTGGGGGCTCGCTATACGTCTATGACGGATCAGCAAATAACCTACCGTTATGCGGTCATGATGTTCGGTGGAGCGCTGATCAGTACCTCTACCTATGAGCGCTACACCTACGCCTCAAGGCTTTCTGGACCGTTGGTGCCTTTGACCTACAAGCCAAACGACCCTCTGTACTTCTCTTTACGGGGATTGTTTACGAATGAGGATGAGTTGTCCCAACAAATCCCCTCTAACCCCCTAGCCCCAGCATTCTTCGTTGGCTTTGTAGCTCAGATTCCTAAAGCGTTGAACAACTATTGGTTGGGAGTTCAGACGGGACTGTGATACACTGGATGATTTCCTGATGCCTAGATTGACCAAAAAGGCCGCCGCTGCGCGGACCTCAAACATGGATACTGAGAGTCTGCTGCTTCGAATCAGAGAGGCACGACAGAACCTCGATGAGACGTTATCCAACTTGTTGGAGGCCTCTGAGGCACTTCGAGAACACGCTCGTAAAAATCGGATGGTCAATGATCGTAGCTATCAGATGTTCGCAATGACCAATCTTAGGTTCTCGGCCGCCACCTCTCAAGGCCTGAAACGTATGGCCCAGACCTCTGATCGCCTCCTTGTTCGTGCCAAAACTGAACAAGAAGAGACTGATCGACTTGAACAACAGAGACAGGAAAGAGCGAAATTGAGGAAGATTGAGGCTGCTGCGCAGACGGATCAGGTGGATCAGAGTCGACAGGTCAAAGAAGCGGCTCGAAAAACAGCCAAGTTGATCGCTCATTCCGACAATGCTTTTGAAGAACTGTATGGAGAGATGCTAAATGGCGAATGATCGCTACACCAACTATTCGAGTCCTGGGCAGTATTTGGTGCGAACTTCTGTTCGCCCCCAGGCAACCCCTCACATCGCTGGGTCCTATAGCAATCAGCTGACCTATAAGGAACGTCTGGCCCGTCAACAGCTCAAGATGGCCTCAAGCATTGGCGGTATGGGGCCAGGCGGGACTGGCTTTAGCGGCGGTTATGGGGGCGGGATGGGGGCGGGAACCATCCAAAGTTCCCACGGCAACTTCTTCAGTCCCCAACTGTCAACCGACTTCTTGGAACTGCCTCAAAGCATCCGAGAACGTCGTGAGATTTACCGACACTTCTACGAGAACGATGAATTGGTGGGGCAGGCGATTGACCTCCACACCGAACTACCGTTGTCGAAAATACGTCTCGCGGCTCCCAAGCCTCGGGAAGCTCCCCCAGGTTTCAGTAGTGCGGACAATTACGGCAAATACATTCTCGATAGATTCGAGCGTATGTGTAAAAAGACCAAGCTGTTCCGTCGGCTGATCACGATGGTTCACCACTATTGGTTAGATGGGGCGGCGGTGGTTTTTGCTGAGGATGGGCGGGTAGACCTACCTGAAGAAGTTGGGTATGAGCGACGTGTGGTCAAGCAATCCTTCCTCACAGAGGAAGGCGAGGCGATCGAACAAGACGAATCGGTCTTGGTTGAACGTGAAGATCGTGAGCAGGAAGAACACAAGTACTACCAGAAACATTATCAGGGTTGGTCCAGAATCCGTGTTCTGCCTATTGATCGAGTGATTATCACTCCTTTCGACTATTCTGACGACTCGATCATTGAGCTGATCCCTTCTGACCGTGATAAGGCCATCCTAGAACGGGCCGCTTTGGGGGATCCGGCTGCTGAGCGTCTGGCGTCCCAAATACCTGAAGAAATACGCGAATACACCATGACGGGGAAAACGATCCCGCTTGGTACCAATCCTGATGAAGGGTCGTTTGCGTTCATCCTGACAGGCAGCAAATCGGCTGATTCGAATCTTGGGCAATCGATACTGAACAGGTGTCTGCGTACGCTTTATTTCAGGGACAAGCTCCGCCAAGCACAGACATCGATCGCCTCAAGGGCAATGACTCCCAAGCGGGTTGTGTGGGCTGAAGGGTTGAGCGATGTGGATGCCGATCTGTTGCGTGAGCAGGTCGACTACTCGATGCAGGACCCAGATTACTCGATTGTGACCAATTACGAGATCCATTGGGAAGAGATGGGGTCCAAGGATCGCCTCCTTGATCTTGCTAGCGAGTATGAGCAGACCGAACGTCGTATCCTTACTGGTCTGGGCGTCACTGAGAGTTTGATGAGTGGTGAATCGCTCTACAGTGGGGATCGTCTCAAACTAGAGGTGATCAACCAGCGTTACCTACATCTGAGAGAAATACTCCAGGAATACGTTGAAGATCAACTGTTTGCTCCTGTGGCACGTAGGATGGGCTTCATAGAGAAGGACGAGTGGGGGCAAGAAGTGGTGCTACATCCGCGTCTAAGCTTCACTCGCTTGCCGTTGCGAGACAGCCAAGACACTTTCGACGCCCTGTACAATCTGTACCAGAAGGGCTCGATTTCGATCGATTTGATTCTGGAAATGCTCAATATCGACCCCAACGATACCAAAGCCAAGATTGAGCGGGATTTGTTCACGGTCAACGATGCCTTGTTCAACGAAGTCCTTCGATCGCTCTACAATGAAGTAGGCCGAGTCTTGGCCGAAAAGACAGATGTTTTGGAACGGATGGCCAAATACGTAGGCCTAGAGATCAAGCAAGAAGCCCCTCCTCAAGAGGATTCAAGGTACTGAATCAACTAACGGTCCTTTTATGCATTTTGTAAGGGTGCATGGACCGTTGGTCAACCAAGACTCCAGAGGAACGTCAGGACGACGAGGCGAGTCGTCTCGTCCGACCGGCGCCCAAACAGAAACCCCCTAGAAGAGATCTTAGGAGGGAACGAGTAACGCCCGAGGCAGACCCTGATCAAGAGAAGGATCCGGACGAAAGTCGGAACTTCAAGGATATTGGTGGGTCGGTCGGACGGGTGGTGCGCCGTTTTGCCAGAAATGAGCGTATCCCTGCCAAGAACAAAGAAACGGGTGAGACGGTACAGATCTCGCCCGACACTCTAAAAGAGAAGCCTGGTCAGTACGAGGCTGTCAAGCCAGAGGAAGAGGCCGAGCGATCTCCCAATCCTGTGGTGCCTGAGTCCAAGGAGGAGACGTCTCCTGCCGAACAGTCGACACCAAAGCCTACCGACAAGGAGCAGTTCTACCAGCAGGCTGGAGATCAGCTGCGCGAAATGTCCAAGGGGGATGCCCGTCTCAAGGACATCTTCAAACGGTTCATCACCCCTGGTGAGACCCTAAATGGCATCGTTGAGGGCAACCCCGATCTACCTGCATCGAAGTTCTTCCCCAAGGTCGATCTGCCGGACAGCATCAAGACGATTGGGGATCTGAAGGCGGCACTGGAAACTAAACCGTCTGTTGCCCCCAAGACAAAGGGTAAGAAAAAGCCAGTTGAGCCCCCCGCCCCCGCCGAGCCAGCTGCTGAGCCTGCTCCGAAGCAAGAGGAACCAAAGACCGAAGTCCCAAAGGGAGATCCGGCACAACAGCCCACCCCTTCTGAAGGCGAGTCCGCACCCAAGGCGGAACCCACGAAGGAAGAGCCTGCAAAGGAACCGGCGCAAGAGGAAAAACCTTCCAAGAAAAAGCTCAAACCACCCTCAGAAGGTCAGCGACACGGTATCGGCGAACCTGTAAGGAAACCCCCTACTGAGGCGGACCAACAAGAGGCGTTGAGTCTGTTGCTCAATACGTTTGAGCCTGAGGAAGCGGCCAACTTTGCCAGCATGCATCCACAGGACGTCAAAACTCTTGTGCGTGACTACAACACAGCCAAACTGGGAGTCAAGATCTCTAAGCCGACCGATTTTGCTGAGAAGGTAGGGCATTTCTATCAAATTGATCCTGCCAAGGTAAAACCACCCACTTATTGGCGAAAATCAGGAGAGAGAGTTCCATTCGATACATTGTCTGATGAAGAAAAAGCGGAAGCTTTGCGGTCACATCAGATGCGGATGGTGGCTCTTAGCTTGGCTGCTCGCGACAGCTTGACTCAAAAACTAGCCAACAAGAGCTCACTGACAGGCAAACCTAGGATACCTGAGAAGATCGCTGGTCAGATTGCCAAAACCTTGTTGTCCAACCCTTCTCCAAAGGTTGGAGACAAGCTAGCAGCGAAGATCTACAAGGACACACTAGCTAGCGGAGAAGAGACGGCTCGTATCAGTGATAGGGCAGTCAAGGAGCTTTTGAAGCAGGTTGATGGTAATCCGGTGGCCGCTAAGGCGACCAAAGCTTACCTCCAAGCCAACGATTACCGTCTTGCTAAAGAGCAATTTTTGACCAACAGCTCATCTGGCAACATCTCGGAGCGAGACACTCCTGAGGGCATATTGAGTGGTCTGAAGAAGGCTGGGCAATACTTTCAGAAACGCAACGCCCTTTATGGGGATGATCATTCGATCAATCCTTCCCAGAAGCTGTTTCGAACCCGCCTCATGAATAGATTGAGGACTTTGGACCCCGAGAAAGCTACCAAAGTTCAGCAACTATTAGGGCCATTGGAGCACAAGGAGTACAAGGCACTCCATAAGCGCTGGTCTTCTCAATACAGTGCTTGGGCTAATCGTAAGACCAAGCATGAAGAGGCCCTGCAGGCCTACATGAAGAATCCTCAAGGTAAACCTCCAGGAGGATTCGTTGAGGAAGCCCCACCAGAGCCAGAAAAACCAGTCACAGGTTCTCCAGAAGAGGGCCCCGATAAGGCCTCAGATATTTGGGACGATGCTTTTTCCCAGAATCAACATGAGGATGCCAGTCACGAAGCTGTCAAACAGGCTAGTGTTTTTACTTATTCTAGAACCCATGTGATGGGATCTACCAGCAAAACGAGTGTCTATCATGGTGTCGACCCGTACGCCTATGGGGCACCAGACTATCCAGGTTGGATGCAGCCGCACCAAAGAGACTTGGGAGAGTCTGATTGGACAACCATCTTGGCTGAGGCCCGTCAATTCTTAGGGTCCAGCTTGTTGGATGTGGCCGACCCGGGGGTTGACCCAGATGCTCAATTGAGAGCAGCTCTGGATCTGGCCATCTACTCAAGTCGTTACAACGGTGCAGTGAATGCCACCCAATATGCCAATCTTTTGGCCAAGTTGGCGGGCAAGCCGCAACCCAGCACGACCCAAACCCTTTTGACCGTAACTGAGAAGAGCGGGTCCTCGGACAGCACTTCTTCTTTTAACAACACATTGAGTGCCACCATTGGAGAAGTGACCCCCATGAAATCATCACGCACCGTTCGTGAATTCGCAGCTAAGGTTGCAAAGTTTGATGCCAAGACCGCGTTTGAGATGACCGACTTCGCGGATCGTTTGGCGGAGCAAGAGCAACAAGACAAGGAACAGGAGCAGAAAACTGCTGGTGAGCTGCCCCCTTGGCTGAAGAAGGACGACGACAAGGAAGAGAAGAAAGACGACAAAGAGGAGAAGAAGGAAGCTGCCAAGTACGCCTCACTCAAGGCTCTTGTGATCAAGACTGCTTCTGAGACTCCGGCCGCCGCTCGCGCCGCTTTCCGGCCACTACTCCAGGCTCTCAAGAACCTGGGCTGAACCCTTTTTACCTAGAAGGACTTAGGAACCCCACAAATGGCTAACAAACTTTCTGCAGAACAGTCAAAAAAGGCAAGCGAGATTCTCTCTGCTTTCGATCGCATCGCTTCCGACATTCAAGCGAACTTCGCCTCTATGGGGTTGTCGTTCGACAATGCCAAGCAACTTGTCAACCACCTCGATAAGGTGGCGGATGAGGCAGAGGCTCACTTCTTCGGTCCAGAATCGATGGCTCGCCGTCAGGTGGTGGTCCTAAAGAGTGCCAAGGTGATTCAAAAGGATTCGGACGAATCTTACATGGACACCTTCAACAAGCCTATGGCGCCGCTCCAGACGGATGCTGATGAACCGTACATGAGTGCTTACGCCGACGATCAGTCGAGTGCCGTCAATAACGGTAAGTCGACAACGGGCCGTCCTCTCGCTCCCTGAACTAAGTTTTAGTAAGGGACGGGCAAGTGATCGATTACTGGAAATTGACCAAGGACTTCAAGCCTGGGGACTTCGTACAGAAGTACATCCCCAGTCGAAGTGTCAGTCTATCGCCCTATGTGGGTCGCGTCACAGCGGTCCTACATGGGATCGGTTTTCTTGATGTCCAGTGGCCTTTTGACAATGAACGAGTCTCGCCTGAAGAGGTAGTGAAGGTCAACAAGGAATTCGCCGCCTACCTACCACCTAGTCTCAATTTCTCCTACTACCCTGGTTTGGAGCAAAAGAGAGAGGCTTCGAAGGGTCAATGGCGTTCAATCGAGCTGCCGGCTGGCTTCCATAAAGAGCTAGCTAGACTGTTCCACAAGGGTGCTCATGAGGTAAGGGCATATGACGAACTGTGGCATCGTTACGCCTCTTTCTCTGATGATACGGCTTTGAGGGACGAGGTGCAGAGATTTTATCGCTTTGCCTCCAACTCGGTAGACCTGTTCATCAGTGAGTTCGTCCGTAAGACGGCCACCTACTGGGCGGCTCAGAATCGTACCCACAGGGCCACCAGGGCTGAGGTTGATAACCGATGTCCCAATTGTCCTAGGTGCGGGACAGCGATGCGGAAAACCACCTATAAGATGTCTGAGGGACAGCGAACACGCTTGTTTGCTTGTCCCAAAGATTTGTACCTGATCAAGCAGGATGACATTCTTGGTCCAGGTGGGGAGCCTGTTGCATGGTGAGATCAGCCAACATTCCAGGCACTGTCAAGAATTTCTTGACCATCCTAGTGGGCCGTCTCACTCGCTATGACAAGCTTCTTCAGCAGAACGCCCTAAAGAAGGGTCGTCCAGACAACATCTATCGTCTTTCTCTTTGGCTGGGTGCCAAACAGGAAGCTGAGCAGTTGGTTCATTCCTATTTGAACGAATCAACTCCTGAGGCGTTAAATGCATTGAAGGCGGCCCTCATTAAGAAATTCCACGTGAACGATATGCCGCCTGTCAAGGCGGTAATCAAGATGATTGATGAGTTCATTGCGAGCGGTAAATCCCCCAAGTATGCCTCTGCCAATCGCCTCGTTGATCGATTCCTAGGTTTGCCTCCTTTCGAGGTGTTCTAAGTCATGGCCTTCTCCAAGTACGCCAATGCGGCGGTGGTTCAGCCCGTCGTAACGATGTCGACATGGGACGATTTGCGTGCCAAGTCGATGGGCGGAGCTTTTGCCAAGACAGCCAGCTTGGAAGTGGTCCAGAAATACGACCCCAAAGAATATCTGCTTACACACTGTACCATCATCGCGTCTGTCGATACCGAGAACGGTCCTGGTCAGTTGGGACGTACGTTTGATAACGGTTTCCAGATCGATCGTCGTTATCAAGACTACTACATCACTACCAAGACGGCACAGTATGTCAACAGCAATCAGGATAGCTGGGAACGTAACTTGTTGCTCGCAACGTTCCGCACCTTCATTGGTGGTCAGAATTACGTAGAACATTTGCAAATACCTGAGTTGTCTAAGGGACGCATCATTGATGCGGCGGCTCGTGATCTTGGAGACACGGTCTACGTAGACATCTTGGTAGCAACGGAACTCAAGCATTCCCCTCTGATTGCGGCCATCAAGTCTCAGCAACTACAGACTCTAAGTATGGGTTGCACGGTCGCCCACACAACCTGCACACAATGTGGGAATGTGGCGGAAGACGAGACCCAGCTCTGTCAACACATCAAATACTCCAAGGGCAATCAGTTCATTGATGCTCTGGGGAGGACTCGTAAGATTGCCGAGCTGTGCGGCCATGTGACAGATCCTCGCTCGGTCAAGTTTATTGAGGCCAGTTGGGTCGCCAATCCTGCTTTCAAGGGGGCGGTGGTTCGCAACATCCTAACTCCAGATGAATTGGCCAAGGTTGGTAACAAGGTGCAAGTCGCCTTCTCGATGCCCACTCAGGTTCCGGACGCTTCTCAATTCGGAAAAGCGGCTCATCTGCAGACCAACGATATGAGGGTTGTGAGTCGTGTTCAGAACCCTGCCATTGCTCCTCGTACTAGGATTTCTCTATCGGATCCTTCGCATCCATCACAGGATCAAGAACAATTTGAAGGGGCTGATCAAGCGGCTCCGGCCAACCCTAAGAAAGATCAGCAACCCATAGATAAGGCAGTCGATAGCCTGGCTGATCTGATCAAAGAGAAGGCGTTGGAGAAGGTTCGAGGTGAGATGAATCAAAAAGATCTCCCCCCTCGTGCCGATTTGAAAGAAAATCAGAACAACACTTTGCTGCGTGAAGCGGTCCAAAAGAGCTCCTCTTGGAAGCGTCTAGCAGAGGTGGTGTTGGCCCAAACACCCAATCCAGAGATGGCTCGCAAGGTCTTGACTGGCTTGTTGTTGTTCAAGAATGGCGGTTGGCAAGCCGTCAAAGAAGCTTCGTACTCAGGAACGGAAGTACTGGCAATCTCACGCTTTCTGGACAACATCCAGGGAGTTAGGATTGCAGGCGAACATCGAATCTACCGCACCGTTTTGACTGTTGGCGGGATGTTGGCTTACGGAGATGCAGATAGCTACTTGGCGGCTTGTCGTCGAGCAGTTGGACGAGAACTGACCACATCAGAGACCGATGCCTTGATCACAAAAGGCAAACTTTTCGATCTCTCGAAATCGTAAATCTCTTTATACCCCACTACAAGGCATAGGAAAGGGTGATCCCGTCATGCGCGAACGCACCACCTGGAATCGTGAAAAGATTGCACAGAACGTCAGAATTGCAGAAGACCCCCGTGCAATGAACCAAGACCATTTGAGCCAACAACCGGCAGCCGACAAGTATGAGATCGGTGGACCTTCGGATTTCGCCGAAGATGTTCATCCATCCAACACTACTTGGAAAGCTGAGTACAGCGGTGGTGAAGTCAAGCGCAACGAGATCGGAATGCCCGAACTACGTGGTGACACTTTCAACCATGCTGAGAAGACAGCTGCTGAACAGCAAGAAGAAGCTGCTGCGGAAGATGAGGTGCTGGAGAAGAAGGCCTCTCTCTGCATCAAGCTGGCCAAGCGCTGCCTGTCCAAGAAGGCTTCTGAGTCGATGATTGAAGATCAAGCTCTCGCATTCATGCATATGCCTGATGCAGCTTTGATCGAATCTGTCAATCGTCTGGCAGCCGAAGAGGAAGACGAAGAAGAGCAGAGCAAACAAGCTCAGCAACAGCAAGCTCAAGACTCGGAAGAGCAGAAGCAAGCTGGTCAGATTCCTGAGAACTTCAAGAAGAAGGATGAGAAGGAAGAGGGCCAGGAGCAGCAGGCTAAGCAAGCCCAGCAGCAAGCTCAGCAGGCTGACGAAGAGCAGCAAAAGCAGGCTCAGCAGCAGGCTAAGGATGATGCGGAAGAGCAGAAGAAGCAAGCTGCCTACCAGGCTTTCAAGGCCGCTTGTGATGCGATGGCCCAGACGGGCTTGCAGCAGGATCAGGTTATGTCGTTGTTCCAGCAAGCTCTGGGTCAAGGACAGCAGCAACAGGCTCCCGCTCAGGTTCAGCAGCAGTTGGGTGATGACCAATTGCTGGACCAGATGCTCCAAGACGAGGTTGGTCAGCCAGTGTTGGCCAATAGCTTCAATGACATTGAGTTGGACGGTATCTCGATGGATGTTGGTGAGACTCACATCGCCGCTTCCGAGGATGAGGTTCTCAAGACCTTGTTTGCTTCCAATCAAGAAGTCATCGAAGCACAGCAAGCAAACGCAATCCTGACTGGTATTCCGGTTCAGGCTTCGACTGTGCACACAACCCGTACGGCCTCTAAGCGTACGATTGGCACTCAGCCCTCAGTTGGTGTGTCGGCAATCGGTAGCGGTGGAAACGCTGCTACGGGCGGAGATATCGACAAGTTGTCGAGCCTCTGGCAGTCGGCTCCAGACGTGAAGGGCATCTTCGGCATCTGAATTGCTGAAGACCTAATACTCAATATCTAGATGTAAATTTCGTCCCCCAGCAACAAAGCCCATTTTTAGGAGAATTTCAATATGCCTCTATCTCTCGGCCAAGGCTCGGGTGACTTCAGGGAAACTTCCGGCAGAGTGCAGATCTTCCACGTCGGTCAACGCAACAGCGTTGGCGTCTTGACGGCGGACGCTTTCACTCAAGCCAACCCCGTGAACGTCACTGCCGGTGCCAACAAAAGCACAACCCTCGCAGGTATCAGCAAACTAGGCGTCTTGGGCGCCAGCTTCGCATTCACTCGTCCAGACGCTGGTAACGGCTTTCACGGTGGTCCTGCCCAGGTAGGCGCAGCCTACGTGGTTGGCCAGAAGCCACTCGGCCTCTTCATCAACGATTCGTTGGGTAACGCCTTCGAAAACACCCCTGGTGTTGCCTCTGGTCGTGGCCCATACCTCTGCGGCTTCGGTACAGTCGGCGTTTCGCTCTGGGAAACCCAGAACCTAGCTTCAGGTAGCGCGGCTCTGACCTACGCTCCTGGCGATGCCCTCTATGCTTCGGCAAACGGGTTCATCACCAACGTGGCGGCTGACGCCTATGAAAAGTTCGGTGCCCTCAGCGCCAACACACCCACCATCGTCGGCATCCTCAAGGTAGCCCCCGATGCGAACAACACGCTCTTGGTATTCGATCTCCGCATCTGAGCGGGAAACTAGGCCTCTAAGGGAATTCCCGTAAGGAAAACAAAGCTATGCCTCAGCAAGTAAGCAACGAAGTCAAGCAGCAGATCATCTCCGAGTACATCAAGACCGCCGCCGGTCGTGCCAAGCTCGCAGCCTCGATGATCCAACCCTTGCGTCTCCGCCGTGACTACACGGCCGTTGGTCGCAAGACCTTCTTGGTAGAACAACTACCGGACGGCGCATTGCCAATCTACGACAAGGATCCGGAAGTTACGGCTTTCGTGGTCGGCGAAGAAGGCTCGAACATCTTGGCTATCCAGAAGCCACGTCGTGTCATCTTCCCGTTGTTCGAGATCGCCTCGAACCCCGAAATACCGTTGACCCAGATCAAGGAGCGTCGTTTCGACCTCATTGAACGCAGCCAGGACCTCGCCAAGGCGCAGATTCAGGCCGCTGAAGATGAGCGCGTGTTCGCCGTCCTCGACAGCATCGCTGTCTCGGGCTTCGACACCCTCCCCGGCCAGACCAACCCGGATATCGCCGTGGTGGCCCCGATCTCGCCAAGCGTCCTCGCCGATGCTTTCGCGGAAATCGAACGCCACGACCTCCGTGTTGCTCGTATCTACATGAACGCCACCGACTACGCGGACATCCGCAAGTTCGGTCGCGACATCCTGGATATCGAGTCGCAGGCCACCCTGCTCAAGACAGGTTTGCAGGCCACCCTCTGGGGTGCTCAGATCATCACGTCGCGTCTGGTTCCGGCCGGCTTCGTGTACGTCTGCGGCGAGCCAGAGAACTTCGGTCGCTTCCCCGTCCGCACGGAACTGACCGTGTTGTCGGCGGATGACCCGAAGGCCCGCACAATTGGTTTCAGCTGTTTTCAGAACGTCGGCATAGGCGCATTCAACCCGCGTGCTATGACCCGTTTGGTCGTCACCCGCATCTGAACCCAATAAGCCTAACGGCTTGATCGAAAACGCCTCCAGGGTTATCTCTGGGGGCGTTTTTCTTTGGAGCTTAAGTCACCGTTATGCTACGATGTGAGATCATGAGATCTATATCGTGCCCAGTCGCCCCTGAAGAACTACGTAGCTGGTATCTAGTCGAGAAACTCACAGACGATCAAATAGCTGATCGTTTAGGAGCCCCTACAACAGTCAAACGAGTCAGATCTTGGCGTCGCCGATTTGGTATTGAGACCATTTGTCGCACAGAAAGGCATCTTATTGTGCCAATCGAAGGTCGACTACGATCGGTGCTTGTCGGCTCAATGTTAGGGGATGGTCGAATCTCAAAAAGCTTGAATGTAGCTCGATACTGTGAGCTTCACTCTGAAGCTCAGAAATCATACTTGGATTGGAAAGTCCAGGAATGGGGACCTTGGGTAAAGACTGAGCCTCTATACATCTCCAGAGACTTTCCAGCTTGGCGTTTCGAAACTGTCTCCCACACTCAGCTTCTCTCCTGGCATGCCCTGTTCTATCCCAATCCTGGGCCAAAACAGCTGCAACCAGAAGTAGTTGATTTGGTGGATTACTTGGCTCTAGCAATATGGTTCATGGATGACGGTTCTTCTGGCTGGTGGCCACGCATCACGTTTGGTATGCAGCCGTCAAGTCATGCAATAGCATTGACCATCTTCGAGAGACTTGGATTCAAGCCTCGTTGGGAGGTGTGTGATGGTAACACAGGTAACTTCCACTTTGAGGGTGAAGATCAGGCGGAACGTTTCATCGCCCTGATTACGCCCCATATGCCAGAGTGTATGCACTACAAGTTGTCGTTTGGATTCCAGGGGCCTCAGTACCAACTACGCAAAAAACTCACATTTGAACGCCTTAAGGAGCTGGTCGATTGCGGCACTCCAATCAAACGCATGGCGAAGATTCTGGATGAAGCACCCACAACGGTGACAAGGCATCTCGAACGCCTAGGTATCGAACATCCCAGAACCATAGGCAGACCGCCCAGCAAATGACCCTTTTATGCCTCAACTTAGGGGCATGATCCACTATAGCTACGATTATCGAATCCCAGAGTCCTATGATCGTAGGAAATTGGCTGAGGCGGAAAACATCCTGGCACTTCTGGCCGAATTTCGTCGAGTAGTGGATTCGATGGAGAAGAGGTGGGTCGAACTTAGTGCCGCTCAGGATGATTCTTTGACTACACTCCGAGCCTCCGTCTATCTGCCAGGGACGTTCGAAGTCCTCAATCGGGTGGGGGCTTATCGCATATTCTGGGGGATTTTGCAGCAATACAAGATCTCTTCAAGTGCCGATCGAAAGCTGATTGAGCAAGCTTCGAAGGAGTTTTCCAAGAATCGCATCCAGAGAGTTAAACCTGATGTAGCGCTTGAAGTCCTCAAGAAGAAGGTAGACACCTATCGGTCGTATGCGGATGCGGCGGATCGAGTGATCAAGAAGGGAGAGTTGCATAACGATGAGGCCTCAGGCACGACTGAGACGGCCGGATGTTTCACGCTCGTCAATACGGGCGACTTTTCGGCCCAGCAGATGGCTGATGTGGCCAAGGTGGTCGATCGAGCAAGCGCTCTGATCAAAGCCAAAGGGTTCGGCAAGATCTGCTACGGTACCATTCAGGTGACCAATACGGTGAATCGTAGCTCCAATGTGTTGGCCTTCTACGTTGCTAGAACAGACGAGTTTTTCGTACGTGGTAACCTCAAAGGCAAGCAAGGACCGGCTATCAGTACGATCATTCATGAGTTGGGCCACCGCCTACATCTCAAGTTCCTGAAGAGCAAAGACGCTGAGATTGAGACTCTCTACAAAACTCTTCTTAACGGGGATGAAACGGCCTTCAGAGAGGCCCTGAACGACAAGGCCAATTGGCCCAAGCCTGGAGATCTTCACAAGGACAAGGACGGCAAGGTGTATGAGGTGGAAAAGGTAGTGCTCAATCGAGCTTATGATTGGGTGGTCCAGGTTCATCTCAAAGAGGAGCCTACCATCAAGGCATCAATCTCTCTGAGTGGTTGGATCAACGTCAAAGGCCTCAAGAAAGAAACCTTTGTCAGTCCCTACGCTCGTACCAGCTATGTAGAGAACTTCGCTGAGATGTTCGATCACTACGTTGAAGAGACCTTGCCTGATGGGCAGGTGCAGATGTTGGAAGCCGTCATCAAATGACCCTTTTATAGCCTTACCCAGATATCATGTCGCAAGCCAAAAATATCGTCCGCCGGTTTACAGCTCAGAACGACATTCGGTCAAAGCTTGATAAAGCTAAGACCAGTCTGAACACCATTGCTGCTAAATACATGCGGGACGGCACTCACGACACTAAGGCTATTTTGGAAGCTTTTGATGATGTGGTGGACCAGATCAAGGACGCATCTCGTCAAATTGACGATACTGCCGCCAAGAAGCACCTTGATCATGTTCTTTCAGCAATCGAACAGGGAATGGATGCTGCTAGGGCCCAAGACCAACGTGGGATTGAGGCTGCCGTTCGAAACGCCGTTCATTTCCTCCAAGGTACTGCCGACTACTTGACCGAAAATCCCGAACTGCAAGAGAAGAAGGAACAGTTGGCCGATCTGTTGAATCGAAACATTCTTCCAAAGGTAGATAAGGGTGCCGATCGCAGTTTCACTGAGGCTGTCAACCTCTGTCAAGACCTCGCTGTAGACGAGAGCCCTAGGCTACGTCCTTGGTTCAACGAGCTGGGTCAGGTTATCCAGAGAATGGTTGACGCTAGGCAGGACCTTCGGGCCGCCACCGCACAAATGGACAAGATGTTGTTGTCCAAGGCTTAAATAGCCGCCGCAATTGGCCAATATGGCCATCCGATGACGGTGTACAGCACCGTATGCCTGACGATCTCGTCGCCAAATCAGCTGAAGAACTGTTACAAATAAAGCTAACACTGGAATCCGACATCGATTCCATCCGAGCTCAAATTGACGCCGCTCAGGCGAAGGCGAGAGAGACGGGTGAGTTCGCCGATTCGGACTGGTGGGGTAGGGCCAAGTGGGCACTGAAGAGCAAGGGTCGCCAATGTCAGCAGATCCAGCTGCTGTTGCGACAGAAGAACAAGGCCGCTCAAGGGAGTCTGGAGAACTGCTTCATGACCACAGCTCGTGAGCTGTTGCCAGCCGAGCAGTTCCAGGCCATCCTGGATACCGCTAGGTTGAAGGTAGGGTGAGGATTGGATTCTTCTTGGAAGCAACGCCTGTCGGGTGAATTCACCAAGCCATACTTCAAGGAGTTGGTTGAGTTCGTTGCCATTGAGCGGAAGCGTGGTCCTGTTTTTCCTCCCCCACAAGATACGTTCAATTGTTTCAAGCTGCCCTTCGATGATGTCAAAGTGGTGATCTTGGGGCAAGATCCGTACCATGGGGCAGGTCAGGCCCATGGGCTTAGTTTCTCGGTTCAACCAGGCACCCAACTACCTCCTAGCTTGCGCAATATTTTCAAGGAGCTGGTGGAAGACCTAGAGATCCAGAAACCAAAGACCGGTTGGTTGGAGCCATGGTGTCGCCAAGGAGTTCTGTTGCTTAACACCACTTTGACGGTCCGAGCTCATCAGGCGGGTTCACATCAGGGGCAGGGCTGGGAACAGTTCACTGATGAGGTGATTCGAACCCTCAGCTCCAGAGAGAAACCGGTCATCTTCGTCCTTTGGGGCCGTCATGCGAGGGCCAAGAAGGACCTGATTGACTCCAGGCATACCATCATCGAGTCGGCCCACCCTTCCCCTATGTCGGCCTCTAGCGGGTTCTTTGGATCCAAGCCTTTTTCGAAAGTGAATGCGGCCCTTCAGCAGATCGGGGAGGCTCCTATCGACTGGGCTATTTGACCGACTGGCCTATCTTTTTCAACCTCCTTAATCCTTTATGATTTGAGCCGTTATAGGAACATGGCTGAAATCAACGCGACAGAAAAGTCTCCGAAAGAAGCCTCTGCCAAAGGCGTGGCAGCTAGGTTTAAGGCGGCAGCCAACTTCACGATGCCTAGGTCGATCTACCTACCTGCAGAGGTGAGGGATCAAGCTCCGCTCACCCCAGAGGGCACGGATTTGGCGATCTGGCAGTGGGAAGGTCAAGGCAAGTTCTACGCGATTGCGTTTGCGGCCAAGCAGAACAAGCCTCTTTGGAACTACTCTTTCAAGAGCGACGCCAATCGTCAACGTCAGATCGATGAAACGGTCAAATCTCGTAAGCTGAGCTTGGAATTCAAGCAGAAGCGTGTGGATGACCGTAAGAACCACGTTCACGGCTTTGTGGTGGGCGACATCCTGTATAGCACGTGGGGTTACGACCAAACGAACGTGAACTTCTTTCAGGTGGTCGAAGTCAAGGGTAAAGTGATCGTCACGAGGCCGATTGGTTCAAAGGTCGTTCGTGAGTCCCAGGGAGCTAGCTATGTTGTTGCTGTGCCAAACAGCTTCCATGGTCCCGCGGAACGTTCGATTCCTGGCCCCAATGGGACTAAGATCGACGGTCATCATGCCAGCAAATGGGATGGCAAAGAGAAGTATGAGACGTCTTCTGGTTGGGGGCACTGAGGCCTTGTGATCTCGCCCCGTTCCGTTGTAGCCCGCTTCAAAGAGGCCGTGATCCGCAAAGAAAAGGGTCAATACTGCGTGCGCTCGCCTGACAACGGTTCTTGGAGCGGCGGTTGCTACGATTCGAAGGGTGAAGCCGAGAAGCGCTTGGAACAAGTCGAATGGTTCAAGCATAAGTGATGATTTGATTTCCTGCCCGCAATCTACTAGCATTGGTAGATGCGTCAGCCTCAAATAAGCGATTCGGTACACTATCAGGCCTATGGGACTCCAGGGGGAGAATACCTGTCGGTCCCCCGAGCGGCCATCGTCACAGAAGTCTTGCCAGATGGGAAGGTGCGACTCTGTATCCTAAACCCAACCGGCATCTTCTTTAGCCCACCCTTGGACTACGATGAGGACGGTAAACCAGGTAGCTGGCGTTACCCTCCCGCCTGATTATCCATTTATCTACACTCTCCTTTAGAGGCCTGCTTCGTCTTTGGCTTCTGGGAGATGTATCTAAATGAGTCAACCAATCAAATTCACACCTGGCACTCCGATTCGCTTCATTGCAACCCGTACTTTCTCTGTGGGGTTGCCTAACAATCAGAGTTTCAACATCTCCAAAGGTATGGAGTTGGACTTCGATGGTACGAGCGTAACGCTGGACGGGTACCCTCCAGTGCCAGTCCCTAAGTTGCGCGGTACCATATCTATGGGTTGGATTGTCCCAGAAGCTGAATACGATCCGAACATCACGTTACAACCCATCTCGGCTGGGATCTCGATGCGGAATCCTGATGGTGGCAATCCGATGGATCCTCAAAAGCCCAGAATAGCGGTCACGACTGTAGACGCTGAGGAACGAGAGGTTCGCAACGTCCAGGCTCACGCTCAAAAGACTCGACAACTCAATACCGCACCTCGTGGGCAACGTCACGCCAGTGCGGCTGACTCACAAGAAGGGATTCCGGTTCGGACACTTTCTTCAGCTACTGTCCACAGAACCAATCTTGATGATGCTGGGGCGGCCATTCGAGAGGCTGAGAAGATCAAGGTCCAGCCAGGCGTGGGCCGTACCCGTGAAGATCTGGCCAATAGTTTGCCAGAGGGTGAGCGAGAAGCTTATTTGGCTGAAGTTGAGGCATTTCGATCAGCTAGGGAGGTTGAAGAGGACCCTAGGGCATTGCGGGAGCGTGCCGCCAATCAGGCGATCCTGGAACGTCGAGTGGTCGGACGGGCTCCGGCTTTGAAAAATCAGGACAAGGACGGCTTCAACATCACCAATACGGTGGGGAATGGGATTGAGACTTTCGACCTGGGAGGTACCGGTGGAGCTGGTGCCGATCATGTCGAAGTGGTTGAGATTGATGGTATCAAGATCACCAATACCAATGGTCCACGCAAAAAGGTAGCTGCCAAACAGACGGCCCCAGCCCCCACCAGGGTAGTGGCGACCGTAAATCCTCCAGCTACAGACTCTAGGCGTCGCATCGCTAAGTCGATTTGCCCAGACTTTCCGGATAATTACAACTTTGACGACGCTCCTCGTAAGAAAGTTGCCCGTCTACAGGCCGATTATGAGGATCGTCCGGACGTGATTCGGGCAGTAGCAGCGGCCGAGACAGATCTAGAGGTCCGTAATCGGTTGGTTGAGGAGTTCCCAGAGGCGTTCGTCGGATAACCCGAATTTCCCTAGTCTTCTTGTGCACGCCCTTTAGGCGAATCCTAAAAGGGCGTGTATGACTGATCCTACTGACAGGTGCCTCAATCGAGGTCATTCAAAAACAGCGTCCCCTATTCTCTATCTTCAAGAGGAGCTTGGGGACGCTCGTTTGCGTTGCGATCAGTTGGTTCGATACGTGGATGAGGCTGTGAAACTGGTCGAACGGTCCGATCAAAAGGATCATCTGTTCGAGGTGGCGGGCCATCTGATCAGGGGGATCCCTGAGTCGGCATTCAAACTACAGAAGGCTTTGCAGGCTGTAGCATTGGCGGCGGATCGTATCGATTACGAAGAACTCAAGCAAGAGTTACGCCCTGAAAAGGTAGAAGAGTTAGAACGGGTCCTACAAGAGGTTAGGATTCGGACCGTCCCACATCGTTCGTTTCCAACCCAGGATATTGCTATGCACCCCAAACAAGCCGCTCAACAGCTCCGAGAATTCGTCCGTATTGCCCGTGAAGAAGGTCAAATACCTGTACACGAGGTTGCCGCTTTCTTGACCAAACTTGACCCGCCAGGCGTCACCGCCTCTCAAGAGATAACGGCAGCTGATAAGTTGGAGAAGCTGGCTGAGATGTTGGAAGATCCCAACCAAGAGCCGTTGAGCAGGGTTCGTTTGGCGGCGGTGGTTCGTCGGGTAGCGATGGAAGCTACGGTTGATGATGCGGTACGCTTGGCGGCCCAACAGCCGGATGAGGAAGGGCAGTCCAAGACAGCTCTTCAACTCTCCCCATCTATTCCTGCCTTGTTTGAAGGTATCAAGGACAAGGCCATGAGGGCCATGAGGGCTGCTAATTCGGAGCATTGGCGCCCCGCTTTCATGCAACTCTTCTTCATCGTTGACGACATTGGGACACTCTTGGTTCAGATGGGTGGCTTGGACACCACCAAATCGGAAGCTCTCAAACGAGAGATTCGTCAGGCGCTCCCCACCATTAGTCATGGAAAAGGGGACCCCGCTGAAATGGCTCACATGGCCTCAGAAGGGCTTGCTTGGGACGTGGAAGCCACCGAGGAGAAGCGGACCAAGTTTGAGGAAGGCAAGCCAGCTGACCCTACTGAAAACATGGACAAGGACGATGCTGCCAAGTGGAAAGACAACACTGACCAGTATGGTGACAAGTTCAAGGCAGCCCGTTTCCAAGAAGGGGAGTCGGCCGACCCTACTCAGAACATGAGTCCGGAGGATGCCAAAGAGTGGGAAGAACAGAACGAACAGAACAAGGACAACTTCAAGCAAGCGGGTGGAGTTGAAGACTCGTTCGTTCGGCGTCTCAAGAAGCACGAAAAAGAGATCGGTATGGGGAGCTTGTCGGCTTTGATGCAGAAGAGTGGTTGGCAAGAATCTGTAAGAGAGATGGCCAGCAAGTTGTTTCAGATCGAAGGTAAACTGCCCAAAGAACAGGCGGATCGGAAGGCCAAAGATTGGGTCAAGCCGTCTATGTTTCAAGCCATCAAGGACGGGCTGACTGCAAAGACGGCCTCTGTCGATGATCTGATCTGGAAGGCCTGATTGATGTCTAACAAATACTCCTACGACCTCACTGCGGCGGCCCCTTCTTTCGACAAGCTCTCAAAGGCCATGAAGGAAAGCGTCGATAGCTTGATTGAGACACGAGTCAAGATCCGGAAAGTTCATCAGATGCTGTCTGATGTGGGCAACGATGCTTCTGGTGTGTCGTACACCGATAATTACGATGACCCAGATGTACGTCGCGTACAGAAGATACTGTATGAGATGGATCACGAGATAGGCACAGCCTTCAATGCTGTTGAGAGTTTGGAACGAAATCTGAAAAAGAAGGCCAAATAACGTTGGCCCAACCCCTTGTGTCTCGTCCGCCTTACGGCGAAACTCTTGCAGTAGCTGAGCTGCCAGGAGGCGAACCTGCGCAAAAGGGGATCTCCCTTGACCCTGGGATCCCTGGCTCGTCAACATTTTCAAAACCTGTAGATGACATTCGTAAGCCTGAGAATAAAGACGAGTCCATCTATCGGGTAGAAAGTCCTGACGATCTGACCAAAGACCAAACTAATCCCGATCAGATCGATCATTCTCAAGCAAAACCTAGTTATAATGGGTTAGGAAAACCGGAGCCTAGAGATACTAGTCCTTACCCTTACCGAGATGGTATCCCAAACACCCACAACGCTAGTTTTATCGCTGAGCTGTGGAAATTGGGGTCAGCCCACTCCAAAACACTGAAACCTGCCAATGGGGTCAAGCTTGCGGCTGTGCCAGAGCAAATCCTTGAGGGCTTGGACTCACAGTTCAAGCAGCGAGCCACCAGCTGCTCCACCACCCTCAAAAGGGCTGATCTGGGCAATCTCAGATGGATCTTCGCAGTTGACTGTGGGAACGGCCCTAAGGCGGTCAAAATCAAGGCGTCTCGACCTGGCAATGTGATTGCCTTCGGGAAACTGGATCTTGAGATGTCGTGTTCGTGTCCAGCTTGGCAATGGTTGGGACCAGAGTTCCACGCCAAGCAGGAAGGGTATCAGCTAGGTCCCTTGGTGGGCACTGCCTCTACCCCGGACATCAAAGATCCTGAACGGGACAACCGAGTCTGCAAACACGTGGCATCGGTCCTCAGCTTCACCAAGAGCTGGGAAATCCCCAAAGCTAAAGCTCAGAGGGCGGTCAAGAAAGCCCTCAAAACCCAGAAAGAATGAAAATGCCTACCTACACTCTCAAGAATACGGTTGATGGTACCCTCGTAACTAGACGCCTCACTTTCTCCACATACGAAGAAGTCAAGGCGGGAACTCAAGTGTTGCTCGATGCTGACGGAGCCCCCCTCGAACTAGTGTTCAATCCTGGGGACATAGGATTTGTCATGAAGGATGGGGCAAGTGGTGGTTGGGCTTCTAAGGTAGGGAAAGAGAAGAAATATCGGGCTGGACGGAATGTCGACATGGCCAAACGAGAGAAGGACCATGTATTCAAGTCTAGGTTGATTCCCAATTACCAGGGTCAGGAGGCTCATTCTTGGTCGGATGTACAGGATCACGTCCGGACCACCAAAGGGGAGGATTCAGCTAGCACTTATCAGCCGCTTGTTTCTAAGGAACGGAGCACATCCTAATGGCTAGAAGTTTCAGTATCATTCGGCGTCGTAAGGGCATTGTGGACTTGCTTACTCCGAAACAACCCAATGTAAAGGGTTACCGCCTTCAAGGAGCTGCAAATTTCGATGGTTCCTTCACCACTTTGATGACAGCCGACATCAGTTCTGGCTTTCTTGATCCAACCATCAACCCTGCTGTATTGCATAGCGTCAACAACAGGGACCATATCCGAATTGTCTTCAATCCGGACACCTACAATGGGGCAGGTGTGTTTGACTCCAAGAATTTCTGGCTGAAATTCGTGCCCCTGGACTTTTCAGGCACTCCTGGGACGCCCAGTCCAGCAACCCTTGTGTTGACCGATTCAGAGCATTACGGCACCAGCCGAATCCTGATTTCTGGGACGGCTCCTCAGGGGGCGGCTTTGGCCAACGCCCAACAATTGGACCTGCCGTTCACAACTCAAGACCTGTATATCAAGAATGAGGAGGCCACTGGCGGTCGCAATCTATACATTGCAGTTCTGGCTAGCGGTGGTGAACAGCAGGTAGCTCCTCAAGAGACACTCACCATCTTCCACGGCCCTACCGACACCCTATTGGTTCGAGGTGTCGGAGGTACGGTAGCATTTTCGGCCTCTTTCACCAACTATCTACCACTCTAAGGTTCCTTTTATCGCTTTTGATCCACAAGCGAGGAGTATTGCATGCTGAGGCTTACACACAACCAGACAGTTTCGGGCGCCATTCGTGTTGACGACATTGACGACGGTCTTCCCAATAAGAGCGTTCATCGTCTAGGCAGCCGAGGGGACCCGAAGGCATACAGGCGGGATGGTTACGCCAATTCGCCCAAGCAGCCTTGTTACATCCCTCGCACCAAGATTGGGGATGCCACCATTGCTGGCTACATTGACGTGTTGGAGACCGAGAAGGTAATCCTTTCGGCCGCTTCCGGTAAGATCTCGAAATTGGTTCGAGCGGGTCTTATCACCCAAGCTACTGTCACACCAGCTAGCTTGGCCGCTCCCGTCATCACAACCGCCACCCTCAACTCACCCTCGGCTGGTGACGTGACGGTAGTAGGTACTGGTTTGGCCTCGGTTGCTCCAGAAGTGACAACGGTCCGATTTGCTGGAACTGGCGTTGGCAGCAAGACTTTGACATTGGCTCAAATTACTGGCGCTGGTGGTGGTTCAGCCTCCGACACCGGTATGGTGATCAAGGCGTCTTTGATTGCAGGTCTGACGACCGGCAATACGATGATCATTCGAGCTGACGCCAAAGATAGCAACACCAAAACCTTCTGAAGCAAGCCTGTGAAGTGCAGTATCGTATCTTACCAAGTATCCTTGAGCAAGAGGGGACTGGGTTCTACAAGGTTGACCATCGCTGGCAACCTAAGAGCCTTATCCCTGATCCGTATAGACGGAACTTGCTCAAAGATGCCTTGGGCCGACTCAATCGGTTGGAAGATGCATTGGAAGAACTCCAAAGCTTGGATCGTTACCCACTTTACATCAAACGCCTTGCTAGAATGCGAATCCAGATCAAAAAAGCTCAGTTTGCCTGGAGAACTGATGATCTGTCCTTCCTCACTTCAATCTCAGACTTTTTCGCAGATTACGGGGTTGTTCTCCAGAACCTCAAGATTGACCAAGCCCGAGGACGGTTCTCGGCATAACTGACTTGTTTCACGATCCATCATAGGAGCATACCATGCGTATTGGCGTAATCAGAGGGGATCTTCCAGGTCCGATTCACTTGATGGATCTGGAGCCCGTTTCTCAATTCAATCCACCAGTCGAAGCTAAGGGCCAGGAGCGGAATATCGGCCGCCCCACAACGGCCAAGTTGGACGTTGTGTTGTCCGGTTCTACCGGAGCAGGGGCGATCATCCAGGGTAGCGATATCTCTGGTTCGTTCCCGTTGACCATCAACGGCACCAACAACGTCCTGAAGGTACGTACCACGTCCTCGGCAGCGTACAGCACAGTGACGATTGCCAACGCGGCCTACGCCAACATCACCAACCTGATTGCCGCCATCAACGCGGCCCTGTTGGGCTCTGGCGTCTCAGCTTTCACAGGTGTCGGTTCTGGTCAACGTGTGTCGTTTGAAGGTCCCAAAGGTTCTTCTGCATACGTCGAAACCGCCACTATCGCCAACTCTGCCTACACCGCTTTGGGCTTGACGGCCACCATCCGGACCACCCCTTCTTCGGCGACCTTCATCACTGCCTTGAACCCAATTAGCGGCACTCTCAATGTGTCGAATACTGCCATCAATGCGGTGGGCTCTGGCAATAACGCAAACGCCTTGTCGTTGGTTCCCGCAGCTCGCGGCACCCAGACGGCGATTGCTGATGCGATTGCTCCGAAGTTTGCTGAGACTCCGGTGGTGATTGACAGTTGGCTGGTTGGTATGATTGCTGAATACCGTTCAGCTAGCTACAATCCAGACTCTCGTCGAGGGCTTGTCAGTGGAGCCGCAATTGCGGTTGTGGCAGATGATGGTTCAACCACCTTCACCACCACATTGCCAGTCACCAGCTCAGCCACCAAAGACAGCCCCACCTCTGGCGCTCTGACGATCGCGGGAACCGGTTTGGGTGTCTACGATCGCAAAGAGACGACCGTTCAGCTGACCGGTAAGATCAACAAGACCTTGCATCAAGTGGTGATTGAGAAGGCCGGCGGTTCCGTGACCGCTACTTCGATCGTCATCCCTGCTTCATTGCTGGCTGGTCTGACGACCGTCACCACCTTCGTTCAGGTGAAGGTTCGTCAACGTGTCTCTACCAAGCGTGCAGTAGCCTGATAGCTACATGAGGGCCCCCTCCATGAGGGGGCTCAGATATAGACCCAAATCCTAGATCCAGATGACCTAACGATCCCTAGAAGGGTCGAGATTGGAATCCAAAATGAAATCATCTACTCCTGATAACGAGTTCCGTACGTCCGACCTCTATTTCGCAGCCTATTTGCAGGTTGCTGGGGTCACGATGACTCGCCACGATCGGAACGGCACTGGCAAGGTTAGCTTCATATTCGACACCTCGATATCGAATATGGACGAACTAAAGAACGCCTGGTTCAGTCAAACTGGCAAGGTGGCAGCACTGCCGTACGCAAACGCCGTGAAAACTCTCAAGAGCATCTGCCACATGCCCTGACATTTACCTACATTACCAGACATGAAAAAATGTAGTAAGTGTGGGGAAGCGAAAGAGCTGGACGACTTCCAGAAGGACAAGAGTAAGAAGGACGGTCGATATCCAGTCTGCAAGCTCTGTCGTAGCCCTCTGACGAAGACTTCCTACGCCAAGAATCGTGAATCGGTTCGTAAGAAGGCCAAAGCCAAGTACGACGCTGATCCGGTTACCCACAGAGCCATTTCCAAGAAGTTCCGCGAAGAACATCAAGAGTACTACAAAACCTATCTGGCCAACTACTACCAGCAGAACAAGGAACAGTGGGTTGGTTATGCGGCCAACCAAGACAAGGAAAAGGTCCGCAAGCGTCGAGCTGTCTATGTGGCGGCCAATCGTGAGAAACTGCGAGCTGGCGTTCGAGATTGGTTTCGACGGAACCGTCATGCAGCCCGTCTACAAGGGGCCAAGTACAGGATGCGTCGTTCAAAGGCTGAAAACACGCTGACTGCGATTGAGGTTGACCAAATACTAGAGGTCTTTGACCATCGTTGCGGGTATTGCCTGGTAGACCTCAGGACACTGGCTATCGAGAAACGTACATTGGATCACTTGCAGCCCCTTATTCATGGGGGATCCAACACGGCAGACAATGTGGTTCCCTGCTGCAAGCCTTGTAACTCTCGAAAAGGGTCCCGACATATAGCTTTGATGGCACGGTACCTCTGATGAACAAGAGTGATTACCTAGCAAACCAGATACTCAACGGATGGTTGAGAGGAATCACGCCTACCCTCCCAAGTGCCCTGTATGTGGCGCTCTACACGGTAGAGCCTACGAGTGCTGGAGGTGGGGTCGAGGTGGTGGGTGGGGCGTATCAGCGTCAGACGGTTGTGTTTGGAGCACCTTCAGGGAAGATGGTGGCCAACACAGGGGCGATCAATTTCCCAACACCTACTTCTGCGTGGGGTTCGGTGGTGGCGGTAGGCATTTTTGACGCTTTGACGGCAGGCAACATGCTGTATTTCAAGGCAGTGCAGACAACCAAGAACGTTGACACCAAACCAGTCTATTTCCCAGTCGGTTACCTGACCGTTCAAGAGCTGTGATTTCCTTTTACGAAATGGTTAGATGATGGCCGCTACCTTTCGTAATCGACAAGTGCAGGTGAACCGGATCACGTTCGATCAGGTCAACATCTTTCAGTCGGACCAATACAACCCCGTAACGGGTTTGATTCCGTCCAATGTCGGGCTAATCCTCACGCTCAACAATCAGACCGTATCTTGGCCGTTGGTGGATGGTACGACCGTCCAAGACAGCCAGGTGGTTTCGGGAAGCATCTATTGGAATCAGTTGACTGGTGGAGCTTACGGGATACGCTTCTATGCTAACCAGTTGGGTCATTGGAACCTGACTTTCAGCTACGCTCCTATCCCACAGCTGATTGTGATTGACTACGATGTCGTCAACCAACCGGCCGCAAGCCAAGCCTCTTTCATCAAGACTGGCTCCTGTTGAGAGAATCAGATGACTCAGATTGATGAGGTTTTGGCTGACACTCTATCGATCTCGGCAGATGCTATCGCACTGGCGATGGCGTATCAATTTGCCCTAGCCGATTCGGTGGGATATTCGGATCAGGTCAATGTCGAGTCCAACTTGAGTGCTGGTGCGATTGATGCAGTTTCGACCCAGGACAGTGCCCTGACTAGCAACGGTTATGAACGCAAGCCGTTCGATGGTTCCAACCTTACGGATCAAGTCTTGGTGGCGATGTTCTACGGGGTGGCTCCTTCGGATTTGATGTCCGTTGTGGATGCTATCCAATCAGGTAGAGTACAAGATGCGTTCGGTACCGATCTACTGACCCTGACTGAGACGACAGGGTTGGAATTCCAGTACAATCGTGTATCTTTGGATGGTCTGGAGACCACCGATGAGGTATACCCATGGATTGATGGTGTGCTACAAATCGCTTTTCAAGGGGATGGTTTGCTGAGCGCTATACCAACATTCCAAGAGCCCCTACCATCCCTACAGCCCGCCATACCCCCAAAGACCAAGCAGCTTCCCAAGCTTCCCCCAGAAGAGATTCGTAGTTACATCATAGACCCACACCCTATTCGCAAACGTGAGTAGTAGAGGACCCCAGATAAGATGCAAAATGAAGATCTACACAACCTGACCGAAAAACCTCCCACTGGCCCTAGGAAGCCAGATATGATGCTCCAAGCCTCCGCTGCGGATATGGCTGAATCGAGAGCAGCTGAGAGGGCGGCCCGATCTGCCAATAGCCCTGACCTTTGGAATCGCCTGTGGGCAGAGAAGGGGGAGGAAGAGTGGCGGGTCAATGCTTTGCGGCAAGTGTACACTCGTGTCGAAAGAATTTTGCCTGAGGGGGCTAATGTGGTAGACCTGGGCGGCGGTGTAGGTGCATTGGGACGACGCCTCCGCGATACGAAAAAAGCCAACGTCCTGGTGGTGGATCACAGTGAAGAAGCTCTCAAGAAAGCGGCTGAAGAAGGCCTGGAAACAGCTATTGCTGACCTGGAGAACGAAGCCGATCTTCAGCGAGTCGTTACTGGCCGCGATGTAGTGGTGGCGACTGAGGTGGTGGAGCACCTGAGCGCCGCCACTCGACATCTACTGTTCAGCACAGCGGCCAAAATAGGTAAAGCGCTGCTCTCTGTTCCCAACGATCGTTTGGGACCGGACGAAGAACCGCAACACACCATCAAATACACGGCCATGTCCTTCAAACGGGACTTGCAGCAGCACTTCAACGACGTGCGGATTGAGGTGCTGGGGCCCTATCTGTTGGGCGTATGTGGGTATCCCAAAGGTTTCACCTTGTCGGTGACGATGCCCTGCCGTGATGAGGGTGCCGACCTGGAGGCCACTCTGGCCAGCTTCCGTGGAGTGGCGGACGAAATAGTGATTGGTATCGACCCTAGGACGGTCGACAACACCAGGGAAGTGGCTGAGAAGTACGCCGATGTGATCTTTGATCTCAAAGATCCTGAGGGACCAAAGGATGATGAGACTCCAGATGGTGGAGTCCACTTTGGTTGGATTCGCAACCAATGCATGGACCGTTGCACTGGCCAATGGATCTTCATGACCGAGGGGCATGAGCGTCTGATCAGTGGTTGGGAAACCCTCCTCTCTCTCAATAACCTGAATCAAGCTATCAAGGTCGGATTCGTCCTCCGGACGGGTCATGATCAGCAATGGGCGTTCCCCTGGTTGTGCAAAAACCAGAAGGATATCCGATACAAGCGTAAGACCCACAATGTTCTGGACTACCCAGATGGGTCTTATGTGGTCCAACTACCGACCATCCGAACCCTACATGATAGGGTGCATGACCGTGAGCTCTCAAGAGCCGAGCAACGAAAGACCCAGAACCGTCTGACTCTCTTGGAAGATTGGAGAGCCAACCGCAACGAGAATTCGCTGCACTACTTGGGTACTGAATGGCGGGAATACGACCCTGTAAGGGCCAGATCCTACATGGAGGAATACATCCGTTTGCCCAGAAAGAATGGGGCAATGCGGTATCATACTCGCCTCCAACTGGCCAAACTGTACGCCCAAGAGGCAGAAGAGGCCGCCAAGAAGGGTGAGCAGGCCAAGGTCAAGGAAATACTAGCCCAGGCTAGGGAAACCTTGATGGGTTGTTCGGGCGATGACTGGAGTCGCACTGAGCATTGGGTTTGGTTGGGGGATCTGGCCTTCAATGAAGAGAAATACGAGGAAGCCCTTCAATTCTACTTGTATGCGGGAACTAAAGTAGGAGAGCCCCCCTTCACCCTTTGGTGGGTAGATCTGTCCTGCTACTCTTGGATGCCTTGCCAACGACTGGCGATGTGTTTTGGAGAGCTAGGGAGGCTTAAAGATTCTCTTTATTGGGCACGTAAAGTACTAGAACTGCTTCCGGATAATGCTGCTGCTTGGGCATTCGAAGAGGCGCAAGCCAACATCAATCTGTTGGAGGAGACTATCGAGAATGTCAGACAATCTGAATGACGAACTGAACGCCTCGGGCGTATACATCATCGAAGTGATTCGTGACGGTAAGACTGGCCCTGAGGTGTTGGAACGGCGCGTTGTTCCGAATCTCGTGGTCAACACCGGCAAGCGCCAGATTTGGCGTATGAGCACGGGTCTCAACACGCACTCATTCACCAGGATGCGTATCGGCACCTCTGGTGTGGCTGCCTCTTCCGCTCAAACCAATCTCATCACCCCTGTGACCGGCACTTTGGCGGCCGCTGCCGTCACTCTGTTGAGCGGCACCCGCACCATGCAGTGGATCGTCTCGTACGCTTCTGGTGCTGGTACCAAGTCGGCCACCAACATCCGTGAAGTAGTTGTGATGAACTCGCCCACCAGCCCTGGTGGTTCGGCCTTGTCTCGTTCGACGTTCACAGCCGTCAACAAGACCACGGCGGATAAACTACGTATCACCTACCGCGCCCGTGTGACCTGATTCTTCTACGACTTGACAACATATCGGAAGTTGTCAAAAAGAAATGCCGTACTCGATGCTTTTGCTTCGGTACGGCATTTCTGTTTAAAGGGGTATTGTCTGTTCCAATGAGATGACTAACTACTTAGCCTTCTTATTAGCGCACCTTTGTGAGGCGATCTAATCAGACAGTCTCCAACCCATAAGAACCCTTATTGGGCGTTCTAGGTTGCCCCCTACAAGGAGTTTTGAGATGCTCTGGACGCCCAAAGGATTGACTGGATACGGTTGGAGTTTCTCTTCTACGGGTAGTACTCGTATTGCCGCCTCCTGGGGCACTTCTGTGACTCCTGGCAATAATACGATGGGGTCGTATGCCCAGGTTTTGACTTCCGGCAACGTATCGAAGGATGTTTTCGGACTTCAGATCCAATTTAGCTCAAATGCTGTTTCTACAGCCGCTAGGGATACGATTTGTGACATAGGTATTGATGCCGCTGGCGGTACCTCGTACACGGTTCTCATTCCGTCCTTGTTAGCTTCCAGTGCAGCTCCTTCATTGGGAGCAACTGGTTCTGGCCTGAACTACTTCTTCCCACTTTACATCAAAGCTGGGTCTACGGTCGCTGTCCGAGCGTCGGTCAACAATGCAACAGTCGGAACCCTTCGATGCGGTATTCGGGTATACGGGGCTCCTAGAGACCGTAGAAACGTCTTGGTAGGTTCCAAAGTTATTGCCTACGGGATCAGTACCGGTAGCTCGACAGGTACCGCAGTGACTCCAGGAACAACCTCCGAGGGCACTTGGACTTCGTTGGGGACCATTGCTTCTGGAGACAATCCGTGGTTTTGGCAATATGGTGTAGGTATAAATCAAGGCACCATTACAGCTGTGGCCTATACGGGGGATCTGGGAATCGGGGACGCTTCGAATAAGGTCATAGTCGGAGAAGATAGGGTCTGGCAAGGCACTACAACCGAACAGTGGTACGACAACGGTATCGCTGTGGGAAGCCTCTACCAAGCCAAAGCAGGGGATATTGTGTACGGGCGCCTCCAATGTAGTGGTACCGCAGTGTCTGGTATCTCAATGGGCGCCTATGGAGTGAAATGAACAATGGCCTTAAATAATGCTCTTTACTCTCAATCTGCTCAGACGATCTCTTCTACTGAGTACAGCCTAACCGCCAACTCTACCTCTTTAGCTACGGTCACAACTGTAGCAGTGATATCTGTGTGGATCGATGTCAATGCTTTAGCAGCTGGTGATGAATTTGAACTAGCTATACTTGAAAAGGCTGTAAGCGGCGGCACCCAGAGAAGAATGGTCATTGCCACTTTGGTGGGGGCTCAAGCTGACCCCCTGTTCGTCACAGCAGGGTGGCAGGTGGGAGTAGGTTGGGACGTCACTCTGAAGAAGATTGCTGGAACTGACCGCGCCTTTTCTTGGACAATACGATCGATTAGCTAATGTCTTGGAGTTTTGGTTTCGTACTATTCGGCGAGGGTGTTTTACCTAGCACCATCGATGTAGTTACGTCTACTGATTCCATAGCTGTCACCGATATTGGGTTCAACCCATATCTCCAACTCAGCGACACAGTAGCGGTCACCAGCTCAGCCGTCATCGAATTCTTCGACGGCAACGTGATCGCGATCACTGATTCGAGCGTCGCTGATTTTCCAACCACCTCAGCGATAGATCGATCCGCCAGCGACACCGTTGCAGTAACCGATTCCGCTACTCTTCAAAACGTATTCGATCGTTCTTCGAGCGATACGTTGGTAGTCACTGAAGACGTGGTCTGGGACCTGTACTTCAATGTTGACAGTATTTCAACCTCTGATTCTACTCTAAGAAGCCTTGAGTACAACAGGAGTGTTTCGGATACCGTCTCAGTCACAGATTCTGAGAGCAATCAGGTCGACAAGACCCTTTCGGATTCGGTCACACTCACCGATTCCACTGTAGCTTCTCGTGAGTATTCGATCCTCTTAGGAGATACCGTCTCGGTCACAGATGCTGAGAGTAATCTGGTCGACAAGGGGGTGTCAGATTCGATCGCTCTGACGGATTCGATCACGGTCACTCTAGGTACCCTCATCGACATTTCGTTGTCGACCGACACGATTGCCACTACTGATGCGGCCAACACCTCCATGGTGTTCAATGTGTCGGCGAACGACACTGTGAGTACGACGGACTCAACTGTCGTCGAGTTCATCATTAGTGTGATTGATCGATCGGGCAACGATTCGATCGCTGTCACTGACAGCATCTTTGAAGAGCGCTTCCTAGAGGTAGCTGCTTCAGACACCGCATCGATCACCGACTCTATTGTTGTCTCGGCTACGTACGAACGAGCGTCTAACGATACGGTCGCCACCACCAGCTCAGCTGTTCTTGAGTTCTATGACGGCAACCAGGTCACAATCACTGATTCCAGTGTTGCTGATTTCCCCGTTACTGGTGTGATTGATCGATCGGCCAGCGATTCGATCTCTATTACCGACTCGGCGACTCTGCAGAACGTGTTCGAACGTCTGCCGAGTGACACGATTGTGGTCGCTGAAGACCTCGTTTGGGACCTGTATAGGCCTGCAGACACCATCACGTTGACTGATGCGAATACTCTAAGTGTAGAATACGGCAGAAGTGTTTCGGATACTGTCTCGGTCACAGACGCTGAGAGTAATCAGGTAGATAAGGGAGTATCGGATTCGATCGCTCTCACCGATTCTGCTGCCCTGTCAATCGAATACGGTCGAACCGGATCGGATTCTATTGCTGTCAGCGATCAAATCCAAAGAGAGACATCGTTCCCTCAGGACAGCGTATCAGTATCGGATACTGCCGTCATCAGTTTGGAGTACTCTCGTTCTGCCAACGATACTCTAACGGTCACAGACAATGTGTCGATCGGCCAGACGATCGACACCGCACTATCTACCGATAGTGCGGCCCTGACTGACTCGACCTTGCTGTCTATCGAATACGGCAGACTGGTCTCCGACACAATCAGCACTTCTGATTCGATCTTGGTATCGGCAGAATTCGGCCGTCTGCTGTCCGACACTTGCTCGATTGCAGAACAGACTTTCATAGAGAAGACGTTCCCACAGGACAGCGTTACTGTCACCGATTCGACGATTGTTGGCTCAGAGTATAGTGTCATAGGATCGGATGCCATTGTCCTGTCGGATTCGATTCAGACTAGTTCTCAGTTTGATAGGACAATCCAAGATTCAATCGTCACGTCTGACTTCGCATTCCCTGAAATTGAGTCCGCTCTAACGGATGTCATCTCGATCCTGGACACTTCTGCTACCAGCATCGAGTACGGGGTCAGCACGTCTGATTCGATCCTTATTACAGATCAGACTCTTAGAGAGAAAACGTTCCCTCAAGACACAGTTTCAGTCACAGATCAGACCACCCTGTCTTCCGTCTACAGCCTGACGGCTTCTGACGCATTGTCGATTATCGATGATGTCTCGGCTACTACCAGCCAATCGATAGACCTGTTCCTAAATGACAGTATTACGGTCACTGATCTGACCAGCACCTCATCCGAATACGCCAAGAGTTTGTCGGATACGTTGGCGGCTACGGACCAAGGCAGCACAGAGGTTACGTTCAACCGCACCCTCACAGATTCAATCCTAACTTCAGAGCAACTGCTCGTAGAAAAGACGTTCATTTCGGACGTGGTGACGCTCGTCGACAGTCAGAGCACGAGCCTTGAGATTGGGGTGCTGGCTAGCGACACGATCCAAGTATCGGATCAGACCCTTAGGGAGAAAACCTTCCCCCAAGATGCGATTCTCGTCTCTGATTCGTTGGTCCTGTCTTCTCAATACCAGAGGTATTTGGCCGATACTCTCCAGATCCTGGATGACGTCTCAGCCACAGCTAGCCAGGCGACGGACCTATTCTTTAACGACTCGATCGTTGTCACAGATCAGACGCTCCTTTCGTCCGTCTACTCTCTGACAATATCTGATTCGCTGGCCATTTTGGACTCGACTGTTGTTGATGTTCAATCTACCAGCTCAGACACGATCAGTGTCTCAGATGCTGTAACGGCCGGTCTAGAGAAGGCCCTGGCTCTTTCAGATTCTGTGACGACCGCTGACAGTTTCCTGTTGGGGTTTGAGTACGGTAGAAATCCGATCGATTCGATAGTTTTGGCGGATCAGACGATCCCAAGCATTGATAAAGATCGTTCGGCTTCCGACACAATCAGCACCTCTGACTCCTTCTTGCGTAGTTTGGAGTACGGCCGCCTACTGTCGGATTCGATTTCCCTCACCGACTCCTCCATTGTTGATCTGTTCCAAGGCTTGTCGGTATTCGTTGCCGATTCCGCAGTCATCACGGATCAACTGATCCCGTCTACTGACTACATCCGCTTGACTGCGGATGCGGTAACCCTATCGGATTCTCCCCTTGTATCTCTGTTTTCTGAAAAGGCCGCCTCTGATACGATTCAGGCCACAGATCAAAATACACTCTCGCTAGAGTTCGGCCGATTCCTGGTTGATTCAGTGACAGTGTCCGAGCAGTTGGTTCCAGACACCAGCTATGTTCGCCCTGTTTCTGATGCGATCGTTGTTTCAGACCAGAGCTCAATCTCCTCGGTCTACGAAAAGACGATTCTGGACACAATCTTCGTTGTGGATAGCCGTGCCGTAAGTTTGGACCAGAACCGGTCAAACAATGACGTCATCAGCTGTCTGGACCAGTGCACCCTGGCGTCTGAATACGTCAAAGTACTTCAAGACAGCATCCAGCTAGCTGAACAGCTGATCCCGTCTACCGACTACATCCGAAGCATCGCTACGGATTTGATCGACACCACTGAGCAGTTGATCGTTGAGAATGAGCGGGGGACAGTTGTTGAAGACGCCCCCATCAGCGTCTCTGACGCGCTGTTGGCCGAAACTTCGTACCGTAGGTCAGCTTTTGACGCCTTGGACATCTCTGAGGTCTTGCTAGCGGAGACCCAGTACGTCAGAGACACTCAGCCGGACTCTATCAGCTGTCTGGATGGAGCTGAGGCTGCTATCGAGACCTTCCTTAACTTTTTGGATGACCTTGAGGTTTCGGATCAGATCGTCATCTTCACCGAATCCAATTTCTCAATCGTCGAAGATGATGGGATTACGGTGTTCGACGACACGATCGTCAGAATCCTTAACAATGGGGTCGGTCCCAGCATCTCGGCGGATACTAACGCTGTCAAACGCTTCCGGTACATGCAGCAACTTCAGCGTGGGGACCTCTGTATCAGGACTTCAGATGCGACGGGTCCGTATGGGCCGGCGGCGGTCTATTACCGGCTCTACCAGATTTCTAAGTCTGGGGCCCCTATGATGGTAGGAGGGCGTCAGAAAGCTGTCAATGGGGCTGTAGGGGAGTTCTACGTCATAGGTTTGGCGGGTGAACACGGTCAACCAGGCGAATGGTTGATCAGATGGGAAATCCAAGATTCGGCTCAATCACCTATCCAGACGGTGGACCAACGATTCCTGGTTTTGGATGCTTTGGCGTTGAATCCCAATGGGGGTTTTCCGCCTAGAGTCAACAAGTATGGTTGGGAATGATGGCGCTTTCATTGATTAGGTGGTCTTAAGGAGTAGAGATGTCGGTAGCATTTTACAAGGGTCAGCAATTGGGTTCCAAGGACCTTGACATTTGCCTAGCAAATGCGTCGGACTACCCTATCAATGCGGCTGAAATATCCTACGCTCTATACGACCTGACCACTGGCAAAGAAGTGTTGCTGGGAGTACCCCGCAGAGATCCGGCCAACGATTCGGTCGGACATTACTATGCCAGTATCGTGATCCCCAAAGACGCTCGTATCGGAGATTACCGAATTCGCTGGGTATTCAGGGAAGTGGCGGGGGGTAAGATTCATCAGGTGGTGCAAGAATTCAACGTCATCGACGGGGCGGCCGGACCGATGGTGATCGTCCCCTGTTCAGAGATCGCGTTGGTGAGGAGTCTTCGGATCCTTCTCAGGGACAACAACCCTGACCGAAATTACCACTTTCGACCGCCTGCCCATGAGGAGACGATCACTCAGTTAAATCGAGTGTTCGGCTACATTTGGGAAGATGAGGAACTGGCTGAATACTTGCTCCGCTCTCTCGACATGGTGTCGGCTGCCCCTCCCCGTACCCCCATTCCTTCTTTTGACGCCCTGTTTCGAGACTACCCTGACTGGCGAACCTTGGTGATCAATGGGGCGATGATGTACGCCTTGCGGGCAGTTGCGATCAATTGGGTGGCAGATGAGTTTGGCTACAGTATTGGAGGAATCTCTCTAGATCTGGAGAAATCGTCCAAATACCAACAACTCTCCCAGGATGTCAAAGACTCCTTTGACAGCCAACTTGAGAAAGCTAAGGCGACGGTCAAGATCATCAAAGGTTTGCAGCAGCCCCGATACGGGATCGGTATTCGGAGCTCGTTTGGGCCGTATGTGGGATCAGGTGTGTTGAGCCCACGAAAGTTCGTCGGATTCTGAACTATTACACTTTAGATGTAATTCGCTTCATAAGGCGAATGCCTTCTAGCTGAGGTGGGGCTGGTGTAAGTTACCGGCCATGGACATCAAGACGTGTGCTTGTGGTCAGGTGTTCTCCTCTTTTAGAGTGTTGGCAGCTCACCACAAGGACTGCACTGTGTGGCAGGATCAATTGGGTCAGTGTGAAATATGTAAGCGGCGCCACTATCGCCATGTACAGGTTTGCCCAAATGAAGGTGAGGACCGCAATCGTCGGCGCCTCATTGAGAAACATGGTATACCTCAAGGCCTGTTCGAGGATTGTTTGCGAGAACTGAACAAACAATACTCGGACGGCCGCCTCAAATCAAAGAGAGCCTATGACAACTAAGAAGAATCTGACGACAGAGGACCCTGTAGAACCTTCTACTTTGGAGGAATTGCGTAGTTTGCAGGAGGCTAGAGCAGGGATTGCCGACAACTTGCTGTCGCTGGAGCAAGAACGGATCCAGTTGTTGGCGGCGGCCCGAAAGGTTGACGATCAACGCACTCGACTTTTCGAGAAATGCTTGATTGATCGTGGGCTGAGCAGCAATACGATTGCCGAGATAGATGCCAAGACTGGCAAACTGTTGGTGATTCAGACGACCGCTAGTCCCCCGAAGACCTGATTTTTTTATCAGATGGCTGAATGGAGAGGTGCCATTCAGCCATGCCTTACGCTTCAAATCGAGACCGCGATCCGCCTACACTCGAATTGGTGAAAGTTGCTGAACCCGCGGCACCTCTCAACCTTTTCATGACGAGTGGGTATCAGCCGGGGGTGGTAGACCTATCTTGGACGGACCCTTCCCAACTTTCGGTCAACAGTAATTTCCAGATCTGTGGGGTCAACATTTATCGGAGCTTTGACTCCGAATTTGGCCCCTACGATAGGATCAACCCCTATCCTCTGGGCGGCACGTTTTGGCGAGATCAGACCAACAATGTGTTGGTTCAGGATGAGCAGGTTACCGATTGGGTAATGTTTGGGGATGCGGTAGCCGCGCAAAGAAACGCTCCTCGATACGTCTTTAGGACTAGTTTTGGCCCGATCGTCAAGGAGGGTTCTCAAAACATCCCCGCCAACACACCCTCTGACGTTGAGGTGAGAATTGATGGGATGGTGGCCCGAGTGGCCCGAGTGACGGGTGAGACGTGGGAGGTGGAGATAGACCCCAATCCCTATCCAAACGTCACCACTCAGCTGATGGACCCTGGGATCGTTCCAGGCCCTGACAGTGTGGTGACGGTCTCCTATCGGTACAACAGGTCTTTCGTTAGAACAGACCTGAGTCAGCGTATCTTCTATCGTGTCACCACCGTGGGGACGATGCTTAGCACACTTGCTGGCCCAGCAGATCCTCATGAGCTGTTGGAGACGCAACTTGCCCGAGCCACTCTCACCAGCACCTTCGAATTAGAGAAGGTGGATTGGGTGTGGCGGGAAGCGGTTCGTCGGAATCGGTGGATTCTTGACCAGGGTGGGGAGCGGGTCAAAGTTTTCATTCGGAAGCAGGTTGGGCCTGTTTGCCCTTGCTTCAATACCCTCACCCATCACCAACCTGTAAGTGACTGTACCATCTGCTATGGGGTGGGCGTCATAGGCGGGTATGAAGGGCCGTACGACATCATCCTCGCCCCTGACGATGCGGAACGGAAGATAGGTCAGCGAGACACAGGCCGCACAGTAGAGCACTCGTACGAGGTCTGGACGACATCCAGTCCGTTGCTTTCTCAGCGAGACTTCATCGTCAAGATCAACGGTGAGCGATACAGTATAGGTCCAGTCAGGATGCCCTCCAACCGAGGTATGTTGCTACAACAACATTTCAACATAGGTCATCTGGACGAGAAGATGATCCAGTACAGAGTTCCGATTGACGGGCCGAATCGCTTCTTGCCCAACCAGGCGGCTGAACTGGTGCCTCCTCTAAACTCTCCCGCTCAGATCACTGATAAGCCTGAGATTCCGGATGAACGGGAACTAAAAGGCCGCACCAAAACATGGGTTAACATCGTTTACTGATGATCGCTCTACCCAAAATACGTATCAATTACAAGCCCTTGGTACCCAAAGGAGCACTCGATAAGTTTGAGCCCAAGAAGGTATTGAAGTCCCTTCAACGTCAAATCCTCGAAGAAATACGACGAGAGATTGAGGAATACGCCTTTTCCCCTAGAGCCAAGAGGGCTTTGAAGAAGGGTCTGAAGACCAGAATCTACGAGAGCAGCCTCATAGTGACCGCCACTCACCCCGCTTTCTTCCCCTTGTTGGAGGGGCGCAAGAGGGAACAAATGACTTGGCTGACCAAGGCTAGGCGGCCCATTCCAATCATCCTCGATACAGGAGAACTGATCTTTAGGTCCGCCACCCCCAGATCGATGGCTAGGGGTCGATGGTATCACCCTCGACGAGAATCTACCCATATTATCGACAAAGCGAGAGATGCTGCTCGAACCGTCATCAAGAGACGTCTGGTGAGAGCGCTCCAGAAAACCCTACAAGATACCCTAAAGAGATAAAATGAGCGATTCAGGCGGAGTTTCAGTCGTGTGTCTGACTATGGGTGGGCACTTTGTACCAGACATCAAGGTCGATATCCCCCATCGAGAGCAGATCTTCATAAAGATGGAGGACTACCTCAGATCGAGAGACCTTCATCGAGCCATCAATTCTGGGATCGTTTTTAAACTAGACACGGTGACCGTACGTCAACCAGTGGAGTCTGCCGTGGATATTGAGAGAATGGCCCAGCTGGAACTAGAGAACGCTCGCCTCAAAGAGGCTCTGGAACGGGCCAATAAGGTCAACTCAGACCTACATTCGGGGATGGCCAATCTCCAGCAACAGATGACCAACGTCCTGTCTGCTTTGGGGCGCATAGAAGCCGCCCCAACCACGACTATTGTGCAACAAGTATCTGGACCTGGGGGTTATGTGCCGGCAAGTCAGAATACTGGTCCAGTAAGCGAAGCGGTGGGTGGGGAGGCCCCCATGTTTCTCCCAGACCTGAGTCAGGACTTGGGGGAGGCCAGAATCCAAATCACTGAGCAAGTTAGTGATGGGGATGTCTCTGGACCAGCTTCTAAGCTCCGTCAACTACGTGGTGGCGGCAAGAAGAAGTGATTCTTCTTTTGATTCGATCAGCCTAGGGTAAGCCTATGCTGAAGCGAATTGCACAAGACCCCCATCAGGAGAACATTCGTGTAGTCTGGCACGAACCTACGCAATTCGATCATTTGCGGCACGGCCCTCCCTATCTGCCAAAATCCTATGAGGCTGTAAAGCTTGGTAAGGATCAAAGACTCGAAGTCAAACAGATCGTCAGGACCTCGGCGGTCAAGATGGCTGGTGGGGGGACGATGCTTTCGATGTTGGCCATGCTTCAGGCGTTGGCTTTGCTTCATCAAACTCATCACTGGAGCACCTCAGGGGTTAGCTTCAGTGGGGACCACTTGCTTTTCGAGAGACTCTACAACGAGTCTCTCGAACTTATTGACCAATTGGCTGAACGGATCATTGGGTCGGGAGATTCAACCACCATCACTGCATTCGAACAAGCGACCGTTATGGCGGACTTGTTGGTTGCGTTGGGACCGGTCAAATCTCCCGAGGACATGGTTCGCATCAGTCTGGGGGCCGAGGCCACGTGTGTGACTGCCATTTCTCAACTGATTGCCACCATGAAGGCAGCCGGTACTCTGAGTCACGGTATCAGCAAACTGTTGGAAGACATTGCAGATAAGCACGAGACCTTCGTCTATCTGCTCAAGCAACGTTCTCAAACGGAGACCTACGATTTCCGTTGAAAAAACCAAAGGTAAAACACATGAAAAAAGATGAAGGTAAATCTGTCAGTCTAGGTGTCGGTCTGGACATTGGTACCATGAACATCGTTTCCGCCAGATCGAAAGATGGTGGCGTGGTGACCAAGCGAGTGCGTGACGCCTTTTTGGACTTAGAACTAGCTGCAAAGCGTAGCTTGAAAATGTCCAAAGTCGACTACGTGGAACGTGAGACAGATGGAGCCTTGTTGGTGCTGGGTGATTCGGCATTGACGATGGCCAATCTGTTCAAGCGTGAGGCTCGACGGCCCCTCAGCCGAGGCTTGATTGCCGCTGGCGAAATCGACGCTCAAGAGGTGTTGGGGCTGCTGATCAATCAAGTGCTGGGCGATCCCCAGGAAGACGGTGAGCACTGCTTCTACAGCGTGCCAGCGGCCCCGATCGACGACCCCTCTCAGGACGTGATTTTCCACACAGAAGTCTTCCGTAAGATCGTCCGAGACTTCGGCTACCACGCCCATCCGATGAATGAAGCCATGGCAATCATCTACAGCCAGTGTGCCGAGGAGAACTTCTCCGGCTTGGCGGTCAGTTTCGGTGCGGGTATGGCGAACATTGCCCTGTCCTACCAGGCCAACAAGGCCTTGGATTTCGCTCTAGCGCGAGGTGGTGACTGGATTGACGCTCAATCGGCCAAGGCGCTTGGAAAGACAGCTTCTCAGATGTGCACCATCAAAGAGAAGGGGATCGACCTCCGTAAACCCAATGGTCGTGAAGAACAAGCGATCGTTCTCTACGTCAGGAGCCTGATTGACTACACCCTTCAGAATGTGGCGGCACAGTTCAAGAAGGTGAAGAACGACATCGCTCTACCAGACCCAATTCCGTTTGTCGTTTCTGGCGGCACCACCAAAGCGGGCGGCTTCCTCGATATTTTCAAGGAAGAGTTCGAATCTCACAAGAAGCGCTTCCCGATCCAGATTAGCGAGATCCGTCTCGCCAAGGATCCGATGACCGCTGTGGCGGAGGGCATGCTGGTACTCGCCTCTGAAGAACACGAATCAGATAAGTAAGGGAGAGTGGGCCAGTGTACTACAACTTGGTAGGACCCCTGAAGCGGCGAGTCATCCTTGAACTGAAGGACAGCTTTTCGAATCATCCTGTCTACAACAAGATCGTTCCGTTCATTCAGAACCGATTCTCGTTTGAGGAACGTCCTCAATTCGGGATCGTCATCAAGGGGTCCAGTACCAATAAGGTGCAGCTGGCGGCGGACAACTACGTGGGCACTGTTCAAAGCCATGTAATGTTGGCCTATGTGGGGCAACCTGAGTATCCTTTGGAATGGGTAAGAGAGGATTCTAGGGTAGTGACCAAGAATGGGGGGATGCCCACTCCTCCTGGGGTCTATTTGATGGAGATCCTGACTGCTCCTACGGTCAACGGTGAAGACGGCTTCTTCGTCATCGATCCTATGTATACGGTAATCGATCGTCCCTTGATCGTCACTAGAGCGGGCATGACAGTAGACGCTCAATTGGAAAACCTGCCGCTTCAGAATACGTTGCGGCTCTATGCCAACAACTCTTTCTTTCTCAAAGAGGGGTTGGACTATACGGTAGATTACGATACCGGTAGGGTTACCTTCATCACCATCTTGCCAGCCAACACACAGGTGTCGGCGGACTATAGGTGGGCAGGAGAATCGATAGGGCCAGTGGCGTTTCAGTGGAATCAAGCCAATTGGACCACTCTTCCAGGGGTAGTGTTGGCTTTTGGGAAAAGGTCCGCCCCAAAACAGAAGGTGGCGGTGGTGGTCTACCAGGATCGAATCGATGCTGCCGAGGCGTACGGCGGGAAGTTCGAAGTCAGTTTTGACTTCGATGTGATTGCCAGGGATCCGATGCAGATGGAGGAGATCGCAGATCTGACCACCATGTATCTGTTGGCTGACAAGAAGAGTCAATTGGAATTCGAAGGAATCGAGATCTTAGATGTCTCGATGGGCAGCGAGGCTGAGGAAATAGCAGATGAGACGGGAGAGAACTTCTTCTACCAAGCCTCTATGTCGCTGCAATTGAGAGCTGATTGGGAAGTGCACGTGCCGCTTCCATTGGTGATTAGCAAGATTAATTCCGGAGGTATCACTCCTGTTGCTTCCGACGTGTTGTTCAGAACACACCCTATTCTTCAGAGAAGAGATGATGATTATGAGAGGATCGGCTGATGCCTAAGTTCAGTTTTGAATGTGCCTGTAGCACACAATTCACCCGCACCCTAAAGATGGGGGACCATGCGACTCATGAGTGCCCTGCTTGTGGAGCTGAGGCCCCTAGACTTTGGGAAACCTTTGGGTTTGATTTCGCCAAAGGAGGCAAGTCACCTGCCAATTCAGGAGTATCGAAGCACGATTATCCAACAGCTGACAGGGTGGTAGGAGTTGATGCTGAGTCCAGGTGGAAGGATCAAGCTGCTAGGGAAGTGGTCAAGTCCAAGGTCAGGAAACAGGTGGGGACCCACGCTTTGATTCGAAAGAATGGTAAAGACTTCATCGATTACGAGGGCGGTACTCCCGAACTGATCGAACGTCGTAAGAATTTGGCTCAAGAGGTGAGAACCATTCAGGCCAAACAAAAAGACGAGTGACCTCACTACTCCTCTTGTTTCCACGTTCTAGGTAGAACCAGATTGAGATTTAGACCCAAAGCGCCCCTAGATATGATGTAAAAACAAAAACCCTAATCAATTCGAGGCTTTATGGCGATCGGCCCCTACTCAACTTACGTTCCCCCTGGCGTCTACACCCGTACATTGTCGGATGCCAATGCTGCAAATCTGGTAGTTGGTCTTAAGATCCCAGTGGAAGTTGGGGTGGGTCAAGAGGAATTGACTCAATCCGATTACGAATTGGTGCGTGGTTCTAGCGCAGGACTGGATCAGCAGATCATCAATGAGGATGTGAGCGCCAGCTTCGTTGTGGATGACTCGAACCCCAACCACCCTATCTTGGGTTTGGCGAATGGGACATCAACACAGTTCATCGTCAGAAACGCTCCCATTGTGACGGGGCAAGGGATTGGGAAGATCTCTAACGACATCAAGACCCTCTCGGTGACGATCAACGGCGTCCCAGTAGCGGTAGGGTCGGTTCAGGGTGCAAGTGGATCGGTGTTTCTCCAGATCCCGCCCCAACCAGGAGACAACGTTCGTTGCACCTATTGGTTCCATCGTTCGGACACGAGTTTCACGGATGATGTGTCGAACCAGGTAACCACAGTAGCCGCGTCATTGACCACACCAGGTTACGCTCCTTTCCAGGTTGTGACTGGTTTGACCGATACTTTCGTGTTCTCGGTAGATGGTACGCCCAAGACGTTGGTCTTTGGGGCAGGTAGCTACACAGCCGTTGGCCTCAAGAGTGTGATCGATGCTGCGGCCGTGTCAGGCTTGGCTGTGTCGGTTTCGACTGACGGTCAGGGACGTGACCACCTCACCTTCACAGCTGCCCGCTCATTGTCGATCGGTGGTGGTAACGCGAACGGTGTGCTGGGTTTCTCGCCCAACACGAACACGAACCGTAACGCTACCTTCCGCGTATTTCAGCGTCCAATCGTAGACGGTACGGACGGCGGTATCACCACCACAGACCCGACTAAGGTTGTGGCGGTGGTCAACAATGTCCAAGTGGTGGTGTCGGCTGTCGACGGTACGAACGGTTTGGTCACCCTGCCTTTCGCTCCAGCAGCTGGGTCGACGGTGAAATTGACCTACTTCGCCAACACCTGGCAGGACACATTCGACTACTTGCCCAACACACTGGTGACGGACGTGATCCGTTGCGGTTTCGCGGCAGGTCGTAACGACTACATTCAAGGCCAAGACTTCGTGGTCTCGAATCCGAGCCCGGACGTGTCGATCATCCACTGGGGCAGCAGCTTCGTTGTTTCTTCGGCTCAACACACCAGTGGCACTACCCCCTTCAATGAGGTTCAGATCCTCCCCACCTTGGTGGATGATCGTCTCTTCTCGGTGGAAGCCACACGTGTCGTGGATACGACGGTCATCCCTGCTTTGGTGTCTTCGAACCAATTCCTCCTACCTGAGGTGCCGACCACAGGTAACGGACGTGACACGCCCCTTGGGGCAACGGTCTATGGTGCAGTATCGAACGGCCGCAATGGTCTGGATACCAATCGTCCTGACTTGGTGACGGTTCACACTGGCCGAGATTTGGTAGATGCGCTGGGCCGTGCGGCGGCGGTGGTGACGGTGGTTGATGGGGAGAATCGCAAGATCACTCTCAAGAACCCTGTTCCCCCGGATCACAAGGCGTATGCGACTTTCTGGTACAGCCGTTTGACGGATGACACGTTCATCCTGACCAACAAGGTGACGGGTCCGGTTGGTACGGGTCAGTTCGAAGTGCTTGATACCACAACAGGCAAGAACCTTTATCAGGTTCGCTTCGGAACCAAGTCTGGCCTTTCTGAGATTGTTCAATGGCCTCGCGGTTCAGAACAAGTGACGGACGGCTTCCACACGGGCGCCGGCACTCCTGTTGCTGAAACAGTCACTGTGACGTTTGGGTCTACTTTGGCCGAAAATGCCATCTATACCAACCTAGGAGCAGCTCCTTACTCGTTCTTCCAGACCTACAGCAATAACTGGAGAACCACCATCAATGGTAACGCCCTAGTTACCAACTTGACCACAGCTGTGCCGGCTTACTTGGTGTCAGCCAGAACCCCCACCAGCGGATCGAATTCGATCACCATTCCAGCCTCTCCCGCCAATGTTTTCAACATTACGGTCGATGGCGTGAATGTGGCGGTGACATTGACGGCTGGCGCTAGAACACCAACACAAATTGTTGGTGAAATCAATGCAGCGATTGATGCCAACGGCGCTTTCAGCGGCACCGCTCCCAACACCTTGGCAAGTTTTGTTCAGGTGAACGGTACAAACGGTGATGTGTTCTTCGTTATCAAATCGTACACTACTCCTGGCGCACTGCCTGGTGGTTTTGATAACGCATCTACTGTGGCGATTCGTCAAGGTACGGTCGAGAATGTGCTTGGATTCAGCACCTTCCAATCGGCTCAAGGCACTCCCACAGCCACCAACAAGCCAGCCACCATGTTGGGTGGTATTGCAGGGCCGTTCAACATCACCTCTGGTGTCAACGATGTGTTGACCTTCCGTCTAAACGGAATCGACTACACCACGACCTTGCCAGCAGGTGCCGCGGTTACGGCTTCTTCAGTGGTGACCGCCATCAACAGCACCCCTGGTTTGACAGGTGTTGCTTCAGCGGGTACTTTGGGCAACCTGAACAAGATTCGTCTAACCAGCACAGTGGCGGATCCAAGCTCCAGCATTGTGATGTTGGATGGTTCGGCCAACGATGTGTTGGGCTTCCTTGATGATGCGACAGCTAGCCAAACACTAGTTGCGGCTTCTGAGGTGGTGGATGCCCTAAACGCTACCTCAGGCTTCTCGGCCCGCGGTGTGGCGTACGTCAGCACCATCAATGGCTCACAGTATGTGACCATTGAGTCTCTGACGGTCGGTGCTGCAACATCAAGCATCGTATTTGTCAGTGGTTCGGCCTCGGCCTTCAACCCCACTACTGGAACTGGAATCGTTCCAGGAACTAGCGGTGACAATGGTGCTGATGCTCAGGACAAGTTCACTGTCAGCTCGAACAATGCAAGCGGTTCGGCTGGTTCTGGTATCCCAGGTCAGACCTACACAGATGCAAGGACGGGGCTACGTTTCACCGTACTGCCTGCCACAGACGGCAGCTACACTTCTTCAGGCTTCTTTACCTTGGAAGTGTCCCCAACCTGGAAGGTCAATCCAGCAGTTCCGTACTTGTCGCTTCCAGGTTTGGAAACGGTGGTTACCGACACGGTTGGTATTGGGGTGAACGACACCGCTACTGTCAACACTTTCAATCCTTCTGGACTGGAACCAGCGATAGGCGACTTCTACTTCGTCACCTACAATTTCAGGAAGCAGGACTTTTCGACCAAACTTTATCAACAGTTCAAGACTGTGGAGGCCAATTTCGGGCCTCTCTCGGCTGAGAACAAGGTAACGTTGGGTGCCTACCTGATGATCCTCAACGGAGCCGTGTTGGTGGGTATCAAGCAGGTGCTGAAGGTTCAAAACACCAATCAAGCTAGCGATCAAGACTTCATTGAAGCGATCAGTGAGCTTTCGATCCCTCTGCCTGGTAACGTCAAGCCGGATGTGTTGGTGCCTCTAACGGGAAGCAGCACGGTTTTCGCGGCCCTCATGCAGCACTGTGAAATTCAGTCTAATGAGCGCAACCAGTCAGAACGCATGGGCTTCGTCGGGTTCTCGTCGGGCACCACTCCAACCACTGCTCAATCGGTGGCCAGGAGCTTGCTCTCGAAGCGTATGATGGCTTTCTACCCCGACAGTGCGGTCATCACGCTTTCGGATCAGTTGGGTGCCAGCTACGAGACTTTGGTGGATGGTTCGTTCATCGCGGCCGCTATTGCGGGCGCGGCTTGTTCACCAGCCGTCGATGTGGCGACTCCCTACACCCGTCGTCGCATCCAAGGGTTCACCCGTATTCCTCGGATTTTGGATCCGATTACGGCCAATCAAACGGCGGTCGCTGGCATCACTCTCTTGGAGGACTTGGATCCTTTGATCCGTATCCGCCAAGGTTTGACGACCGATATGTCGGACATCTTGAAGCGTCTGCCGACCGTCACTCAGATTGGCGACTACGTTCAGCAGCAAAGCCGCGTAGCTCTGGACAGCTTCATCGGTACCAAGTTCCTCGCTAGCCGCACTAGTGAGGTTGAGGTCTCGATGACGGCCCTGTTCAAGCAGTTGGTTCAAGCTGAGATCGTCGGTGGTTGGATGGGGATCTCGGCCACCATCAACCCCATCGACCCGACGGTTATGGACTTCGAAGCTTGGTACCAGCCAATCTTCCCGCTCTTGTACATCCAGATGACGTTCTACCTCAGAGCTCGCATCTGAGAAGATAGCGTCTGATTAGGCCAAAGGGTCGGTGCTCAAACGAGTATCCGACCCTTTGCTTTTGGTGTATTTCTATTATCTGAAATCTAGCTTGCGAGGCTAAAGTTTCGGAATTCTTAGCCGTTATAGGACAAGCATGGAACGTTGGGCTGAAACGAGCGAAGACGAGCTGATTGGCGAATTCCAAGTAGCCGAGTATTTGATCTTTCTGTTCGCACTGGATACCTATCTGAGGTATTCGGAGGAAACGACGGGCCAAGACCAGTTGGAAGGGGATACGATCCGGAAAGGGGTCACCATCCTTCGTCTGGCCGATCATTCGTTAGATTCGATCAAGTCTTACCTTGACAATCACTTGCCCTCGCCCACCCACAAGATGATGCTCAATCGGGCGATCAATATCTCGATCTCTACCGCGAATGGAGTGGCGAGACGAGCCCTCCAGTTCCGGACCTTGCTTTCTCGTGGCGGTCCCTCGACCATGAAGGGTATCTTCGATACCACCAAATACATCCGTCAGGTGCGTGAAGCCATCAGTGCGTCGATGTTGGAAGATGCCGATCGTGCGCTCGATATTTTTGCCGCTTTGCCGATGCGAAATACTCGTATGCGGGCTTGGATAGATCTGGCGGCCAAGGTGGCAGGTTCGGGAGAGGCCGCTCCTAGTGCGGTAGACGCTGGCTCAAGAGAGGCTGGAGAAACCTCCACCGAACTGGTGATTCATCAGGTGCAACAGATCGCCGCTTCTGGCGCGGATGAATCGCTCAAATCTCAAGAGGCTCAAGCAGAACTGTTGGATACGGTTGAGCGAGAGGCCACCAACGCAGCCAGACGATCGCTTGAGATCAATTCTCAATCTGATGAGCCTCCCACTCGTTCGGAAGTGGTTGGCGTGGCGGTAGCGGCCGCTACTGCGGCGATGAGTGACCCGTCCAAACCACAGAACATCCCCACTCCTTTGCGCCGCTTGGACGACGAGCAACGTGCCGCCGCTTTGACGGATGGCAAAGTGAGGGTGGCGGCCGGTGCGGGTAGCGGTAAGACTTCTACGGTTGTGGCTCGTGTCGAATACCTGATCAAAGAACGTCGAGTTCTACCTAGCCGAATCTTGGTGACAAGCTTCAACAATAAGGCTTCTGAGGAGCTGAAAGAGCGTCTTGGAAAAGCGGTGGGCGGTGAGTCGCTCCAACAGATGAGTGTAGGGACCATGCACTCTCTGTTCAAACGCTTCATTGGTGAGTACGGCACCAATGCTGAGAAGGTCACCATGGGACAGTTGAAGAACGGCCCCAACGGCTTCATTGGGGACGGTAAGAAGATCGGTTATGCGGTCCAGAATATTTGGGAGGATTGCTACGGGAAACAGAAACCAATTCCGAAGCTTCAATCTGTTTTATTGCTGAAAGCTCAATGGGCGGGAAACCACGTTACGCCCCTCGAAGCGGCCGCAAAAGCACGATCCTCCTCAGAAAGGGATGCAGCTCTTTGGTATGAGATGTACGAAGGCCTCAAAGGTTCGATTCCTGGTTGGAAACCCGTTTGCCATTCAAAGAGCTACGAATCTTTCATGACAAAGGTGCGCCCAAACAACATCCCGTTGGGCGACTTCTCCGACATGTTGTCTACCTTTCTCAAGATCCTGAAGCGTGAACCCAGGGTCCAAATCACCATCCAGAAGATGTACGACCACATCATTGTGGATGAAGCCCAGGACCGTAATTCGGTCATGAAAGAGGTTTTGGATCTGTGTGCTGGACACGTGACCGATGGATCTGACGGCAAATCCTACTGGGTGGTGGGCGACGATAAGCAGGCCATCAATAGCTTCCAAGGGGCTCGCTCCGAATTGTTCATCAATATGGGTGAGGAAGATGGTTGGAAGACCCGCTCAATCCGCACCAACTACCGTTGCGAACCTGAATTGGTGGATGCTGCCAACAAGCTGATCGCTCACAATAAGGGCCAGATTGAGATGGAATCGGTGCCTAACCCTCAGAAGGTTCGTGGTTCCGGTAGCATTCAGGTAGTCACTCCTATGGATGAGGCGGGGGCGGCTCTGGGAGTCGTAGAGGGCATCAAACAGAACCTCGTCTTGGGTGCCAATGTGACAGACCACGCGGTATTGACCCGAACCAACAAGGAACTTCACGCCTACGAGACTGCTTGCATCATTCGAGGAGTTCCGTATGCCCGTAAGGGTGCATCATCTTTCTTGGGGTCTCCAGAGACGACTGCTTTGCTGGGGTACGTGCAGTTGGTGACTGGTTCTGACTTCACCAAAATGCAGAAGGCGTTGGGCAATGCGATCAACAAGCCTCGCCGATTCTTCTTGACCGACCCCAAGAAAGCGCCTGAGGCGGTTGAAGCGGCACTCTCTGCCTATGCACGTCAACGAGACGTTGACGTGAAGTCGATCAATCCGATGACGGCCCTTCAGGATCGGTCCTTTGTGCGTCACTTGGTGGACGCTTTGGCCAAACTGACCCGTTCTGGAAAAGCCTTCAAGTTCGAAGAAAAGATCGAAGACTTGGCCCAATCTTTGCAGGAAATGAAGGCCCTGACTACTGACCCAGATTACACTACCAAGAATCTGTTTGACGATATCTTGGGTCTCAAAGGCACGGGCATCGTTGGTGGGGCGTTCGTCGAACAGTCGTTCCGTGAGTCTCTTCAGGCTGACTTGAAAAACTCCACCTCTGCAGACGATGACGAGGCGGTAGATGAGGATGACGAGGAAGACAGCACCCAAGGGTTGGGTAACATTTCGTTCCTCTACCAGTTGGCGTTGCCCGATCCGACGGATGAGGACGATGAACTGAACCCGCCCACCACCCCCATGGGGTTCAAGCAGAAGATGGAACGCTACGCTTCCAAGATGAAGGATCTACGTACCGACATCACCAAGTGGTACAAGGAACAGTCCGCCTTGCCGCCAGAAAAGCGTTCTCCTCCACCAGGTGTCTATCTGGGCACGTGTCACTCGACCAAGGGAGCTCAGTGGCCTACCGTGTTCGTGGCTATGCCGGCCGGCAAATTCCCCATGGTGCCGATCGTCAAACCAGGGGAAGAACCACCACCTCCAGAGGAAGTGGAGCAAAAGTTGGAAGACGAGCGTCGTCTGGCTTACGTGGCGATCACGAGGGCAGCGAAGAACTTGACGATCGTCTGCCCCAGTAGTGTGGGTGGCAAGGCAGGCGGAGTTAGCGAATTCGTGTACGAGGCCGGCCTCAACTTGGGTCAAAATATCAAGCCGGCAGAGCCTAATGAAAAGCAAGCTTTCGACGTAAGCAATGTTGATTGGCAACCTCATGATGGGATGGATGCCTGATGGCCGCTCAATACACTGAAGTCACTCTCCAAGACATGGAAACCTTTCTCAAGCGGGGCTTCCGTGCGCTCCGTCCTCAGAAAGGACACTCAAATGGAGGGGAGTACTATTACGACCTCCAACTAAGTGATGCGGTCCATCTGAGGATTTGGACCTCAATCCGTAAGTCCTCCGATATGGGAGCCGGGGTGGGGGAAGACGCGATCCGTGTGCAGATGATGGGTGTCAAGTCCAACAGGCCTTTGATGAAAGGCAAGGCTCCCATCGTCAAGCGAACGCAGGGCTGGAAAAACTCTCTTCAGAACCGCATTGAAGACGCAATTGAGGCTTATGAGGAAAAGCCTGAGTACTGGGATGCCAGCGGCAGCAAGTCTCCAGAGACCCCCAAGACGACCGAACCGTCCACCAGTGCACCGGTTCCTTCTGGCGGCCCCCGAGCGACTGATCCTCAGCTCAAATATTTGGGGTTCCTCACTTCAAGGATTCGTAGTGCAGAACAGTGGGCACCCTACGCCAAGATGTTCCCTGATTTGAAGTGGCCGTTCACGCGAGACGATCTTCGCAAACTGTCGATCCGTCAAGCCGCCACTTTGATTGATCTTCTGAAGAACAGCGGGGGCAGCCGCTATGCCGATGATTACGACTACAGCCGTTGATCTGGTGTAGGTGCAGAGGTGGAATCTATAGACCTTAAGGTAGTTCTGGATCCAAATCTACCTCAGGTGGTCAATTCGGTGGTGGGGTTTGGGGAATTCACAACTGAGGACCCCACTACTGAGACAGCTCTCTACCAACTACTCGAACTGCCTAGATTCCATCGAGACTTGATCTTGGGGCGGCCCTTCCCCCTGGTGTTCGTGTCAAGAGGGTTGGCCAACCTAGGGACCATTTTTGCCATCGCTCTCTTTCTCAAAAGAGAGATTGCCATCAATCCGTCGATCCCTGGCCTGGTGGCGGCAGTCGACTTGGTGGACCAATATGGTGTGGGTGGAATGGCCCACATCGACCGAGATTTGGCACGATTCTTTCGACTCCTTAGGGCCTATCTATCTGACACTCCTCAAAGCAGTCTTGAGGTGCGTCTCAATACGGTGTTGGAGTGGATCTACCAGTATGTAGGTGATGGGGGCCTTCCAGCTCTGACAGCAGACGACGCTCACCCGAACATCATCGACCGAGGTACGAACGGCTTCGTTTTGGCGGAAGTTGAGCGTTGGGGGCAGGGCTCTTTGGAAGCCGGTTGGGAAGAACTGTATCGGGAGGGGTATCTAAGAGGAGCCGTTTTTAGCCCCATGCATAAAGAGACTGGGCGTAGGATGGTGTTAGGAGCTCGCAAGAGCGGGTATCTGACGTTCAACCTACTGATGGCGGCCCAAGCCCTCAATGATGCGGAAGACTCGATGGGGGAGCCCGCAGAATGGGTCTCCGATGGCTTATGGCTCAGATCCCCTCCTAATGGGACGCTGATCCCCATCTCGGCCTTGACCCAGTTGTTGATTCGCCTGTAGGGTTAACTTATCTCCATGGTTTCCGTTCTACCTGACATGGAACAGTTGATTGAGAAGGTCAGCATCGAGGAAATGGGTGAAGACCCTCGTCCGTGCATTTGGCTGGTGTCGGAATCCAAAACTCCCGATATCGAGCTGGATGAAGACGACTTTCCGTTCTGATTGTCTGTGATCCCCCAATAGAGCTTTCGTGCCCCGCCACAAGTAGGCATGGGCACACTAACTACTGTTGTGATCGGTAGCGATGGCGTTACCGATTGGATCAAAACAGACGGGCAGCGGTACAATCTAGGGCCGATATCGGCTCTACGATTCGTATCTAGTTTGGTAGATAGGCGCCAAGCCAAGCGAGTCCTGGACACCTTTCTGTCTGGGAAAGAGGCCAAACTGTCGGTGGACATGGATCGGATGTGGGAGCTATTGGCACCACATCGAGCCCGATGGTCTGCCGTTAGTCCTTCTATGGTTTCCCAAGAAGAGAACACAAGGAATCCCACCATGAGCACTATTTCTGAAGATCTGAGCGTTTTTGAGAGTCACTTGGCCGCCCTGAAAGAAGCCGGCAGCCGCAAGGCATCGAACCTCCAGGACGGCGTGAAGGTGCTGTTCAAGCTGGCGGGTAAGATCAAGTCCCCCAATCAATCAAAGAATACCACCTACTACAATCTGGGAGCCCCCAAGGTTCATGAGGTGGGTGACAAGGTGGCTACCGATGGTTTGACCTTCGACACCTATCAAGCCAACACCGATCTTGCCAATCAGATTATTGCCAAGTCGGAAGAAACCTCGCAGAAGATTGCTAGTTTGGCCAAAGCGGGTCGTAAGTTCAACGCTTCTAAGGCTCAATCGGATGTACGGACTGTTGCCGATAAGGTGGCGGGAATCCTCAAGGCCGATTTGACTGCTTCTTGGGTCAAGGCTGATTTGACCAAACTCGCAGCTCGCGCTGACGAACTCCATGGTTTGTTTGTGAACGCTAAATGAATAACCACCCAATCTGGGTGGTGGTCAATGTGAAGGAGATGAGTTATGGCCAAGCCGTCTGATGCCGCAAACTACATATACAGAATGGGTACAGCCCCTAATACTAGGGCTGCAATTTCCCAGAAGAACAAAGTGTTCTCCTACATCGTAGGCACCAAGGAATTCAAGCAAATAGGTGTCTTGTCGGAATTCGGTCAGGACGAAAGCCGTACGATTGATCCGGTTCGTGGTGTGGGTTTCGGAGATCAGATTGCTGAGTTGGTGCCCTCCGTCACAGAGCCCATGACTCTAACGGTCAACAAGACATTGATGAACACAATGGACCTGTTTCAGTCAATGGGATATCGTGGTGGCGTGAGCGGTTTGGTCCGCTCTCTCAAGCACCACCGTTGGCCGTTCGATATCAAGCAAGAGATGGTCATCTCTGAGATCTCGTCCAAGCAGGATATGGATGGTGTGACCATTCAGGCGGCCCCCAATGCGTCCAAGCAGGCGAATGGCGAGCAGTTCTTGACCCCCGTCAGAGCTCTGTTCACCTTCTTTGAAGGCTGTTGGTTCAACAGCTATTCAAAATCTTCGACCTCGGATGCCGCTATCATCACCGAGAACTCAAGTGTTACGGTGACCGACATCCTCGATGGACGTAGCCAATATGGTGAATTCGTCGACACGGGGCTATCGCCCGTGCAGGCTAACGGCACTGCAGGTTCTGGTTTCTCCCTCCGTTTCGCTGGTAACAGTGCGACGGTCGGCACGCCAAACATCTGATCAGAGACCTAGCCGACAAGGGCCTCTTGGGGTGATCCTCAGGAGGCCTTCACCATACCCAGATTAGAGGAGATTAGATATGACGACATTGAAAGCGAAGCGGCTCAATAGCGCCCTTCAGAAGGTACAGAATGTAGGACGAGTAGAAGAAAGCGTCACCATTAGTGGCTGCTCTCTTGTCTTACAGAACCTGTCTTCCAAAGAGTACGATCAGATCGTACCAGAGCTCAAAGACTTGGATGGGGAAGAGTATCTACATACTCACATGGTCTCTCATTTGAGCCGGTCGATAGTTGAGATCGAGGGTGTCGATCTTCGTGATGTTCAGTTCATCGAAGACGAAATACCGGTTGGGGCCTATACCTTGTCGGCTGTGGTCAGTAATGAGGCGAAGGCCAAGAAAGCCCAAGAGTTGTTGTTGGCCGAGACGGGCATCAAACTGACAATCGAACCTCCAGATGATACTAGTGAGGTCAAGACAGTCAAGTTAGAGAAGTCGGAGTGGCTCAAGCGGAAGCTAGTGAGCTGGGGTCGAGAAGCCATTCTGGTTGCTAGATTGAAATTCTCTGAGGTGGTTGACAAGGCTAACGTCCATGCCAGAGAGGGTGTTCAATTCAATATTCCTGATGAGAGTGCGGCGGACAAGTTCAGACGTTTGCTTGTTGAGGCGAAAGAACTTGAGGTAGAGATGCCCGATGACTTGTTGGGTAAAATCCTAAGTGATGTCGGATATATGCAACAATCGTCTCAAAAGGAGTTGGACGAAATTCATCAGTCGGCCCTAGCCTTTGATGATGAACGAGCGACCGAACAAGCGATTGAAGAGAGGGAACCGGCGCCCTCTATCCGACCATTGCCAAAGCCCCCAGTCGAGTTACAGCCTGATCCTGAGGTAGCGTCAAGAGCTGCTACCTCCAGACAGATTGCTGCGGAATTGATGCAAAGCCGTCAACCCCTCAATCAAGGGGACTTCACGGCTCCTACTCCCGTATCAGAGTATGTCGCAACCCCTAGAGTACCTCCCCAAATTCGTGGAGCTGCTGTCCCATCGGATCGGACGGCTGAGATATCAGCATTAGAAGGTCAGATAGACCCTGCCTTGATTCAAACCCTCGATCAAGCCGTACAGGCCAATGCCCCGATGGATCTGATGAAACAGAAACCTGTTGATGGCAAGGGAGTCAACACCATCCTCAACCAACCCCCTGTTGTTGGTCTGAATCCAAAATTCCGCCCCATTCAGAAGGTCTGACCCATGGCAGATCCCGATTACGATCAGGATCAAGCCCGCCTCCGTGCACAGCAAGAAGGAGACTCTGATGAAGAATTTCAAGCAGAGATTCCGAAGCTGCCGGAGATCAATCCCGAGATCTACAAGGACGTCGAACCCTTGTTGTTTCGTGGATTCCTCCACGTTTCGGGTGAAATCAATGATGTGAGATTCATATTCAAGTCCTTGAATCATCATGAGTTTTCGATGCTCAGTCTGATGAATCCCAAGGATGAGATGAACCACAAGAACCTTCAGAGGTTCTACGCCATGTTCCTGGCGTATGGGGTGATGATGATCGGTCAAGACAACATATTGCTTGACAGAGATCGCTGGATCCCACGATTGGTGGAGGTCTTTACCAATATGGAGGAAGGTCCGAAAATCAAGGTAATTCGGTACCTTAGTGAGATCAATCGCCGTGCCACCCAAGCCACCGTTCTGACCGAAGCCTTTTCGATGGATACCTTCTCAAGATTGCGTTGGGCACAACTCAAGGGTTCTGACCTGACCAGCACCTCAGTGACCGGCGTGTTGGGCACCAACAGTTTGGGGATGAACTGGGCACAACTCACTTGGCGGGCAATCAATCATTACGCCGATCTCAAAGAACAGGCAGAAAGAGAATGGGAGAACGCCAAATTTATCGCTAGCTCGATGGCCGGAAAAGGGATGGTACGGATTCATAATCAAGACAAGAGGCGTCGAGAACAAGAAGCCAAAGACCAGATAGAACGTAGAGATAAGATCATTCGTTTCGCCCTCTTAGGGGAGTCTATGGACACCAAAGGGTCTCAACTGGGGCCTATCAAGGTAGCTAGGACGGTTGAGGAATTGAACCGACAACTTCAACACGACTTGAGAGGGGAAAAGGATTGGCACGACACAGTGGTCGACGCCCATGAAGCTCAAGTACGCGAGCAAAGTCGGCAGCGGATGGAACAGCTGCAACAGATGCAAAGAACGTATGAGGAAACCTACGGCACTCAGAGTCTGGTCGGGTCGTCCACCCGCTTGGAAGGTTTGACTGCCGAGGAAGCCAGGTTCCAAATCGAAAGAAAACGACAATTGGTGGCACAAAAGCTGTCCTCACAGCAAGTACCCCCGGAACTGCTGGACCCTAAATACGCAGAATTTGCGGACAAGTGGGCCAACGTAAGACCCAGATCGGATCAAGATCCTCAGAAGATTCAATTAGTACCAACTGTCAATAGAGCCCCCGGATCCCCATTCAACCTGAAGAAGTGAGCCCATGGTCGATCAGAATAAAGAAGTCCTTCAGATTGGTGTTGACGCCAAAGGGGCGATCTCTGACTTTGACAAGTTCGAGCGAGCCCTGACAGCTGGTCTCAAAGAGGTGGCCAATGCGGTTGCCTCGATGGGTCAAAAGAATGAGGAGGTCAGCCGACAAGCGGTAGAAGACACTGAGCTTTGGACCGACAGTGTTGATGACCTGAAGGACGCCTACAAGTCTGAAGGGCATGAAATCACCAAGCTTGAAAAGTTGATTGTGGCTCTCCACAAGAAGACCGCCAAAGCCAATGCTGCTGAGTTGAAACAACTCAATCAGCAGATCCAGCAGCTCAAGAAAATGCGGTCTGAGAAGGTCAAAAACCTCAAAGCTAGGGCCGGAAATGACCAGAAGTTCTCTAGAGGGGCTGAGGACCTTCGATCAGAGATGAAGGATGCGTTCAGCTCCTTCTTTGGCAAGGATTTCAAACGAGCCTCTGAGTCTGGGTTGAAGAGCTTGGTCAAGAGTCTCAAGATGGGTGGCCCCTTGGCAGAAAAGATGCGCTACAAGGGGATGGACTTGCAGCAAAAGGGTACTGTAAAGGGTGGCGTGCGTGGTGGGGTGATGAATGCGGCTGGGACGGCTCTCAAGGGGGCAGGAGCGGCCGGCGCTAAGCTGAACGACCTGTTTGCCAGTTTGGAGAAGATGGGCCCCATTCTGGCTATGGCAGGGACGGCGATCGTTGGTTTGGTCAAATTGTTTCTAGACCTGGATGCCAAGGCCAAAGCCTTCAACAAGGACATCCTTGCCAGTGCAGGCAGTGCTGACGTGTTGGCCCGATCGGGGGACGATGCTGAGGTGGCGTTCTCGAACATGTCGGATACGTTGCGGGAAATGCGAGACGCTAGCTATGATCTGAGCAACATCACTTGGGGGATCTCCTCAGATGAACACAAGGCCATCCTCAATGTCTTGAATCAGGAAGGTGTCAGCATCAGTCGCATCAAAGAAGAAGCTGATTTGGCTGGTAAGTCGGTCAAAGAGTTCCAGCTTGATTTGGCTCACGTGAGTGTGGCGTACAGTCGAGCATTCGGGGTGCCGCTCCAAGAAATCAATCAGCTTCAAGCTGAGATGATGACCGAGATGTCGGCCAACCTACAGGGTACTACTGTGGCGTTCCAGCAGATGGAGCGAGCGGCCGATGAATCAGGCATCAAGGCCAACAAGTTTTTCAGCATGATTCGTGGAGTGTCGGCTGATCTGTCGTTGTGGGGCACCCGCATGGAAGATGCAGTCAAACTATTGGGCCGCTTGGGGAAGGTGATGAATCCCAGAGAGGCTCAGAAGTTCATGAATGTGGCGGTCCAAGGACTGAAGAACATGGGCCGCACAGAACGTCTTCGAGCCACCTTGCTGGCTGGTGGTGGGGCCACCAAGGGGATTGTTGATCGAGACTACAAGCGTAAGGCCGATAGTTTGGCCGAACAGCTCAACATGTCGGGGGACGAACTGATCAAGAAGATGAATGAGAAAGGCCCCAAAGGCTTGGAGGATGCGGTCAGTCAACTTCCGAAAGAAGCCCAGGGGGCAATGCGTAGTGCCCTGCAGGACATGAACCTCCAGAACAAACGTCGTAACAAGGGTACGTTTGGGATGTCGACCGCCGCTAGGAATGTGGGCCCAGGCGGAGCTTTGGAGATCATGCAGAAAGCGATCCTTAGGTTGACCGGTAAGGGTAAACTATCGGACGCTGCGGGGGATATTGGTGGTGAGATGATGGCGGAGAATCTGGGTATCTCTGAGGAGCAGCTCGATCAGATGATCAAATTCGAATCCACCATCGATGCTCAGCGGGATGATCTGAAGAAGCTGCTTGAGAGTGGCACCGAGCAAGAGAAAGAAGACGCTCGCAAGGCCCTCAAGAAGGCTGGTCTGTACGCTAAGACGGATGAAGAGCTCAAGAAGAAGATCGACGGGGCGGGCTACGATCAGATCATGGACACGCTGGACGCTGACACCAAGAAGACGTTGGAAGGGGCGGCCAAGACAGAAGATTGGGCCAAGAAGCAGGCTGACCTACAGACATCCATGTTGGACAAGCTTGGGATGCTGGTCGACTTCATCATGAACAAACTCTATGATGTCATGATTGATATTTGGGATGCCGTCACTTCTTTGACGGTCTTCGGTGGGGACAAGAAGGGCTTAGATCTGAAGAAAGCAGTCCTTGAAGTCCGAGACCCCGAGCAGTCTAGACTGCTCAAAGAGGTGGGTGGGGACATCTACAAGTTCCGTGGGGAGATGATGAAGCAGGGTTCGCCTTTCAGCAAGAACTTGGCAGACGCCCTTCACGGCAAAGACAAGGACAAGGCTGAGGAAGCTATTCAGAGCCAGTTCTTCAAGATGACGGACGCAGATAGGACCAAATCTCTCACCAGTGCGGCAAGGGCGGCGGGCGTGTCGGAAGATAAGGTAAAAAACCTGGGTGGGCCTTGGGACGGTAGTCTGACGGGTCAGCTGGACAAGCAGGGGATCACTGGCGAACAGCGGGCAGCTTTGATGCATCAGTTGGTCGGGCAGTTGGATCCTGCATTGCTTCCCAAGCTGATCAGCAAGATGGGTGGGGGGAGTTCGACTCAAAGTGCTGCGGTCCACCCCACCACTCCTGGAGTCAGCACCCCTTCCGCTCCAACACCTGCCAGCAAGACGATGGAAACCAACTCATCTGACAGTCTGGCTCTAAGTAAAGACCAAGCTGAGACTATGCAATCCATCGACAATCAGATGGATCGCTTCAAGATGGACACTGGTTTCCTTTCAGGACCGTACTCTAAGGCGGTTGAGAGCTCAGTGTTGGCGGCTGTGCGAACTGCCCTGTTTGAGTACTACATGTACAAGGACTTGAATCAGACTGACGTGGCGGCCGCTATTGGCGGTCTTGGCATGACAGGAAGGTCTTTCAGCCAAAACATCGGAGAGACAGCCGGACAGGGGTACGGTGGCGACATTGCTCTTAGAGTCATGAGCAACAAGCTGCCTGGACACGCGGGAGGCGGTATGGTGACCGGTATTGCCAACGGTATGGCCGTCACAGCTGCGGCGGGAGAGGGGTTGGCCTCTGTTGGTAAGGGGGAACGGATCGTCCCTGCAGGTAAGGGGGGTGGAGGGAATCTCACCTTCAACATAAATGGTGTGGGCGGAGCCGATTTGGCCAAGGTGATCGAGGCCAAGGTGATTGACGGGATCTACGAATACAAGCGACGTGAGCGCTTCACCTAATGCCTAGAATAGCTTCAGCCAACCCTGATTTTAAGAGGATCAACGCCCCTTCTTCGGAGGATGCTTACGTCCATCCGGCGACATCCAGACAAGGGGCTATTCCGATGGCATTTCAGGTCACTAGTCCGTTCAATCAGAACACTTTGCTGATGCCTCATGCACTTGTGATGCACGTCAACCCAGCCTCACTACAGGAGAACTCCAACCAAAAAGTGGAACGAATTCAGACCATGGGTGGATTTGTCGAGCAGCACTGGGGGACAGATCTTGCTGAACTCTCTGCAGACGGAACTACAGGGGCGTTCATGAATATCTACACAGGTCTTACCTCGGCTCTTCGACAGAAGACGATCGCGTGGGACAGGTATCGAGATCTTCATGATCTGTATCGGAACAACGGGTCGGTATACGACCCCTACGGCAACATCGTTCTTCAGGGGCATATTTTGCTGATGTACGATCGTGGCAACTATCTGGGGACCTTTAGAAGCTTTGAAGTAGAGGAGACGGACGACTCTCCGTTTGCTTTCCACATTAGTTGGAACTTCAAGGTTGAGCGTACGTTACTCTCTATCTCACCGCAGTACAACCTCCGGCCATCCCCTAATTTCCAGAGGCAGAACAATGGCTGATTCGAAGATTTACAAGCAAATAGAGAGTACGGCTGCCCTCAATCCTCCTGGAACCTACAGCTTTAGCCCAACTTCGTTTCTCACCTACTACAACGATTTGACGCTAGCTCAAGATCCGTTGGCTGCATACTTCATCCCACTATCAACGGTTGCCCAAAGGTCTCTGAATCCTAAGATCTTCGCCATAGGCGTCATCCCACCTTCGGTGAGTCTGACGGGTAATTTGTTGGATCGCAGTAGTACGATCAATTCGATCCTATCGGCAGATCCGACATACACTGGTACTGTCAGTGGAATTTCCGCGGATCGTAGCACCTATGTGAGAGAACTGTTGGAATGGGCCTGTAGCCCTCCTCAAGGCCGTAGTGAAAACGACCCCATCTATCAAGAGGTGGTGGAAGGAAGGGATCAGGGGGCTAGTCAAAAGTCCTACAGTTCGTGTGGAGACCTGCCCAATTGGATGCTTTACAGCCTAGGAGTTAGAACCGATTACGTCAATCGAGCTGAGAATGGTGGTTGGAAAGAAGGGCAGAATATCAGCAAATTGGCCTTCAGCCCAGTAGCAGCCCAAATCACTCCAGACACTCAGTATAGTGCTGGAGACACAGTGGTGATTTACAGTGAGGCCAACGGAAGCGACGCCCATGCTTTGGTGGTGATAAGTCAGCAGGGCAATAAGCTGGAGACTGCCGAATACGGCCAACCTGGAGGAGCGATTCGTAATCGCACCGTCACTTTGAAAGATGGTGTGCCCTATATGGGCAAGCGCCAGATGCAAAAAATACTCCCATTGAAGGATGTATTGGCTGATGCAGAATCGAAAGGTCAATTGGGAGACGTTCGTCTTCCCAACGGGGTTCTGACATCAGTCAAAGCTGACGGTCCTACTAGTAAGTGGGACGGAGATTTGGCAGATACGGCTCGTAAACAACAGCAGAAGTTGGCCAACACCCCATTGACTCCAGATGAGGTGGGTAAAGCATTCTTGGCCGCTCAGCAGGCTCAAATATCAGCCATCAAAGCGACCCTCGACGCGATGGCCAACACCCCACCTTTGCGTATGCTGGTCAACCCCAAATCTTTCTCAATCAAAGGGGACAAGATCGCCTCTGATGGTAATTGGGGGCGAAATGGGCCGATCATCGAGCATTGGGGCGACAACCAGGACAAGATCTCCGCTTCTGGTAAAGTGGCGGGCTATTACGCCATAGATATCATGCAAGCGGGTGGGCCTGGTTTGACCAGAATGGCTCGTAACTATTCTCAATCGTGGCAAAATCTGCAGAGCCTGTATCTGTTCTACAAGAACAATGGGGCCCTCTATACCCAAGATTACGCTGCTCCTGGGACAGGTCAGACCAATCTTGCTTTGATGGGTTCGATCTACATCTACTACGACAACATCCTGTACATAGGGTCTTTCGACAACTTCAACCTTTCTGAGGCGGATACCGGCCCATTCTCGGTGGAATACAGCTACGACTTCACCATTAGAGCTGCATTTTTGATGGATCAGCCAGACACTGCACAGACTTATGGTAGAGTCAATGTCCCCAACTCGGCGGCTGCCCTCCAAACTTCTGCCCCACCCCAAATACTAGACGGAGCGAACGGACCTTTCTGATGGCAAGAGGCCCTTTTCAAGGAACATGGCAACAAGGTGTCCGCCCCACTGTGGTGACGGCTCCTGATGCGCTCGTGTATATCAATGGTGAGACCGACATTGTGGGGTGTCCGTCCTGTCGTCGGCGTTTCGATTGGAACAAGTACATTACCTCGATAACTACCGAAGCCTCAGTCGAGAGTTCCCCAGGGTCGGCATCCATCAATCTCTCGGTTCCAAGGCATGCGATTGATGACCTGTACTTCGACGGTACCCCTCTGATCTCCCCAATGATGGAAGTGGAGATCTACTCTAAGGGTTACTACACTGTTGAAGGGGTTCCCCAATACTACCCCATCTTCTGGGGATTGGTGACAGATGTCAGTAAAGGGTTTTCTAACGGAGAGCACACCCTTTCGATCAATTGCGCCGATATTCTCAAATGGTGGGAAATCTGCAAGATGAACATCAACCCCGCTTTCACTCAAACGACAGGACAAGCAGGACGGAGCATCTTTGGGAACGTCTTCTTCGGAATGAATCCCTATGACGTTATCTGGACCCTTGCTCAACAGTCGTTCGGAGATGTGATCGTTGGCACTGGGTCTCTAGTTAGTGTGTACAAGGAACCTCAACAGAAGGCCACATTCAATTCAGCTTTGGGCGACATTATGCAATACTGGAACAAGCGTTTCAGTAAGATCCGTTCCAATCTGTTGCTTTACGGTACCACGGGAACGGCTGTTAGAGGTGATGTCATTCAGGCGGCCTACCAGTCTAAGAAGCCGCAGTTTGGCAAGCCTTTCGTCTCGCAGCTGGTCAGGCAAGCAAATGGTAATGACTCGGCTCAGTTGGATTTCGATCCTACCGACCCTGCAGTGGTGGCCTACAGGACTCAATTCTCTCAGGCCGGTCAGGTGAATTTTTGGCAGAGTGAGTATCAGACCAAACTAGAACTAGCAAATGCCGCCAAAGAAGCGATTGGCTTTGAGTTCTATATGGATGTGACGGGGGAGATCGTATTCAAACCTCCTTTCTACAATCTGGACACCCTTTCAAACAAGCCGATCAGCTGGATTCAAGCGATCGATATCATCGATTGGGATCTGTCTGAATCTGAAGCCGAGGTGGTGACCCAGATTCAGCTACAAGGGAACTACGGGGGCAATGTGGACTACGGCTTCCCAGAGGAAACTGTCCCCTACACGTCAGTGACAGACTACCATCTGCTTCGCAAGTATGGATGGAGATCCCACACTTACAATTCTGAGTTCATGGCCAACCCTCTTCAGATGTTCTACGTAGGGTTGGACCTGTTGGATCGTATGAATTCCAAACGATTCAGAGCCAACATCACAATCCCCCATCGTCCGGAGCTTCGCCTCGGCTTCCCTATCTATCTAGCTCCGGAAGATCAGATGTGGTACATCCAAGGGATAAGCCACAATGTTGCGTTTGGAAGTCGTGCCACCACAACCCTAACTTTGACGGCTAAGCGGGAGAAGTTCAAAGCCCCTTCTGGTATTGGTGCCATCAAGCTTGTGGGATACAAGGGACCCAAGGAGCAAAAGCCAAAAACTCTGCTTGCCTCGGAAGGGGCTAGTTTGACCACCAGGCAATTGTCAACAGGCGGTCAATTCAAGGCAGACGTTGGGCGGGCGGCCGAGATTCCTCCTTCCAATTACGCTGTCAATCCCGGGGACGACGATCCTTACGCCCCCTTGATACTCCGACATCCTAAGACTGGGAGGGTGGTGGGGTACCCTAATGTGGTGTTGGCCTACACCAGACCCTTCCAAGCCACCCCAGAGACATTAGCCAAGTTGGCAGGTCAGAAGCCATCGACCGATCCCAGGACAGCTCAGAGCAAAGTGCAGGCATTCAATAAAGCTGCCCCTGATTTGCTCAATAGCTTCAATCAATACAACCATACGGCCACAGCAGATGATCAGCTCAGAGAGAAACATCTGACCAACCGTTATAGTTACGGCCTGAATTCGGCAGGTGTCTACACCTATCTACACGATCAGTCCAAAGTGGTGAAGGAGATGTTGCTCCTACCTAGCAAGAACATCGACTTTGGCAACAGCTCGTTGAAGTTCCAAGGCGCTACAGGAATGATCCGCCCTGTCTCTGACGAGAGAGGGTTCGAGGTGATCGGTCATCATCGATACGGCCGAGGAGTCTCGTTGAGGGACGGTTCTTTGGTACTGAGCCTAGATGGGGGCAACACCAAAGCCAACATAGGCACTCAGCTGGCTTTGGGCGGCGGACTGTATGAAACCCTCCAGGCTCAATCGCAAGGTTTGACGACCGTCAGTACCGCCTACACGAATCCTGCTGATGCGGTGGCAAGGATGGGTCAAGAAGCCCTCCAGACTGCAGGAATGATCAATCCGGAGACTCAAAAACCTGAGTTCACCAATACCGACACCACATTCACCGACACCGCCACTCTTAATTCTGCTGAGCAGAAAGGAGCTGTTGTCGATGTTGAGGCCAGTCAGCTGAGTAAAGCTTTGACCTTGGCAGAAATGCAGGTAAAGGACAGCTATGCACCCGCATCGAAAGACTGTATCTGTCTAACGGGTCGAGCCGATTTGGCTTTCCTCAATGTCGGGTATCAGATCAAAGTTATTCGACCCACCACTCTAGACGACACCAAAATTCCTGCATCTAACAGCTTGTTGGAAGAAGCTTTGAATGACGGGACCCCTGTTAGCGATTCGGCCGCCACGCCCAGCAGAGACCAGCTGATCAACAGGGTCGAGGCCTTCCTATCGGACCTGTACCGAGCATTGGACGATCCTCATCAGCAATATGAGAAAGAGCTTCGTGGAGAGTTGATCAAAGTGCCAACAGCCGCCCCTGGGGATATCCGATTTGGACAGAACCCTACTTCGGTGGACGACTTCGCACCCCCATACTCTACGCCCAACAGAGCGGCTGGCGGCGATCCAGCTGCTTTGGCCGTCCAAGCTGAAACGGCGCTCAATCAGGCGAGTTCGGCTTGGAGTCAATTTAGTGGTAAGTTGAAATCCAACGCTCAAAAGGCCGAACTACAAGGCTTGATTGATAAAGACATGGCCGATATAACGCGGCTTCAGGAAGAACAGCAACGTTTGCAAGAAGCGGTGGACAATCACAGCATCATCAACGGTGATACAGCGGCCGCTTTGAAGACTGTTACTGAGGATTTGGCCAAAGCAGAGCAAAGTTTGGCTAACCATCAAGGCAAGCTTAATCTTGTGGAGGCCGGCTGATGCCTATGCCACGTAATCCCAAACATTTGCCTGGTACGATTCCAGGTAAAGACTTCGTAGACACTCATGACGCCAATGGTATCAAGATCGGCATGATCACTCGTGTAGACGAAGTGAACTTGAAGGCAGATATCAAGATCCTTAGCGGGAGCAGTGAGCGTTATGAAATAGACTTGACTCAATCGATGTCTGGCCCCCGAAGCTTTTGGGGCGGTATCCCTGAAGTCAACAGTATGGTGGTGGTAGGGTACCGTCGTATCCAGAAGCACTTGACGGATGCGGTCATTTTGGGCTACATCCCCACGGGCAATCGTAGCGGTTTGCGGTTCGATCCTTTCTCGCCTGATAATCCTGCAGAAATCAGTGATGCGGATAGGGAATCATTCGAGCGAGTCATCGGCACCACCAGGCGTATCAAACGTCTAAATCTACGGCCTGGTGATGTGGGCGGCATGTCGTCCTCTGGCGCTGAATTGACCCTCACTAAAGATGTGAAGTTGGTCAATCGGGCAGGCGACTTGTTCGAGCTGCGGGACGCCGATAGAACCATCATCTCTCAAGCGATTCACCGTGTGGAGTCTGAAGCGGGGGTGAAGCGTATCTCAGGACCGATCCGTCGAGGGACCTTCTTCATCCCCAACGATCTTCTCAAAGCAGACGGAACCCTTAGAGACACCGATACTGAATACTACGGAAGGGATACGCTGCAACTAGCCGGCCCTGGTGTAGGGTCTGGATCTAATGCCAAGTTCTCCAATCAGAACGGCAAACTGCTCCCACTGTTCAACGATACGAACCAGTTCCCTCCGGTCACGTACTCCAATGGTCGTCGGGTGCATTACCCCCCAACCTCTCCCGCGGTCAGCATTGAGGACCCCAACACAGCAGCTGACGCCTTCGTTGAAGATCGTTTGGAACTAAACCACACCTCCGACTTGACTCAAGATGTCATTGAGGAGATTGACGGATTTTCGATGGACCGCCGAACTCCCTACATCGAACGGGTATTGGGGACGATGGTTGGGAACGATGCCTCTACTACTAGAGGTCAACGTCAATACGCCAAAATCTTGAAACCCAGGATATTCCCCGACTTCTTGGCTCAAGGTTTGGGTAAATTCACACTAGAAGAGGTGGACCGTAACCCTACGGTTCCAGACATTGAGGCCACCACCTCGGCGGCGGCGTTCTTCTTTCGAATGAGGCCGCCAAGATCGACTGGTGACAATGCTTTCGTAGCAGCGGTCAGCAAACAAGGGAAATTGTTTCTGAATGTGCCGGCCTCAACCGTTGAGGACTACACTAGCGGCTCCAAAAAGGTATCGGTGGAAATGAACCTGGAAGGCGCTTTGAAAGCGTTCATTGGGGCTTCCAATCCAGATCGTATTTCGGCCCACATCACCTTAGAAGGTGGGTTGCACCTGGACATCGGCAGAGATGCGGCCGGCAATGCGATCACGACCCGCTACCACTCTGGGACTCGAACTATCTATGAGGGCAACCCCAACGAAGACGATGTGACGGCCGATCTTCAGGTGCGAGGTGTCAAACAGTCGGCCATTACTGGCGCAGAACTGAAGACCATCGAGGGGTCGAAAAAGACCATTGTGAGTGGGCAGTACAAGTTGAGTGCGGATCGCATCAACCTGAACGCTTTCCAAGGGGCTTCGTTCAATTTTGGCGAAGTCAACCAGATGGTGAACGGGAAGACTCAGCTGAACTATGCCTTGCAGGTGTTGGAAAACATCGCTTTGGGCGGCAAAGTGTCGACCATCCTAGCTGGAGGTTTGACCCAGAATGTGGTGGCAGGGGCGATCTCTTACAGTGCCCTGGCGGGCGCCATCAGCTTCAACGCACCAGCTGGTGCCTACTCGGTGACAGTCGGCACAGGAGCCATGTCGATGACAACCGCCGCGGGTGCGGTTACGATCTCAACCGCCTCAGGGGCGATGTCGTTAGCGGCAGGAGCGGGGGCTATGTCATTGACGGCCGGATTGGCTATGAATCTAGCCGCCTCGACCAATATCTCGATGGTGGCTCCTCAAATACTGTTGGGGGGCCCAACCGCTACCTTTGGTGTCCTTCGAGGAATAGCTTCTTTGCCTCCAGGGGCCCCCACCTTAGACCCCATCACCGGCACCCCTTTGCTAGGGAGCGCTCTTGTGCGATCCATCTGATGCCCGTCACACCCCCTGGAATCATTGGGGCGATCGTTCCCAGCCTGGTTAGCTGTTCTTTCTTGGGGACCAGTGTGCCCAAGTATGCTAATGGGGTAGCCCAAGGGCTGGTCAGGTGGGTTCCCCTTATCAAGATTCAGACGATCGACGGAGGAACGGCCGGCGTGGGGAGCAACATTCCACTCCCGTTGGTGGTACAGACCCCTGTCTTGTATGCCAACATCTTGTCTGGAATGTTAAGCAATGGCCTGAACGGCCTTTTGATGTCAGCTTTTGTGTCTGGCCTATCGACCGGTCTGACGACGGCCTTTGCTCAAATGCTGATCAAGACCACCCATCCTGGAGTGGGGGTGGGGACGGGGGTTGCTTCGTTCAGAGCTCCGCCTGCTTTTGCCTCTATCAGCTCAGGATTTGCAACTGCGGGGATGAACGGGCCAGCCTCCCTGCAGGCCGCCCGAGCGTTGGCGACAGGGCTAGATATAACTTTCGCTAGTTTGCTGATTCCCGTGGCCATTGTAGGAAGTCCCTCTACGATAGGGGCATCCAGTACCGGCTTTGGTACCATAATATGAAATGGAGATAGCATCATGGCAAGAGCGACGTTTGGAGTAGTGTCTGAGGTGGTGGAGAAGCGCGAAATAGACGCCGAGGGCAATATCGGCGATCTGAAAGTTCGGCTGAAACTAAATCTCAAGAACACCCTGAATCAGACCCTGGAAGTTTGGGTGGACGCCCCCACAGAGGTAAACGATTTCTTCGCACCGGCCAATGGCCTGCCTGAGGCCAAATGAGCAAGCGTGCTAGGAAGAAGCGCCAGACTCCACAGCTTCTGGGCTACATCGTAGGTATGAGCGAGTCCAGGGACTTGCTGACCATCAAAGATACGTTAGGCAATGTGGCTGAGCTGCGGCCGTTGAAAAACGACCCCATAACTTTGAGACTGAAACTACAGATGCCTCTGGCTTCTGGGCGTTCCATTGAATTCTGGGTGGATGCCCCTCAGGAAATCTCTCAATTGCTGGAAGAGTACGCTATGGTCCCCAGGTCTGTGCAAGAATTGCTGAATCAGTTTGAGAACGACTTGAAGGGGGTCAAAGACGATCACGATAAAGTGGTGGATGCACACGAGCAAGGTGCGGTCTATGCTGGAAATCCAGAATCTTTTGAGCGTCAGGAAGCTTTCGAGTCAAGACTGAAGTCAGGGGAGTGATCTTTGGGCCTCTCGATACAAGGCTACGTCCTAGAACCTCCGCGAGTCGGTCAGGCGAATTCTCCGTTCACCTACACGCCCAACGTGTATTTGTCCAACCCGTCGGCCTTCAACACGGCCTATCCCTCAGATGAGTCGGTACCTAGGACGGAATACCATGTATTCGTTTTGGATGATGCTCAACTGCCAGGCACTGGTCCAAACAACCAATCCTCCTTCGTTGAGGCTAAGTTTGGTTGGACCAAGAACGAGGTGTTGCAGCGATTTGACTACCAAGGGGCTGACGGGCGGTTCAAGACCTTGCCTGGCTCGGCCCCTACTCTGGTTGGAAAGCTGACGGCCACCGCCAACACGACACGGCTTCAGGTGGTGGCCCCCATCAGTCTAAACTTGGGGGCCTATCCGGTTCGACTGTATGTGGGTGATACCGGTTCAGGAACAGCCTTTACGGTTGTTCTGGTCTTGACAGACGGTGGGTTCAGCCCACCTCCTGCTGGGACGGTTCAAATCTCACTCGCAACCGGCAACCTCAATTGGAATGCTGGAGACTTGACGACTTTTGCTGGACAGTCGGTACACTTTCAGCGTCAGACATTCTATGCCTTTGCTGATTCGACTGGCCGCATTGGAGTGGTGGGGGACGTGTTGTTGCTCAGCCCATTGCCCGCCACAGGGCAATTCCCTCTGATCCGAATCGGATACGCTGAATACCTGACACCAATCGAGAAAGCGTCAGAGGCTGGCTTTTCCGTCAACCCAACCGCTGGGACGGTTGAATGGGCCGTCAGTACTGGTCGATTGAAGCTAAATTCGGCTGATGTGTCGGCCAACACCGGCCGAGCTATCTATTATGATGGGGTAGCGTTCTCTTTTGGTCAGAATCTGGCCCCAATCAGCATAGGGACGATCGCCAGTCCTACAGCCCTAGCTCCCATCCCTCCAGAAGAGAGCGACACTTTCTTCCGTGTGTCGGGGGTGGTTCAGTTCGGTCAAACACAATGGGTCGACACCCTCACCACCCCTGGCAAGAAAGGGGTGGTACAGATCCGTCGAAGTGATGGTCAGGTTAGATTTTCCGATTCTGATGTGGGACGTTACGGATCTCAACAGGCACAAGTTATCACAGCTGACCTGCTGATTGAACGTGGCATCTCACTCAGGATGTTTAGGAATCCTGTCAATCTAGATGATGCCGACCCCACCCTGAAAGATGTTTCGGCCTTCTACGTCAGTGCGGGAGCCATTTGGGCTCAACCCATCATCGCTTCCCCCACCGTCAACTTGCCGGCCATACCGGTTGACACTCAACCTTTGACCATTCGAGTGGAGCAAGGCACAGGAACCTTCGTTGGCACCTTGCCTAGAATGGACGTGGCTTCACCTCCTACTGGTATCGGGTACATTCTTGACTACGACAACAAATCGCTGTTGTATGCTCAACACAAGTCCAATGTTGTGCTGCCTGCCCCTGTTCCTTATGGTGGGGTTCAGCTGCCTGACCCATTGGTATTCAGCTCAGGTCTGAAACTTGAGCTAGAAACCACACCTGGGAGTGGGGTCTACACCCAACTGACAGTAGGTGAAGATGCCCTGTTGGATCCTGGCTCTGGTCTGGTGACGATGGTGGAGACAGACGGCGCCAATGTGGTGGACGGATCCAACGGTTCGATCGCAGGCAACGTCTTGACGGATACTACTCAGAACTTCACTCTTGCGGGGGTGCAACCAGGGTACTTCCTGGTTGTCGACAGTGGCCCTGCCAAGGGGGTGTACCAAGTGACAGCTGTCAGCACCGCCACTCTAACGCTAGATGTGGTGGGGGCCACTTCTTCGGGCTTCACCTATCGTGTATTGGAGGGTGTTGAGATCCTGGCTGACCGGTACTTTCGAGAAGTTCCCCCAGTAGACCCCAACACCAAGGTTGAACGAGTCAGGTCTTTGGGTACGATCACCAACTCGCCTCGTCTATCGATCAATCCAAGTCAAGCTAATTCGTATCGCTTCAAGTATTCGAACGGCCACTTCTCTACCTCAACTGTGGTGGTGGCGACGGACGCAAACTTTACAGCCCCTGGCTTGATACCCGCTGGTATTGTTGAAGTGTCGATGTCAACTGGACATCTCAACTTCAGTCAAGCAGATGTTGCGCTTGGTGGCTTGGTATTTGGATCCAGGACATTGGTCTTGGGGTCAGAGTACACGTTGCAACCCCCTCTAGGGTTCATTCAGTTTGCAGAACGTTTCCTGGAGTTGGAAGAGGCGCAGATAACGTACAAGAATTCGGATGGGGTTCTGGTTACCGAACGAGCCACGTTTCTGGTTCGCAAGGAGCTGTGCCAGCCTCACCCTGTTGAGACTTCAACCCTCCACTTCAATCCTTTGGGAAGAGAAGTGGCCTCAATCCCCACCCCCAAGGCTTTCCGTGGAGGCCGGCCTCAAACCTCAGATCAAGTCACCTTCGATGTTGACGCCTCCACAGTGACGTTCTTTGGGGCTCAAACCGCCACAGACGCCCTCCCGTCTGGCCCCGTGGTCAAGCCCAATGAGAACGTCTACATAGACTACTACATCTACCAGGCGATGGGTGGGGAACAGAACATCACCGTACTGCAACCCCCCATTCAGACAATCCCAGTCATTGTCAACTCCGACACCAACAGCCTAGATTTGGTGGGCAACAGAACCTCAGACTTCAAAGCCAACTACCTGCTATTGGTGGATCGCACCGAGACTTACCTGATAGGAGGTTCGACTTACGATGGCGGGTCCAACACCACCACCGTCACGTTGGCTGGCCCTCAGCTGTTCAGGTCCGACTTTACCAACCCAGTGTTGGCTGTAACATCGGGCCCCACAGCCGTCACAGGAGCGGCCTATTTCACGACTGAACTGACTCCTTACGATCCAGTTCCTAGAGGCGGCCCTAGAGTTACGCTAACTGGAGATGTGACCAAACAGTACGTCTCTGGAACGGCTGTGCTGTTTACCGACAATAGCACTTTCCTGGATCTGAATATCGTTTCCGGCTCGACCTATGATCAGGCTACCAACAAGACGACAGTAGTAATGATCGCCAATGGGGCAAGGCAATACTCTGGTGTGACGCTCAAGCGTTCGGTTCGCCCCATTCTATCTACCCCTGCTGTTAAGGTTCAGACTCAAAAGAGCCCAGAACTGGATCTAGGCTACACGGTATTTCGCAAAGTTCTGGGACAGGTGGGAATCATCCTGTCTAGTCCAGACCAGTACACGATTGACGCCTCTGGATCGGTGACGGTCACCCAACCCTTGGGCCTTGATGAAGAGATCGGGATCTTCTATACAGGAGATAGGATCATCGAGGCTGGTCGTTCACTACGGGCCAGCTACACGTTCAACATTGTCCCATCAGTGCAGAATGGCCTGCTCAATCAGACTCTGAGGGCAGACTACACCACCTACGCTCCTGATACGTTCTTTTGGAGAGTCGAGACCTTCACCAATTTTCGTGGGGAATTGGCCCAACAGTATGAATCGGAAGCTCAATCGAGTGTCCCATCTGGCGGCCCCATTCTGGAGAATTCGTCCTCCCCCAAACTGTTCGAGCAGGGGCGGGAGTCGGTCTTCTTCCAAGAAGGGCATCTGGCGAACGAAGACTTGGTGGCCAGACCAACCCTCAAGTATTACAACGATTCGGTAAACTCTCTTGAAGATGCCCTACAGTCGATGGATGGGCGTGTGGTGGGGGATCATGATGGACGATTCTTGTTTGACGGCAACATAGACAATCCTGCCAGAAACACATTCACCTCGGTCACGAACCAGATTGACGATCGTTTCAAGATCAGCCCTGCCCCCTACTCGGTGTCGGGGCCGCCCTTTGTCGTGACCTCAATAGGGACCTATCAGGAAGTCTACAAGCCCGCCCCCACCAGTCGCTTCTACCCTACCAAGCGAGCACTCTATGGGGTGACTGTCCCGACCTCAGGCTTGTCGACGGGAGATCCGATTGCAGACTTGGGGCAAAAGAATCTGAAGACGGCTGAATTGATTCAGAGACGCTACCCATGGGCAGTTGTGACTGGGTATGCTGTCTCCAGTTCAACAGTTCTGCAGGTAGACGCCGCGCTAGGTTCCACAGATCTGTTGAGACCAGCATTCGTAGCAGGCATGCAGGTCGCCATAACAGCTCAGAACGGCACCATCTTGGTGGCCGACAGTCCTGGTTTGACGGTGCAATCTGCCACCTCCACCAGTATCACTCTCACCTCTGCTTTGGGGGTAAACATCCCTGTGGGAGCTACCATCCGCTTGTCAACAGCCGACACTTCTTACCTCAAACAGTATCGGCTGGGGATCGACATAGGGATCGATTTGGAAAACGGCCTTCTCACCTATCAGGCTCCTTCGGCTCCTTGGAACGATCCTTCAGTGCCGACCGTCCTACAGCCATCACCACCGAACTCTGGTGGGGGAGAGGTGCTGGATGCAACAGTCACTCTGCTCAACACCCTCACCACCCCTGATCGATTTCCAGCCCTGGATGGTGGGACGGAGGATGACGATCACAACAGACAGTTCCCAATCCTTAACCCGAACGTGAGTGCTGAGGGAGGGGCGGCAGGCTTCTTGACAACCGAGCTGGGGATCATCAACACTTCTACGGGAACGCTGCGAGCTGTCACCACCTTTAGCTTTACCGGCACAGGCAGTTTGGACGCCACCCGAACGATTATCACCAATTCGGTGGCTTGGCCATTGCCTGTTCCAAAGATCCATGAACTGGTTGAGATCCGTACAGGATTGAACGCTCTATCTGGATATCGCCGCATCACTGGCGTTACTGGCAACACCATTACGGTCAATTCCCCATTCGCTTCAGTAGACAGTGGATTTGGATTTAGTGTCACAATCTCGAACGACTTGGTGGCCAGCACAGGGGCTATCCTCACCACCACTACATTGACCGACAATACGGTCGATTTCCTTGTCTTTGGGGTGGTGCCTGGGCATACAGTCGTCATTACGTCTGGGCCACATGTAGGACTTCGCCGGCAAGTAGTGAGTGTGGCTCAACATGTTTTGACCGTCACAGCATTCCCAAGCACCAATGCTAGTCAAAACTATCGTCTAGCCACTGCTCTTGAGACCTTTGGTGGGGCGGTGAACGATCTTGTGACCGCCAGTCTGATTCCGGCTGTGACGGGGGAAGGCCCGATTGTCGCCAATCAGGTGACCTCGATTGACGCTTTCTTCAACACCGCTACCACCACTCTGATCTCAGATACGAATGGGGCCTCTTCAACCTCTACCTTTACTTCTGTGGGACACACCTTCGTTACCTCTGGAGTGACGACCTCACACCTTCTTTTCATTCGGAACGGTACCAACGCTGGGGTGTACAAGATTCAGCAGGTGCTGAGCCAGACGTCCCTATTGATCGAAGGTACGTTTCCGGTCAACAGCACCGGCATCAGCTACAAGATCGTGTCAACGGTGGGTTTGACGGCTGAACCGTTGCAGGCCATCCTGACTACCGCTTTGGCGGCAGAGACTTTCTACCCAACCATCGCCCCCTTCTTGAGCCTCATTTCGACGCAGGTTGCCGTCACAGGGGATGCGGGAGCGTTCGCGGTCAGGACCACCACTGAAGATCTGAACTCCAGAGAGACGATCGTATCAGCCAGAAGTGCCGCTCTTTCCGCGCCTACCGGATATGTCGCTTCTTTGGAGGCAGAATTGTCATCTGGTGATAGACTTTACGATAGGAGGTTCACATGGATCGACACGAGGATCAATCTGACGAACGGGATATTGGTCAAAAAAAGTCTGGCCAAAGCCAATCGGATCAAGCAACAGGCGGATGTGCTGAACCAGCTGACCAAGCTTCTGTCGGTCCAGAATTGAAATGGGACTATCGAGAGAAACTGGGAATCCACGATCGGATGACAGAGGTTGTCAAATTGTCGTTGGATGCCGCTAAAGCGGAGTTGGAAGCCACTAGGAAAAAGTTGAGGAAGTTGCAATACGGGAGCTGATGTATGGCGAACTGGCAGTCATTTGAAATACAAGTACCAGGCGAAGATCTGATTGAGCCTGTACGGAACGTCCTTGAGACGTTGCTGGTGTTTCTTGACGTGCTGAAAGCCATCCTAGACACCATCAAGACCTTCCTCATCGACTTCGGCAATCCCATCAAAGCTTTGGTCGAAGCCCTGATTCGACTGATTGAAGAACTGTTCCTATCCCTCAAAGTGTCGGGCATCTTTGCCTACTTTGATGTACCCGACCCAACGACCGATCCTGGATTCGATCGTAATGTGGGAGGCTTCAAAGCATTCACAGAGCGATTTAAGGCAAGCCTGTACGATTCCAAGGACTTCAACCGTCCTCAGCCAAGAGTGGGATCCACCCAAAGTGGTTTCGTTCTTCTGGTGGTGGACGCTTCTTCACCCTACGCTCTGATCGCCCGAGTCAAGCAACTTCTCAGATTCTTTGGTAAAGAATTCACGTCGCCACGATACGAAGCTCCAGTCAACTTCAAGTTACTCCCCACCAATTCAAAAGGAGACCCAATCCTTCGAGTGGCCTCCATCTTCGGTGGTGAAGCGGTTAATGGTTTAGGATTGCAGTGGAGTCTCCCTTCTTCCACCGAGACCCCTGATCCAGGCTATTCCGATATCGTGACCAAGATGGCGAAGGAGTTCGTACCTCCCAACTACTTGATCGAAAAGTCGGTTGTCAACCCAGCGGCCCAAAAGATCGATCTGAGTGCGATGGGGGATTCAACAGCTTGTGGTACGGTGGAATTCAATAACTCCACCTACACAAACATCGATCAGTCATCAGAGCCCGTTCTACGTCGCCAAACGTTGAGGGATGAGTACGGTGAGCCAGTGGTCAAATTCCAGCAATACATCTTCCTGGATTCGACTGCCATCCAACTTCTTCTAAGTCAATTGGGTGTGATTCACTACGTCGACCTAGATGTAGTTCCAGGTACTACATATTACTACCGTGTGCGTGCCTTTAGTGGGGACTTGAAAAAGGCGGGGGATCAGCTTGTGTTCCCAACAACCTACAAGCAGCTGGACTTCAGTATTGAGTCTGACAGTAGAGTGATGCACTGGCCTTCCTCAATCCCCAACGAATCGGTCATCATGGGGAAACCGTCGGGGGTTCTTTCGGCGACGGTCCCTATCTCGATCAATCCTAAGACTTTCGATATTTTGGGGGATTTGAACCATCTGATTCAAACCGCTTTCTCATTGGACTTCCAGCTCCAGGTCGACAGCGCCGCTACTTTTGGTCCGGACGGAGGTCCTACTGGTTCAACTTCCCCCATTCAGGTGGGGAGGGGCTCTCTTACTAGTCTGGCAGCTCAGATGGCAGCCTATGAGGCGTTTCCCATTGTGGGCAGACTGCTGGGGCATACGACAATTGCGGAAGCATTTAAGCCAGACCCTATCACAGGGTTGAGCCCAAGATTACCGTGGCAGAGCACCACCCTTCGTCGACAATCTGCCAAATTGGCAGAATCGATCGCTTCAGCAATGCTTCAAGCGGGTGAGGACGCCTTGAATGGCTTCCGTAACTTGATGCAGGGAGGATTACCTGCAGGGGGGATTGATACCCAATATGAGCTCACTGGGGCCGACACTCTTGAAAAAGTAGTGCAGGCCTTCACCAAGTTGGATGAAGATGGTGAGGTGACGGTTAGAGGGGCACAGACGTTTGCTTTTGGCTACCGAGATACCAGTCTACGCCTAAATGTCTTGGCAGGGATAGAGTACGTCAAAGTCTACTCTTTGGGCGGTTCTCCAGTGGATTGGATCTCGGTTGTACCTTTGAGGGACATCATTCCCTGGTCTGGTCAGATCATCTACGACATGTTGGATAAGATCCAGGCCTTGTTGGACGCTTTCAGTGGTGTGATGGCTGAAATCAAGGCCTATATCGATCAATTGGAGCGAAAGATAGCTGCTTTGGAGCGGTTCATTGAATTTTTGATCAACATCCTTGACTTTATCGCTCAATTGAAGATTGGGGCCTACGTGCTAAGTGTGCCTGAGCTGACGGGTTCGGCTCAATCGTGGATCAATGCTATCGATACGGCTGGTGGGACCAAGCCTCCAAGCGGTCCTGGAGGCTATTCGGCTGGAGTGGGGTTAGCCTATGTGGGCACCGACATCACAGCTTTCAAGGCAGCTTTCTCGATAATCTTTGGGTGAGGGGTTTCCTCCATACTTCTCTTTTGAAGGGCCTTAGGTGCCTTCAATAAGATGTAGAGGAAACCTTCATGAGTTTCGAGTTCCTAGGCACATTCAACCGCAGTCAATTTGAGCGCTTTCTTGCTTTTGCAAGATCTCAGGTTGGGTTAGCCAATGAACGAATCCTACACCTTCAGGCCGAGGCAGATAGGATCGGAACCATTACGTTTCGTTACAGTAATGGCGTTCCTCAGGGCTTCTCAGCCGACCCACCTGCTTCCTACTTGGGAAAACTCCTTCAGGCCTACGAGGTACTGGGAGGCAACCCCTTCGTAGACTTGAGGGTGAGACTTCGAACTGACCCTATCTATTTGATTCGTGGGACTGAGGTTGACAGCCCCCAATACATGAGCAATGGGGAGGTGATTGGGGCCAAGGGGTTGTCAGACAGCCCGACCGCAGAGTTGATGCGCCAGGCTCAGAGTTGGGTTGATGGTACGCTACAGGCTCGATTTGGCAATCTGGAACGTAAAATTCGTCGAGCGGTCGACTACTCAGACCAATTGCAGCTAGAGATAGCCAATCTCAAGACCATTCAGCTAGCTGCCACTGTGGTTGGTAGCCTGGAGTACATCGCCTCTCAGATCAACCAATTTTTGGTCGATCAGAACTATCGAGCCGTTTTTGACGACAATGGGGGAGACCGATTTGGTTTCAATGTCTACGCCCCCTTCAGCAGCTATGACGTGTTGAACGGTCAGGCCACTTCAGCACAACGTCAGAATTCAGGCTTTGTGGGTCCAGGAGGTAGTGGGACATGAGTTATGATCGCCGTATCGACAAAATTTGCCCACACATGGTCCGTGAAGAGGCCCTGTATCTAAATCCTGATCGCAGAACTGTACGCCCATTACGTCCAATTGCGGCGGCGGTATCGGTCAAAGTCCGTTCCAACGGTCTAGACCTGATCCCTTCGCAAGGGGTCTATCTCCCTGCCCAATCCACTACCTTGAAGTCTAGTCCCTTTACGATCCAGGGAGGGGTTAATGATCAATTGGTGATTCGCATTGATGACTTGCAGGATCAGACGGTATCGATCCCTTCTGGAAACAAACTCTCGGTCACTCAGATCGTTAATGTGGTAAACCGTCAGATTAGGGGCGCCTCCTTTACGGTTACCCCTAAGAATCAGCTTCGCCTGGTGACGGCTTCTCAAGGTCCTAGCAGTAAGATTTTCATCAATACTGCGGGCAGCACAGCAGCCGCCACGTTGGGTTATGCGACCAACAGGGGGTGGATTGGTCGAACCACTACTCCTGGCTGGTCGCTAATTAACGATCCCAACACCTTGAGCGACCGGCCTACCAGGCTGATCGTTTTCGACGAACCTTTGAAGGGTTACAGCGATTACGTAGAAATCGACTACACAACCGTCCGAGAAGAATGCCGTCGATGTGGTGGATTGGGAGTGGAGAACGACTGGTCCTATGATGGCCGAGGTAAAATCGTCAAGGCTGAGAATGAGACTCTTCTGATCCAGGAGATGCTCAAAGCTACCTACACCATCCAAGGATCTAACCCGTTTTTCCCCTTGTATGGGACCAACATCGTCAATTCAATAGGTACCAAATTGGCGTCGGGTGGGGTGACTCAAAATCTGATCTTGTCAGAGGTCTACAACGCTTTTCAACGCTGGCAACAGATCAAGCGTGAGCAAGAAGAGAAGGTCGGACAGGTAGTGACAGATGAGGAGTACCCTTTCCGTATCTTGGAGGTCATTCTTCAGCCTAGTGAGCAAGATGAGACGATCGTCTTTCTCAATGCTACCATTCAGAGTCGCTCCAGTAAACCGATTCAGATCGATCGTGGGATTCGTGTCCCAGGTCCTGTAAATCTGTTGGGTTCCTCTCAGCAGGCGGAAATGTTTCAGCAACCCATCCCTAACAACAAGCTATTCGGCGGATAACTATGGCAACAGCACCACAAATAGCCCTACGCGATGGGGTTGGGTTTACTCAGAACTTGGTCCTGACTACCAATCTGGAGTTCATCACCATCACTGGTACGGTGGACATCAACACGGTTGATATTCAGGTCTCAATCAACGGGGCAGCCTTCGTCTCTGATTCCAGTTTGGTTGGCCTGAATGGCTCTGTCTTCACGATCCCCAATCCAGCTTCTTATCCTGACGGTTTGCCGCTAGATTTGGGGCTAAACACCGTCGCCATTCGAGCCATCGATATCGTGGGTGGGGTGAGCCCTGTCTCGTTGGCTTCTATCACGAGAGTCACTCAAATCAGTGGTGTGGACGCCCTGATTCCAACGGGCATTCGGGTGAACCGTAAACGAGACTCTGTCGATATCTTGGCCAACATCCCAGTATCGACTAGCGGAGAATTTCAGTTCATAGGCTTCAACTTCTACGCTTCTTCCAGTCCTGGCGGTACGACAGGGTACTTCAAAATCAACACCACACCCGTTACCAATCAGGCTACTCAGTATCAAGAAGATCTGATCGATGTGTCGGACGCCAATGTGGTGTTCCCTGTACAGAAGTCGGTGACGGTCAATGTGTCGACCCAAGACATCGACGGAAATTCCACCCCCATCTATACAAAAACTACCGACACCTTCGGCTTTACGGGGGATCTTAAGTTCGTTAGTTCGGTTCAGAGTCGTAGTCTCGTACAGTTCATTTACCTGAATCACGTTCGTTCATCTGGCCCGAATGCAGACCAATTCATCGATGTCGATTCAACAGCTCCGCTCTATTACGTTGTAACTGGAGTTTTCTATGATTCCAGTCTGGATCAAGAGTTGGAGACTCCTTACAGCCAAGAGATCCTTGGTACCCCGCTGATCATCGACACCTCGATCAAAGATCTGCCGGGTAGAACACAATTCCAAATCCTACTTGACTACGTGGGTGCCGTACAGGCGGCTGATTCCCTCATTTCCTTGATCCCAGGGTCTACCACTAGAGATGTGTCGATCAATCCGTTCGCCAGCGAAGCAGATCGAATCTGGTTCATCATCGATTTTGTCCACAAATCCTCTAGCTTCCTGACTCTTTTGCAGATTGACGACACCAACAATGATGGGGTGTCAGACCCAGTAGCTGGCAGTCACTACAAGCAGGCTCTGAGATCCGCTCTAGGTCTTCAGACCGATACTTCAGTTCAACAGCTGATCGACACTCAGTTCGACAAGCTGGCCAACAATTTCATGAAGCCCAGGTTGCCAGGGCGACCTGCTGTCGGTCAAGTGGTCTTCTATACTACCATCAAGCCGATCCTTGACGTCAATATCGCATCTGGGACTATCGTTTCAACTGATGCTGATGCTGCGAACGGCATCCCTTCCATCCGCTATTTGGTGGGAGGCACCTACACCCTACCTGCCGCTCAAGCGGACGCCTTCTACAACTTTAGCACGAGGCGCTATGAGATAACGGTAGACATCACGGCTGAAACGATTGGTGATGAGGGTAACCGTCCCGCGGGAGAAATCACAAATGTGTCCTCCTCTGTAGGGGGTATGCAGGTAACCAATACTGAAGCGACAGTCTTCGGTACCGATCGGGAAAGCAATGCCGACCTGGCCGCCAGAGCAATGTTGGGTTTCGTGTCGGTTGATACTGGAACCGAGGGAGGATACACCGCCACTGCCGCAGCACAGATTGGTATCGTCAAAAACAAGATCGTCAAATCAGGCGACCCTCTGATGATGCGAGATTATGACGAGGTACGGCACAAGCACATTGGGGGTAAGGTCGATGTATGGGTGCAGGGCTTGAGAGAACGCACAGTAGTGGAACGTTTCGCCTTCTCCTTCGACACGGCCCTCGACATCTACTGCCAGAT